CAGAAGTGCCAATGGCAAAACGCTTGAACACATAGCTTGTGAACACACTCAAGCCCACAGAACCATCATACGTGAACTTGATGAAAAAAATCTTCTGCAAAGCCACGTCCGACTTGTAAGGCAAGACAGTGAACGTGACACTTGCCGAACCCTTGGCAACAGCCGAAGCAAGAATAGCCTTCACTGTGACAGACGTACCCTCCTTGCTATAGCCGCTGCCCTCAATAAGCGCACCCTGCGAGTCGAGAGAGCCAATGCCGTCAACAGCCACCATAAGACGGTAGTAGTTGCGCCTGTCTTTCTCAGAGACAGCCGCAAGGCCAAGCCGTTCCGCCTCCTTAGACCATGCCGCATCAGAGAAATCGTCAATATAAATCATAGGCGAATCGCCCCTGTGCACATACACCGCAGTTTGTACCAACGCTCTGCCAGTCTCGTCAAACAGCTGCAAGCCGCCATCAGCATCCACATTGACCGTAGCGGAAGAAGAAGTGAGGTCTACCTGATAATTCGTGGAAGCCAGCAAGCCCTCAGTGTCGGACAGCTGAGAGATGTCGATATGCTGAAGAAATCCGTAGAAATAGACATTGCTCAAGAAAGCGGAATAGTTGCTGAGAGCGACTTTGCCGCCAGTCTTCACATCGTCAACATACATGTCGGTAGTGTCGCCAAGATGCATGCCAACGTTGTAAGGGAAAGCAATGTCCCATTTAGATTTCTTGTATCTCACGAAGACATAGCGTTTGCCATCAAGCACCTCGATGCGGTACTTGCTCTCATCGTTGTAAGAAACGCCATCGTCCTCGACATACGCATTATTCTTGTCACGAAGGTGCATGAACGTGCCACCATTCATGTTGACAAGATAACGCTGGAACTTCGTTGTCTTGTACCAAGAGCGAGTGCGCTCGTTGCTCATAAAGTCAAGTTCGTCGGGGAACATGAAATTGTCGCCATTGACCTGTTCGGACGAGAGACGACCAGGCACGCTGTCAAGAGTTATGTCGTGGCCATACGCCACCACCGTCATGGATTCGGCCACATGTCCATGCGCCGAGCCATCAAGAAGTCGGTAGCCGACATGACAGCGGCCATTAGTGTAGGAGACACCATCAGCAACATAGTCCTCCACCTCCGTAATCATGAAAAGCACCTTGCAGAAGCCAGCCACAGACGTGCCAGAATCGTCATTCTTAGCATCGCCATCGGAAGCATTGAGACGGCTGTCTTCCCCCTCGAAATGCCACACACCCATGCAGATGTCTCCCTTGGCGAACGAGCCAATCTCCCCACGCTCAAGTTTGATGTCAAAGAAATCGCAGCCATCATCGCCAACCCCCACGCTCTTGATGACGCCACAACCAGGCGCATTCCATGAAGTGCCGCTGCTGACCGTAACCTTGTTGAAATCGAGCATAGGCACACGCAGGAACGAGCGGAGAACAAGAGATTCAAACTCCCCCTCGCCCATGCCATTGAGCGACCACCGCTGTCCTGTGATGATGTCGGGCGTGAAGACGGCATGCCGCATGCCACCCTCCGCATCAATGAAGACCTTGCCATTCAAGGACAAGTCGTTGGAGAAATGCGCAGACACCGCATCAGCAACGACTCTCTTAGCAACATCAATGATGTCTTTAGCATAAAGCACCTTGTCATCGTTAGAGCTTTCAATAACAGGTGTCAAGACCTTATCAGACGAAGACACAGGGCCAGTGGCGGAAACAGCACCCCCAGAAGATATGTCGCCAACCGACACAAGAGAGCCAACGCCAAGCGCATGAGGCGTGGCATCAGGCGCGTATTTACACAGATATTTATCTTGAAGAAATTTAGGAACAACCAGTTCGCTCTCCGAATCAACAGGAGAGTCGGCCGTCGCAATGCCAGTGACAGTTTTATTCTGCCCCTCGAACGTCAGAGATCCATTTTTCAATATAGTAACAGAATCCGAGAAAAATTTCACGAAAGACGTACCCTCCTTCATAGTGAGGTCCTTCAAAAAAGTAACCTTTTCATTCACCGTTGAATATTGATACCATTCGCTCTCGTTAGGTCTGGCCGCAATAGCTTCGTCGGAAGACAAATAACCAGTAACAACATCTTTCGTCCATTTGCGCGGTTCAGCACCGTTGTCGCCAGAAGAAGAAATAATCCCTTGCAGAAAGACATAATAATACTTCTCAGACCCGACCTGAACAAGTTCGGCATTCTTGCCATAAATATCAATAGGTTCGGAAGGGAACACGAGCAAAGCATAAGACGCATTCAGATTATTGCGCGGGATAGCCGCATAGACATATTTCTCTGAATGCGAATTAAACACCGTAGGCGCAGCCTGCAACGCCCACCGACGATAATTGTGGCCATCGTCATATCCGATAACCCCCTTAACATACACAAGAATCTGAGCGCCGCTAACGCACGAAGCCTGAATATAGTCTGGATTGCCCAGCGCATTCAATTCGACATGAATCGCAGAAGGCGAAATCCAGTAATCTTTCGTAGTTGCATTTATAGCCATATCTTAATATTTTCTATTGCGAATATAGCATAAAAAACAGACATCATACGGACATAAAAAAAGCGACTCCAAGAAAACAGAGTCTCATGGAATCGCAAAAAACATCAATACATATAAATAAAAACCAGCACAAGCAGGCAAAGCCAGCTGCTTCAAAAACGCACGTCAAGCAAGAGAGGCAAATCACAGCAAAGGACTGCCATTAACTCCCAGTTTAGCCTTAAACGTCACAGTAAGCATATCATTTTTAGTCTTATCAATAAAAGTAACCTCTTCATCACTTGCGTTAATCTCGCAAGGAATCCAAACATTATCAATTTTGATCCATACATATTCAGCCATCAGGAACTCATAGAGATACCAACGCAGCCAAGCTTCGTCAAGAGGGTCGGAAGTAAATTGCCATGATTCGGGATTAGGAATCTTTTTGACAGCAGAATGAGAGAATCGGCTAAAAGACTCACGTTGCGTGACGGCATAAGAATTGCTTGTCATAGGCACCGACTGGCTAAAGCTTTGCGGCACACTAATGCTCTCCATCACTCCAAACGAGTTGATAAACCGGAATTCCCTTCTGCAATCAGCTTCAGCCGCAGGCAAGACAAAAACCTTAATACCATCAAAAGCATGCAAACCCACCTCAGTAAGATCAGCCACGACAGCAACAGGATTCGCCATCGCTTCACTCGTCAGCAAATCTTGCGGCGACTCGAACGGCCGCGAATAAACAAGAGATTCGCCCACACAAGCAAGTTGCGGCATAGACACAGGCTTCCGCGACAACCTTTGAACAGACTTAAAGCCAGAAGAAGACATACGCTCCATATCGCTAAATTTGCCAAAGATAGTAGTGAGATATTTATTAAAAGCAGGGAAATAGACAGGTGCAGTAGTATGCACCTCACCATCAAGCATATACTCATCAAACACCTTCAGTTTGAACTTCACCATAGGAAATTGCTCATCTTGCGCAGAATACTTATAAGAATCGCGGAAAGTGCGCAACACAGAAGAAATGTCGGTAGAAATCGTTTTGCCCTCCGTCAACACAGGTTCAAACTGTCTCAGCACCTCAAACTGTCTCAGTTCCTCATCATTGCCCCCACTAATGCCACAAGTGACATCGATCACCACACGATGGAAAGCAGGCGTTCCCCCGACAGAAGAAGGCACGACATCGAACGTAATAGGATTGCCATTCAGGATAGACCCCGACGTCAAAGAAATATTGATTGCCATAATAATAAGAAAAATTTAATTAGAAACTATACACCTCCAAGCCAATCTTGCCGATACCATCAGCAGCAGTAATGTCAGCAGAAACCTTATTGATAAGAAATTTCTTACCATCCAGCGTCCACCATTCCTTCCAATGGTTTTGAATATCGGTAACCTGCGCCACCGAAGCGAGACATTCGATATAATATTTCTTGCGATTAAGAAGGAAATAAATATAATCGACAAGGAAAGTGTCTACATAACCACGATTTTTCACTTCAGGGTTGCCAATCACCAAAGGCGCATCAGCCCAATCGGGCTGCACCCATGCCCTTGGCTTCAGAGAAAAACGCTCTCCATCGCCATTATGATAGAATCCATTGCCATAGCAATCAATAGAGTCGGTAGTGAGAGCATAATCGCCCGCTTTCGTGCGCCATTTAGAATTGCCGAACCCATCATAATTGAAGTCGTAAGACTCGTGCGTAGAATCAATGCCACCGCCACGCATCACAGCGACCGCCAATCCCCAGTCGTAAGACTGCAAAGGCGAGTTGCCATCATCGGTAGAAGAAGGGTCGTAGCTCTCACGCAAAGAAAGCACCTCAGTGAGATAAAAGTCGGCCACCATAGAAGACATAGAGTTTTTGATATATTGCTTAACAAACTCATGCTCCATATCCTCATCGACCAGCGCCGCCATCTGCGTCTTAGCGTAAGAGCCATTCACCTCACCAAATTCGTAGCCCTCATATTGCCTTCCCACCTCAGAAGGCTGTTTTTCGTTATCGGAAGCACAAGTGCTGCCCGAGATAGCCGACAGAGCCTTGCGGTAATTAGCATCCACCATGCCTACAGGGACGAAAGACGACTTAAATTCTTGAATAAAATCTTCATTCAGAGTGGAGCAATCGCCGAACTCGACCCCCTTAAAAGCAGCCACTTCAAAAAGACGCGGTTCCATATCGTCCGCATTAGTGAAATCCTTATCAATTTTGACACGATACTTATTGCCCGTCTGCAAATCGACATAAACATTCATCTGTCCATTATGCACCTCATGAATAATATCCTTGTATATTTTAGAAGTGACGGTACGCTCCTTCGGATATTCGATATAGTCGTAGTCGGTATTATAGTCCTTAACCTTGTTCTTCACATTATCGCGTTGCTCCTTAGAATCGCTCTCAGCCGAATATCCGACCCTCACACCAGTAATCTTCTCCGTCATAGGTACCATAGACAGCAACTGCGCATGAAACGCGCGCGGTTCATCCTTCTGCTTACGGAACACATCTCTAATAAGATAAGCCGTAACCTTCTTCTGTTCGTAATCGAAGTGGAACTTAATGCCAAACTGCTGTTCGAGCGACTCGATGACATCAGCCACCGACTCAGCAGGGAAATTCAGTCCATTAGCATACATACGGAAGATACTGGCGCTCATAGAAGCCGAAGTGATAGAGCTCTTACAAGTGATGCTCGCCACCTTATCCTCGCCCACGACAGCATATTTCCAATCGCTCTTCACCTGCACCACCTCCATCTCCTTAGACTTCTCACCAGAAAAGCCATCAGACTCCTTCTCCACGACCTGATACGTAACCTCACGATACTTCACCTCCTGCACGCTCTTATCCTTCGGGTTTTCGAGTTTAAGTTGTCCACCACATCCCCGCGAGTCGAGCCACGCATTCACATCATCAAAAAGTTGTTCGGTCTCTTTCTCGCTATTAGCCGTCTTACGGAAAAATCCCTCCTTCACATCCTTCTCAGTCTTAATACCATCAATCACAGCCTGGTCTTTGTCGTTATACAAAGACCCATAATGAAGAGGTTCAATATCGTAAGCACATTTCGTAGTAAAAAAGCACAAACGATTCAAGTCGCCCACAGCCGTAAGCGCCTTATTATCGAACTGCACCCCCAGGTATTCAAAAAGGCAGTCGAGGAAAAAAAGCAAATAGAAACAGATGCCCGACTGCGGGCGGTCGGCATCGAGCACCCATATAGGTCCACGATCCTCATACATCTCCTGTTCGTTAACATTAGCATCGTCCTCCCCCTTACGTTTAGTGGCATATTGCACGATACTATCAGAAGTAGTGCCATCAGCCTCGATGTCGTGATGAGCGTAACATACACGCGCATTGCAAAAAGGCTTAACAGGGTAGGGGTCGCACACGTTGATATAAGAGACAGCCACATCAGGCACCTTCACCTCATTTCCATTCGGATAAGTGTAAATCTTTTTCAGCACAGCCTCATGAAGCGCGCCAGACTCCTTGCATTGAGCAGGATAGGAGAAACCCAAAGCCTGCGGAGAGAAAGTAGACTGCGTAGTATATCCATCGCCCACAGATCCATACTTCTTATTGCCCTTCTTACCCTGATATTTGATAACCACAGAAGTGCTGTATTTAACTCTGACATTCACCTCATCAATCTTCTCACCAATAAGCAGTTGGTCGTGATATTTAGAAGGGATAGGCACCTCATTGCACTTCAAGTCGCCAATAAGGTCATCGAAAGATTGAGAGCTCGCATCGATATTGAGAGAAAGAGAGCCATCCAGTTGTTCATCCTCTTGAATGACCGCAGGGCCAGACGCAATAGACACGCCATCAGCAACAATCTGCATAGGAGTATGCTCAAACGTCATAGCCCGGATGTCGGAGCTAACATCATCGACATTCTTCAGGAAATGCCTATTACCCTCAATTGGAAGTTCGATAGGATAAGAAAACATATCCACATCGTTAAAAAGAGGATTATTCAGTTCGACACTGATAGAAGCGTCCTTCTTTAAAGAAAGCGGCTTGCCGTTGGCAAGAATTGTCAGTTTGCTATTCACGTTATAAAAGTGTTACGTTATCAATAAAGCGCAACGAACTGAGCGTTGCCGTATAAAGAGATATTAGAATCGGAGCGAGCAAACACCTTAGTGTTGCCGTAAGCTTCAATCTTGAGATAGTCGTATGCAAGAATATCCCCCCCATGCGCCTCACACCTCACGCATCCGCTAAGCGCAGCATCCGTAGACGTGCACAAGCGAGAAAAGTCGTAAGCCACGACACGTCCCTTGCTCGCATGTCCATAAGAATGGCCAAAAAGATGGATGACGCAATCATCATTCTTCTCGCTATAGACTTGCGCATGGTCGCGCGCACACACATGCGCCCTTCCAAGCACAAAGCACTTAGCATAGTCGTAGACATTGACATCATAGTCGAAGTCGGTCACGATAACCATCACAAACTCAGGCGCAACCGCAGGGCACTCATTAACATAAATGCCAGCCGCATTCATATCCTCCTTCAGTTCGGGATAGAAAGCAGGCAGTTTTTCATTGATAATATCAGCATACTTGCTCTCAACAAGGTCATCCCAATTATCACGCCACACAGCCATCAGTTGACCAACATTCTCCGCCGCAAGCATAGCACGATAGCCATTGGCGCAAGCATGACGGTCATGGCAAGCGGCATTGCAAGCAGTCTTAAAAGATTCAAAAGCAGTCATAATCGTCACAGTCGGTCATTTCAGTTTTTGTTCACGATTCTCGAACTCCGCCTTCGTATTCAAGAGCACCGCTTCGAAGCCATGCAATTCATCCTCGCTCACGATGTCGGAATAAGACTCACGCAGCAGAGCTATACGAGACTCAAGACCCTTCAGTCGCGCCATAGTAGCCGGCTTATCCTTACGCATGATATATTTGATGATAGCATTAGCCTCCGCCTTATGCTTCGCCTTACGGTCACGTTCGGCCTTCACTTCGGGACGGTCGGCCGCAATACGTTCAGCCACCCAGTCGGCGAAATGTCCGTCACGCTGCATAGCCTTTTCGTAGAAAGGACGGAACATAGTGCGCAGATTCTGCGTAGGTACATTGCAAAACTTCTCGACATTAGAAATATATTCAGGGTCGCCCGTTTTAGGAGACAACCGCAGATAGACCTCACCAATTTCGCGATCCACCGCCAAATAAATCTTAGGCAGAATGTCGCTTTCAATCTTCACTGCCCTTGAAGCGAGAACGGCAATCTCATCTTCGCTATAAAGAGCTGTAGAGTTGCCCTGTTCAGCACATTTCTCATTAGCTTCAGCCATAGTCTTAGCCTGTTCAGCCTTAGAAGCCATCTCGTTACGCAAAGCGCGCACATTGTTCACCTGTTCTTGCAATGAAGGCGAGAGGAACGGCCGCAGCTGAATAAGGTTAGGCATAGACGCAGCGATAGATTCTCCATTAGGGTTAGCCACGATGCCCCCATAAGTGAGCGGCTGCAAAGAGAAATCGGGTTGCACATCAGGGAAAAGACCTTTTCGCACCTCATCCAGAGCCTTAGCCTTTTGCGCTTCAGCATAAGCACGCTGTTCCTCAAGCGAAGGACGCCCGACATGCCTCTTAGCCGAAGCATCCGCAACAGGGGCAGATTGGAGATAAGTGAGCATAAGTCGCACACGCCTGTGGTAGTCGCGAAAACGTCGGCACTCCTTGACAAAAGCCGTTGCATTAGGGCAGGCATCCAGAATATCCAATCCGCGCTCAAAAGCCTTGCGCTGTTCGGAAGACAGCACACGCGCAGAAATGGCAGGTGTTAAAATGTGAATAATATCTTCCATAAACATCAGAATTTAATACAGCAACGGTGAGACAAAAATCTTGCTACCAGGCATATTATTTTTGAATCCTTGCTGATTGTCATTTTCAGAAAGAGGAACCTTCGCATTAGAAGATGAATCCTCAACATCATCTTTATCAACAGCCTTTCGCTTTTCAATAAGACTTAGCAATGAGGCGCGCAAAGCGACCGCTTCGTTATGAGCAGCAGCACGTCTGGCCTTATCGACAGGGAGAACAGTGGTACGCTCTTCCAGGAGAGCCACCATAAGACGACGAACCTTGCGCAAGAGAGGAATATCTTCGGGATAAGAGGTAGTAAGAAGGTGCTGCACCATGTCCTCGCCAATAGTCTCGCAGATATATTCGTCTTGAATAAAGTGGAGGTCGGGCAGGAGACGGATAAACTTCTCACGGCTCTCGTAGATGTCGAGATAATGCTGAAGGTCGGCACAGGTGGCAATGAGCAAATCATGGTGAAAGTAGTAGTAGGAGCTCTCTTTCCATAGATTCGTGATTTCCTCAATCTCGGTCGTTTGTACGCTTTCGTCAGATTTCGGTACGTTATCATCAGATTTCGGTACGTTATCATCAGATTTCGGTACGTCAGAAGTCTGATTCTTGACACAATCCCTTGCCCAACCTTCGAGCATCACAAGCATTTGGTTGAGCGACACCATAGCCTCACGCTTATAGCCCTGCACCCCCTTGTCGAGCAGGTCTTTGGATGCCGTGCCGTAGTCTTCGCTTGAAGCCACGTTGATGCCCGTGCCGTTGATGGAGAGAGCTTGTGTATAGGCAAAACGCGCCATAGCGTCGTATGCCACCATACGCTGCGCCCAGAGCAGGAGTTGCATCCATGGATGTTGCGCATATTCGCCATTGCATACCGATGCGTAAAAGTAGGTAGGGGCAATATCCGTATAATACTCGCACAGTCGGCTGTAGAGTTTTTCGCCTAACTTGTCGCGGAGAAAGTCTTTCTCGCTATTGTCGAGAATGCCTTGAAGAGAGTTAATCTCGTCAATGGCGTTGCTTGGAATGTGGAGCCGAAGCTCCTGAGTGGATGAAATGATCATAACTACGATTTTTGAATTTTGAATTTTGAATTGTCAGAACAGCGTGAGCTGCGCTTGCTCCAACTTGATGCGCTTGCAAGCCTTGTCATAATACTCCTTGTTGAGCTCAAAGCCGATGAAGTTGCGCTTCTCGCGGATGGCTGCAATGGCGGTGGTGCCGCTGCCCATACAGTTGTCTAATATGGTGTCGCCCTCGTTTGAGTAGGTGCGGATGAGATACTGAATAAGAGCGACGGGCTTTTGAGTGGGGTGGAAGATTTTTGTGTCACTATTAAAGCGCAATACTTGTCGGGGATAGTTAGTGAACTCTTGAACATAGATTGCTCCTTCTGTTCTCAAACTCCCTTTTCCTTTTGACTTTTCTATATCGCCTCTCACTGTTGCCCCCCCCACAGAGCAACCGTTTTTCTTAACTCGATTTACTCTTATCAAGCCTTGCGGATTATAAAAAGGAGCTTTGTTTCCGAACACCAAGACATCCTCAAAACATCTTAGAGGTTGCTTCTTTACATTTGCAAATCCAGTAACCGTATTCTTTTCCCAAATCCATTGATGGCGATACATTTTTGTATTCGACATTACGAGCTGAGAAGTAAAAGGCTGCGTGCAAGTAAGAACGATTGCTCCATGTGGCTTTATCACTCTGTTGTATTCTGCCCAAAGATTAGGCAACGGAATTACGCTATCCCAAGCACAAGCAGTCGTACCATACGGCAAATCGCACACAATGCAATCCACGCTTCCGTCGGGAATCCTTTTCATTCCTTCGAGGCAGTCTTCATTATATATCTTATTCAGCTCTATCATAGTCTATAAATCCTTTTGTTATGATTATTCCTGCTTCGCCACCCCCGTCTTCGAGTTATCCAGTGTGGTGAGCACCTCGCGGTCAATCTGCCACACCAGATGCGGGTCCCACTTGTTGACCCGCGAGATCACTTCGAGCGGTCGAATCATAAGTTGCTGAAGCGGAGCGAACTGAATCTGCTTCACGAGGAAACGCTCACGAAGGTCAGTGCCACCCGAAGAAGAAGCATCGCCAGGCGTATTGCCGATAAGCTTTGAGTCGAGCCCCATAGCGAAGAAGATGATGGAAGATATTTCTTGAAGTTCGGTCTTTTCGGCCTGAGCCTGTGAGTTAGCCTTACTCTCAATCTCCACAATCTCCCAAGCCTTGTGCTCCTTACCGTCCAATCCAGTGAACACAGCAGAGATAAGCGCCTGTCCCGCATTGTCGGGGTTTGAAAGCCAAGAGTTGATGTCGGCGAACACCTCCTGCTGAAGCTGCTCCATCGTCTTTTTCTTATGCTCGCCCTGCTGATTGTAGAGCTGCTTGAGGTATTCCTGATGAATGTATATCACGCGACCAATGATGTTAGAGTTGCGCTTACGAGTGAGACGATCGTCTACTATGGTAAAAGCATACTCAAAGATACTACCCGCAAAAATAGAATGCCAGAGCGCATCAGCATAATATGGACCGCCGAAATCGCGAGGTGACATAATGAAACGCGTAGGACGCTTCTTGCGGCTCACACGCTGCTGACGAGCCTCTCGCACACACCTGTCGAGGTCTTTCACAGCAGAGTCGGCAGCGAGATAAGGCACCGCTGCAATGCGCATATCCTCTGGTTTGAGAGAAGTAGGCATCTGTGATGAGTCGAGCCACTGGTTGGAAGTGTAGGCATAGTTGATGCGATATTGGTCGTCCATTCGCTCGAGGCGAGTAGTGAAGACGCTGCGGTGCTTCAGACCGATAACCTTCGGTTGCCACTGCGAGGTAGGCACAGAATGTCCGTCGTTGTCGAGCTGGCGCTGATTAAGTTGGATTTCGCAGAAGCATTGCGACATGAGAGCCATATCGCCAGCCATATCGAGGTAAGTCTTGTGCAAGTCGTTATTGTCAATAAACTCTTGAAGTTCCTTGTTAGTGCGTTCCCATTCGGCAAGATCAGCTTTGAGCGACTTCATCTCTTCGCTATCCGCCCCCTCCCCATTCGAACGTGTGAGTTGGTCATTTGGGTGTGATGTTTGTTCTCCCGAATTTAAAAGTTGCTTATTATTAGTCTTGAGGTCGGCAATCTGCCCCCGTAGCAGGACGCCCGCCGTAGCAAAAGGGATGCACTTCTCAGTGATGTTTCCACCAACATACTGTGTGTAGTGGTATTTAGGTGAAGGGCCGCGACCTACGAGAATCTTCTTGACAAATTCGATGCCAGCCGCAGGGAAAGGAGACATCTTAGAGAGCAGATACACAATGTTGGGCAGGCGGTTGCCCAATCCCCATTCCATAAAACCCAAACCAGGAGTACCCACATTCTGCGGCACGGCTTTGTTCTCGCCACCGCTTGAACCAAACACGGCGGAAATTTCGCGTCGGGCATCAGTCGTTCCAGAAGTGCTTTGTGCCGATGAAGTGAGTAAGGTGTGGGCATATTCAGCCCATGAGAACGTGCGGTTGCTGTTGGAGTTGGACCTGGAGAACGCAGCAGGGCGCACAGCCACGTAGCCTTGCGCTTCGAGCTCCGCACTATGTTTTTGGAGCTCATTGATATTAGATACTGAAGTCATCTGAGTGCTATTGAGAATTGTATAGTGTTTTATATCACAAATATAGAGAAAAGAACTCGCTTGGAGCGGACATTACCATGCGGTAAAAAGGGAAAACGCACAGCACAGCAGCAGGGAAATCAAAAAATCTTTCCAACATTATGAATATTGGAAAGATTTGGAAAAGAAATACTTGCTTATCATACTCGATCAAGATGATTGTGTGCTGTACGTGCTCGTAGTGGCGAGCGGACATGGAATGTCCGAGACACCTAACGGAGAAAGGGCGAGGCATGGAACGAGGGGGAGTGTCATTGCTTGGGGAATACACGCGGCGGCTCTGCTCGAACATCCGGTCATAGGGCGGTGCCTGCATCAAGCCGACTACGAGGGTGCGTGCGGGGTCAGTCATTGACGTTCTTGCGCTCTTGCGCTTTCTTGTCTTCCGTGTTGTCATAACGACACGCACAAAGCACATACTTCTTGCTGAATACATCCACCTTGACAATGTGTCGGCACTTACAGCATTTGTCTGAGCCAACCTTTACCGGATTTTCATTGGGCGCTAAGAGTTGGTAGGGGCAAACAAAGCCAATCTCCACGAACTCCGAATAGTCAAAACGTGATATGCACTTAACCAATTCTTCTTTTTGCCACTCACACTTATCAACACGCCTTTGGGCTTCATTGTATTCCGTCTGAATCTGGTTACACTGTTGTTTCAGATGCTCGTTGTCTTTCGCCAGCTTATCGCAACGGTCGCGCATCTGCATCATTTCGCTGAGCGTCTGCCTTGCAGGATCATCCTTGCGCTTCTCTCGTCCGTTCAACTGACGTACCGCTTCGTTGTATTCGTCCATAAGCTCATGCACACGCTGTTCTAACTCCACGTTCTCTGCCTTCAGGTCGGCGATGATGTAGGCAAGTGCCTCCATGCGGTTGTTCTTTTCTTCTGTTTTCATTGTCTCTATTGTTTCATGGTTTGTTTAATTGCTCTAAGAATTTGATACCTTGCAGATGCGCCGCCACTTGTGCTTGCGCTCTCACATCATCGGTACACGCTTTCAACACCGATAGGAAATGCTGTGCTTCCTCCTTGTTGGCATATCGCAAAAACAAAGTAAAAGTATCAGTGTACATGGGTTGCAAACTCAATGTATTGAAGTCGTATAGTTTTTCATACGTTCCATACACCGCTTGTTTCACTTTTATGGTCCATTCTCCCGAAACATTGATGCCATCGTATAGTACGATGAACTTAGTCACCTGGCCACACTCGTATTTATATTCCATCGTGACTACCTCATTCTCTTTGAAGCGCAAGAAACGCCATGTGCGGCAAATATGCGTGGGGAATATTTGATACTTCTCATCATCATCACACTCATGGTTAGCCAAATGGCCGTTGTCACGGAAAAGCAATGTGTCGGGAAGTTCGGGACCGTGGTTTTCTGGAAGTACTACGACAATGCCCGAATCATTAACCTCCCATACCTTGACATATCCGCACAAAGGCGAATAAAGGATTGTGCCTTGCGGCAAACTGCGCAGAAAGTCTGCGAGAGTGGTTCTTTGTTTCATAATCGCTCTATAAATTTTAATTGTCCCAAAATATATCCAAGTCTCCGCCATGTAGACCGCCTCTATATCCCTTGCATTTCAATACGGGAAGCATGTCGCAGATGTCGGGAAGTTCTTCCGCAACAATTTTTGCCGGAATGTGAATTTCCGTAGAACCTATTTCACACGCACGGCAAACATAAGCATCCAACAGATCGAAAGCGTCGGCATACTTCTTCTCTTTTTTGTCCAAGCTTTTGTTCAGAGCTTCTTGTGCTGTAATCATAGTCGTTGTCTTATTCGTCATACGGAAGTGTCGTACCGACGAGATGCTTGGTCTTGTCGTTGTATGGAACACAATAAGTATAATACTTCCCACAAATTGTAGCATACCTATGCTCCTTGGAATCTTTGTATTCCTTAAAGAAAAAGCCCGGAAACCAAGTGTCATTTTCGCTCGCTCCTTTTACCAATACCTTGTCGAACAGCTCAAACTTGTGCGATTCCTCTTCAGGCTCGTTGTCTGCTATCTGCCGTTTTTCATTAACAATCACCTTCGCCTTGCCGTCCCACCGCTTGCCTTCTCCATGCAAAGCATTCACGAGCATGGCTTTCTCGTCGCCATTGGCGAAACGCAAGGTAATGTTCTTCACGCTATCATTGCTGTCGCGCAAATCGTGGATCTGATTTATGCAAGGTGTGTCGCTTTCTCCAGTGTTAAGATCTGCGAAACAGTGCATACGGTTATGCTGCAAGTCGTAGCAGTCGAATATGCACACATACTTATGCACTTTAAGCGAGTCGGTGTACGACACCTCCATAACCACGAAATCGCCTTGCTCGAATTTCGGGTACAACTTATAGGTGTAGCGGTTGATGGGCGCACAGAACTTTTTTTCTATCTGCCCAAAAATTTCCTTTTTCAACGCAAAAAAATGACGGTTAAAATAATCCCTTGTCGGAATTTCCACCGCTCCGCAAACTGGTGAATACAGCAATGTTCCAGCTGGCTCATTGCGCAGAATGTCGGCAATGTTGATTTCTTCTTTCATAATTGCTCTATAAATTTTTATTTTTTAAGAATTTCTAAGGTCAACCATTTCTGTAACTCTTTGTCCGCCTCAATGGAATGGCAAGTGTGTATGCGCCCCATGCCGTAACCGTTCAGAGGCTTGGTAAGAGGTGCAAAGGTTCATTTATCACGCACATCTTTATAATGCTATTGTGGTCATTCAAATTCATACACTATGTGGGGGGTGGTGTTGCCAAGTCCGTCACGAGGGTCGGCGATGCCATGAGAGACCATTGTGGTCACGGTGTTGGCAATCTGCTTGCGCGGTCGGTACTTGACGAGACCCTTGCCATCCTGGCCGGAACGCACCCAGCCGATGTAATACTTGCTTATCATATTATGCTCGATTAAGATGATGGTGGGAGGGAGGTGTGTGGAGGGGAGGGTGGGGCGACTGTTGGGGAGGGCGGACATGGAATGTCCGAGACACCGAACGGAGAAAGGGAGGGGAGACCAATGTGATGCTTGCTATTCATACTCGATTAAGATGACTGTGTGCTGTCCATGATTGTCATGGAGCCCTGCCCAATCCCAGTATTTGGTGGTAAGTGCGGTGGAGTACCCCCGACGTGGGGAGATCTGTGATGTGCGTTGCACGAAAGGAATTTGGTTAATCATAATCGGGATTGAAAAATATACCATTAACACCCTCAATATTGATGGTGTTTTCGTTACAGTCAAAATCAACGTCCGCAAGCTCGTCGCCATTGACTGTTACTTCCAATTCGCCATGTTCTTTACGCAAAAGTTCAAGGCGGTTTATAAGTTCGTTTATATTCATATTCTTTTCTTAAAAATATTCAACATATACCATGTTGTCTTTACCTACTGAGGTGAGGGTGTTGGTTGTACCTCCCCGTTTATCTCCATGCGCTGAATGTTAGGACAATCATCACCATTCAAAGGGCGGCCACGGAAGGCTGCAATTCTTATTCGTAGCATATTGCTATCAGATTGTCTGTAGTGAGAAATGTGCCTATACATTGCATTATGCAACCTTGCCGCAGATGCCATTCCTTATCACGAAAGTCGTTAGTGCCTGTATGACGTCGAACGGCTTTTGCGTGTTCGGTTCGAGATTCGTGTATCAGATGAATGTTACGCATAGGAGGTTGTCTTTGGTTACTGTGCTGATGGTGTTGCACCATGGCCATGGACTTGGACGATGCAGCTTGTCTTGATACTTGCATCCACCCAAGTCGCCATGCTCGCGACGGTAAGCTTTGGCTTTTTCAGTGCGGTAGTGGATGAAGACGGATTTTTCAATCATACTCAATCAATATCTTTGGTTTATCCACATCGTGACCCTTACCTCCCCCGGCTATGCACAAGGCTATGCCGTGGGCGAAACGATGATGCCATTCTGTGAAGGGCTATAAGAGCCAAGGACTATGGGACGAGGGGCATTCAGCAAAAAGCGAGAGTTATTGTTAGGCATATACTACTATTACTCCTGTCCTTGGGAAATGAGCGAGCGACATAAGATGTTGCACGCACAGATTCTCGTATCGGGTGTTGAGCGTTACTGCCACACCGTCCATACAGACATTCAAAGGTTGTTGTTTAATCATATTCAATTAAAAATTTTGGACATAATGTAACATCAGCCACTCTTGTGATAATGCAAGGACTACAGCCGCGTGATGAATAAACACGGTGAGCATAGTCGAAAACGCTCCCAGAAGAAGGGACAAGACGACCGACACAGATACTTTTACCCTCCCCTGTTAAGGAATCTTTACGCAACATGGTTTTGTTCATAATTCTACTGCAACAAAAAAAACGTCACTACAATCGGTGCGTGACATGATGGTTATAGCCACTCCATGGAACACACCATTGAAACGCTCAGCACTGAACATGGAAGCAGGGCAAGTGAGTAATCGCCCCCTTAATCATAGCTGCTATGACACAAATCACTCTTTCGGGTGGATTATCAGTTCTCATTTTCTATTCAAACTCATACAATACTACTGTCATTGGATAGTGGGCGAGTGTGAGGATGTTGGTTGGCCCTATGGCCTCGTAGCGTGTGGTTATGGTTGCCGCACAACATCCACCCGTCACATTCACCATTTGTCCGTTACCCCCCATTCAGACGAAATGGGGGAGCGACGTGGGTAAGCTTACACTCCATCCTTCTTCCTTTTCATATTCTCATTGAACAATTCCTCGAAGCCATCGCAAGGGAATGTATGATACTCGCTGAAACTTGCGAAATCACTATTAAACACGTCTCGCTCATTCTCTATACAATAGTTCAGTTCGTCCAATTCCATCTTCCATCCATTGAGAGCGCCCATACGTAACATGAGCCACGTCTTGAGGAACATCGCAGCCTCGTGTGTAGGCGGCAAGTCGAACTGCACGAAGAGAGCGTTGTCGGAGTCGTTAGCTTTGAGGAACTTGTCTACGGCATCGTCTTTGAGGAAATATCGGTTGTCAACCTCTTCTTCGAGCACGTCCTCCAGACGTGTTTCCAAAGGAACAGGCTTCGGCCATTGGTATGGCTCGGCAATATCATTACGCTGAGAAAGAAGGAAGAAACGCTCACGATTTTGCGGCACACCCATATCTTTAGCATTGATAATGCGCCAAGTGTTCTGATAGCCATAACTCTCCACACGCTCAATCCACTTATGCAGAGACGCATAGAAAGTCTCGACCATCTTACCATCCTTGCCCTTCTTGAAAAAATGCGGATAGCCACTAATAATAGCCTTCACATTTTCTTGCAGAAGATATTTAGGTCGAAGAATGCGGATAGCATCCTCCGTAGACCAAAGAATAGCAGAACGCGTGTCGCTGCCCTCGGCAAACCCATGCTGAAGTCCGGCCTGTGAAATCGATTGGCAAGGCGTGGAGTAGGTAAGCAGGTCTATTTCGCCATATTTATCTTTAATCGGTTGCCAGTCGATCTTAGTCATGTCGCCAAGATTGCGGTCGGCATACTCGGGGTAGACAAGATTGTGCATTTGGATGGCATACTTGTCAATCTCCGACCATGCAACCAGTTCGTAATCGAAATCGGCATGATGCTGCTTGATGACATCCAAAGCCATACATTGCGAGTCGTAGCCAGAGCACAAAGTGACTATTTTAATTTTCTTATTCATGTTAAAAAAAGTAAGGTTCTTGACAGAGATTCATTATCGGCTCAGAAAAAAGACAGTTGTCCATTGTCCTGCACCTTATAGGTTGTTCCATCCGCAACAGTTATAGTCTTTTCCTTGGGAGGATAAAACACATTCGCTATTATGGCAACGAGCACGTCTACCACGATAGAGTTTCCTGCCTGCTTGAACTGCTGTGAGGCAGAGATAGCCATATCTTCGGCCTTGCCCTTGCCCTTCCAGTCGGGCAGACGCTCGGCCGCCTCGGCATTGCTGCTCTGCATGATGCCGATAACATTGTCACGAACGCCCATCAGTCGGAAACACTCCTTGGGCGTGAGCTTACGGATAGCATAGCTCTTGATGGTGCGGTCGGTGAAGTTGAGTTTTGTAATCATGATTGTTTGTATAGTTAAAGTTATTTATACTCAATGAGAACTCCAGCATCGGTAGAGTTAGCCTTCAAACATCGGCTCAGACCAACAAGGCATCCACGGTTGAACTTATCGGTCACGCTCGTAAACACCCCCCCCACTTTCGGAATGTGGTAATCTATCTTTATTTCATTCATATTCTTCAATCAAAAAACAATTATTCGGCCATGAGCATATAGTGATGGTCGGACAAACGTCTGTGCCTAATCTACCTCCGTCGTTATTGCCACGAGGATATTGGTAGAGGTTATGGTTAGTCATCAAAAAAGTCGGTTTTTCTTTTCATAATTCTTGTTACTTTATAATTCAACAAACACACACAATAATCCGCTTGCAGCAGTCAGTGTATTCACCAGTTTGCCCCCCCCCAACCGTTCGGCTGCGCCTCAAAGCCGAGGACGGATAGCTGAGGTCGGCTGCACCAGGGCAAGGGCAGTCGGCATATCCCTGTTGGGTGGCTTGGCGTATGCGAAGGAACGTCTCGCCTTTCAGATCCACCAACTGAAGAAACGGTCGGTCGGTGGAGTAGATGCGATAAAGCGAGCCATCGGGATAGCGGCCATACAGTTTGCCGTTCTTGGTGATGGTGCCGCGCTTGTAGTGAGGGTCAGTCATATTCAATCATTATACAATGTGGACATTTGTAGTCGGTGGCTCGAAGGGCGGGCGAGAGGTTGCCCCATCCTCGCCATTCGAGCCGATGGCTAACTGGATGCACGGAAATGTAGATGTGGGTCATTGTTTATCAATATATATATATATATATATCAGAGGTTTAACTTCTTCCATTCGGCATTGTAGAGATATTGCCTATAATCTCGAAATTTGCAAGGTATGGCTGTGATATGGAATCGCTAATGCCAACAGAAATGCCACTCACATGAGATTCAGGAGCTTTGATTGCCACGATGCAAAATGAAGTATATTGATATTGTTAATTCCTATGACCATTTCTCACCACCCACACGCTCAGTCCGATGTTGAGCAGGAGCATGAGGATGATGATGCCCCAATACTGCTTGTTGCTCAGTTCTACCGAGAGATATTTAAAGTCGGAGAAATTCTTGCGTTTCCATTCCTTCTGCACAATCGGTTCGATGTACGAGGCAAAAGCGCAGAGGTCAAGTCTGTGCGATGTAAACCAGTCTCGGCTCTTCACGGCAAGCATGGGCGAGTCGCACCACGAGAAGGCATCGCTCCACATCACGCGGTTACGGCTGTCAAGACCCACGCACACCACAAGCTCGTTCTTGTTGCCACCCTGCCAGTAGGAGCGTTGGCGGTCGGCAATGGATAGCGGCTTGTTGCGATAGAAAAGCAGATAGATGCGAAACTCCTTCTTCGGGCCGTATTGGGCATTAAGCACACGGATGGCTCGCTCCTGACGGGCAGAGAATTTTGCTCCGATGATAGGGCATTGGTCGCGAAGACGTATGTCGGGATAGTCGTATAGTCCGATGCGCCGAGCCTCCTTCTCGCTGATGTTTTCAAACTTAAACACCGATCGCGAAGCCTTCACCTTGTTCTCGTATTCATGTTCACGGGTAACGGGGTAGAGCTGGGCGGTCTGTCCGTTCCACTCATATTCGTAGGCATCGCCATCACGGGTGTAATAGTTGCGGTGCATATCCACAAACACCGAAGCCACCGACAAGCGACGCTTCATAGCCGAAAAGTCTTCATTGGAACAGTTTCGCTCACGTCCCGAATGGTCATAGTAGGTCCAACGTTCGGGATGGTTCTTTGTGGTATAGTAGATTTCGGTGTGAGTATTTCCCTTAGAATCCGTATATGTTACAGTGTTTTCTTCTTGCTCGTTCCACGGCTCGTAATAGCGTATCTTCGTGACGTAGCTGCCCAGGTATTCTGTGTCGCTCGACTCTACTCGTTCAAACGTCCATATCATCGCTGCACCCATAAGGAGCGAGGGGATGATAAGCACGGCGTGCTCCCACCATGTGGTCTGCTTGCGAAAGAAGAGCAGCAACACTGCCGACACGAAAAAGGGGATAAGGAAAACGAATAGTTCCATAAGCCTTTATTGTTTCTTGCCGAACAAGTCCACGTCGTTGTCTTCGCCTTCCGTCATCACTTCCTTAGATCGTGACGAAGAGATAACCTTATACTCGATAGGCATGGTGTTCGACACAAACCATCGGGCAGGGTAGGTGCGAGTAAGCGTTTCGTGTTCACGGATGATGTCGAGCATACGTTCCTGCGAGGTCTGAAACTCGGTGCGCTGTATCTCGATGGCTTGCATAAGGTCGCGGTAGAGCGACACATCAAAGTTGGGATTGCTCTCCTTGATCCACTTCATCATCGTGCCCTGGTCGTTCTGATAGCGTCCTGCAATGAGCTGCGGATAAATCTTCTCGAAGGTGGCCTTATATTCGTCCGTCACCTGTGCCTTCTGCTGAATGATTTTCCACATCTTATCGTGTACGCCCTCAATCTTTCCGCGCTGCGCCTCTGCCTGTTGGCGAAGCGCAATCTCGCGGTTGTTGTAACTGAAGTAGGTGGCTACCAATGAGCCGATAACGATGGCAACCACAAGCAATATGGATGCCGTAATAATGTTTTTTGTTTTCATTGTTTTTTTACCCTATAAATCCGTTAAATGTTTTTTTTGTATTTTATCTCTTTCTTCGTTTCGCCTTACGTCGCTCTTGCAGATTATGCCGCACAAGGGGCGTGATGGCAATTGAGGGCGAACCGTCGGGCATGATGTATTGGATTATCCATTTACACTTGCCTTCAATAAAATTGTCTATATCCTGCAATACGCCCTGAAGAATCTGTGCCTCCGGCTTTTTCTCGCCAGCTTGGGTTTCATATAAATCGCGGATGTATGCCGTATTGACGGTCACGATGTATTGTCTTTCTTTTTTTATGTACATAATCTAATCTATTAGTTCAAAATCGTAAACGAATACATAAGGGTTGTTTACCCAAGTGCCTTTGCCAGATATGTGGTCGATAAGGGAAGCGTAGGCCTCCTGCGGAGTGCGGAACGAAGAATTGGCAAGACCGTGATACCAATACGTCGCGCCTTCAAGTCCTACGTTATCGTCACGCCAAATGCCTTCTTTTAGACAATCTTCTTCGCTGATGTCTTGCAGACGTTCTACGCGGATGCAGGTGATGCGAATATGGTAGGGCATAAGGTCTGCACGGACGAACATCTTGTTATTATATCCTCTCTTGTATTTAAGGAGCTCGCCACAAAGACGGTAAATCTCATTGTCATTCATCAGGTCTGCGTATTTCTGAGCGATGGCTATAGTTTCGCCGAGTTTGTAAGCGGATTGGGCGATAATTATTCCCTCATACAACAGACATGCTCTTCCTTTTTTTACTCCTTCTAAATCCTGCCTAACTGGAATATCGCTCAATCTTCCTACGGGATAGGCTATTCTTCTTGTCTGAGTCTTTCTGCCTTCGAGTACGGCCTGTGTGAGACCGTATTTGTCGTTGAACATAATCTTCTTCATACTCTATATTTTCGTTAATACATTATTACTTTTTCCTTATCTTTTCCATTTCCTCATTCTCCTTCGAGAGTCGCTCCAGATGCTCCAGCACGAGCGAATACGACTGGTTGTTCACTTGGTCTTCGGTGAGCGATACATATTTCTGCATAGTGGCGATGGTAGCGGTGTAAATCTCCAAAGGAGTGGAAGGCCTCTTGTTGTCGAGGTTCTGCACCTTAAATACATGAGGAAAACGACGGCTAAGAGTTTTCATCATGCCAGTCCACCAAAAAAGGACAGGTTGCCACCGATAGTCGGGGAAGTTGGCGAAGAAGTCAGCATTATCGTTGAACTGCCGAATATCGTAGTGGAAATCGACGGTGCGCAAAGAAGTGTTAGAGTCGATGTATGGAATGCGGCGATTAAATGTTGTAGCCAGGAACATATCTCGCGCCCTTTTCACGCTGTCAGCCTGAGCCGCCAGTTGTTCAGGCTTATATGTTCCCATTCTCTTCATCTTCTCCAGATTGTTAGATAGTTGGATATATTGAGCCATAAGGTCGGCGGCGAAGCGATATTGATGCCATGAGAATCCATCCATATCGGGAGCAGGCCCCCCGAAATCGGTTTGTTTGCGAAGCCAGTGTTTTGGATTGCGCAAGCGCAGTGTAGGGTAGGGAAAACGAGTGAGGGAGCATCCTTTATCGGAGTCCATCCAATCGAGGATGCCAGCACCAGCCGCCATGTACTCAGCCGACATCCTATCATCAGTCTTAGCCTTATGAGAGAGCCAATAGTTGATTTGCCAAAGGTATAGCGGAAAGACATTTTCACACTCGTTGGATCTCTTACGTTTAAGTCTGAAACGGTGCGGTCGTTCGGAAGCCATGCGGCACATGTAGCACTGAGCTTCGACAGGCAGTGATGAGTCTGGATATTCCACAATATCCACATCAGCAAGCAAGAAGAAGCATGCAATCTTGACGTTGCGCATATCAAAAGGATGGTATCGAGATGTGCGCTCAATCTGCTCCAACATGACACGAGAAATGATTTCGAGTTGCTCGGTAGAGCACTCATTCCATGAGCGAGGCAGAGTCAAGTCGATTTTAGTAGGGTCAGACACATTCAGCATAATGCTACCATTTAATTGTTTTCCCGGCATTATCTATAAGCATGCCATACATGATAGAGTTGACACGTCTGATCCATCCATTACGGAACATCATTTGATAGGGATGCGCCTTAATGATGTTTTCGATAAATTGCAAGCGTCTCTTTTGCAAGCGAGAGAAAAACAGGCGAGGGTCTTGCGCATTAAGCGCAGTGATAGTCTTTTCGCCCACAATGCCATCAGCCGCCACTCCCAGCATCCTTTGCGGTATGACGATACCGTTTCGGCCGCTTGCCCACACCCAATCGACGAGAGAGTTAGCAATGCTTTGGTCGTGAATATCGTCGGCATGCCATCTATTCCAATAGTTATTGCGCATGATTTGCGTAGCATCATCCGCGGTGATAAGTCTGAGGTCTTTCACATCGATCACACCATCACCATTCTTGTCATATCCTTGCGCTTTCCAAGTGGAAATGGTGACACCACGGTTGGTAGCCCCGCCGCGGTCATTAGGATTATTGACGAATCCACCCTCAAACGACAGGATAAATTGAGCCAAAGGTTTTAATTGAGCCATAATATTCTATGATTTAGCAAAATTCATTTACAAAAGATTAAACCAGGCGACTGATAGATAAAACATGGAAACGTCATAAATCAGAGCTTTGACAAAGTTAGGAAATATATGTGAGACACACAAAGAATTATATATTTATCATGGTCTATCCAAATGTTTTTAACATTTTTCAATGCTATATTATATAAAACTCAAAAAAATACACACAAAAAAGCCACTCAATGAATCTAATGATAGAAACATAAAGTGGCCATATTCAAAAGTAGTCAGTTAGACCAGTTGTCAAGAAAAAATGCCGATGCAAAAAATCACAGCGAAGCATGCAGGGCGTTGTAATCCCAGATTTTGGTACAGTCGTCATCGCAAGGTTGCCAGTCATCGTCGCAGAAATAGAAAGCGTAAGCCGCCTTAATAATCTCATCCTCGCTCATAGACGCACAGAGGTCGGCATACATCGCATTAAACGCCACATATTTATCCCAAGAGTTAACATTGGAATGGAACTTCATGCCCTTAGTGATTTCATCCACCTTGACCCGCGTCCAATGCGCTCCACCCCCAGAAGGCACACCCTCGTCGTCACGCTTTCCGCTATACACAAGGTTATTCACATCATGGTTAGCCATTTTTTCAGAATAGTGCCTACCATAAAGCACCGCATGCTGATTCCTCAAGATATGCCAATAAAGTTTAGGGTCAGACTGCAGAAGCATCATAAGGTCAGCAGAAAGCGTTTCGACAGCCACCCACATCTTCTTTTCCGTAGCCATGCCATTAGCACGCGCCTGTTCGATCATTTGTTTGTAATTCATAAGATCAGATAATTTATTGTTTAACAATAAGGGCAACTGCCCCGAAAATGTGGGATAACAGGAATTTTTCTCACAGAAACATATACATTAGGGAAGAAAGGCGATGGTTCAGGCAAGCTATCCTTTTTATTTTCTTGCGTCATTATCGCCTTCTGATTTTCTTTCTTTTTCATAAAGCTGAGTAAATTTTCGTTGCAGGAAAAACAGCGCCAACACAAACCAGTTGGACAGATAAGCCGCCACGACAGCCGCCAGAGCCGACATGAAAACATCATATCCAAGATAAAGCAGAGCCGTCATAGAGCACCAGAACGTGAAGCACTTCAAGCAAGCCGCCACCTTATCCACCACTTTAGCGACAGCATCAGCCAAGCCGAGGTGATGAGCAAGCGCGGCGGCCATCATGACAGCAATAACAGTCAGAACAATCATGGTTTATGCAGTGGCGATAGTAAGTGTGACAGGGCAATCAGACACAAAAGTTTTGGAGCAGTTGCAGCAAGAAATACGTGCGATGCCATTTTGGACAGTCCCCACCGTCACATTAACCGAATTGACAGCAGTGGCGCTAAACACAGGAATAGTGAAATCTTGTGAAATCACCTGAGAGCGAGTGCAGCACGCGCCGCAGTTGCAAGGAACAAAATTCACCACACCCTCGACGTGCATAACGATAATATACTGAGAAGCGCCCACATTAGCGATGCTCTTCACTGAAAACTGCGGAACAAACACAGGCGTTTCATCCACGCAAGCCGGAGCGCAAAGTTGTTGAGTGACATTCACGTCATAATAAGGTGCAGCCGCTGAAGCTCCAGCAGCGAGAGTGGCTGTGATAATAGCCGGTATAGAACGTTTATTCATAACTAATTTTTGTTTTAATAGAGCGACGAATCTTGCCGCCGCATAGATAATTACTTAATGTTTCACTTGATACCCCTCATACAAGCTTGTAGGCAGGTTTTTTTGAAGAAGGTCAGCCAATTCGTCCAAGTCTTCCGTTTCAAAAGTCACCAATCCTTCAAGAACTGAAATAGGAGCGTTGGTCCTCATCTGCTCGACCACATCGTGCGCCATCTGCGGGATGCTATCTTCTGGAATTTGTCCAAAATATTTAGCGAGCAAAGGAGAGACGACAGCATTGACCACAGGTTTCATAAGAGGTTCTATGTCCTTTTGCAGGGCATAGTTGCCGCTCACAAGACCCATAGCCGCTATAGAAGCCTGCAAAGACTGCAAGACAGGCAGACGCATCAGATTATCGGCGGTAATCTGAGAAATGGCTGGTCGTGCCCATTCAGACACGACAGCCGCTAAGATTTGAGAATTTTTGAACGCCATGATATTGTCGAATGATTACATCACACACATGCCGTTCACTGGTTGCATCCGCATCCGCATCCGGTTTGGCACACATTGCTTGAAGGAATGAACAGTTTAGTCACACTTGACAATGAAGCCACCTGAGATTTAAGCACGTCAATGCTTGCGTTAGCAGCAGCGTTGTAAGCCATCTGCTGAGCGTTGACAGCTTGCTGCGCATCCTTATTAGCATCCACCTTATCCTCTACACGACGCAGTTTTGCATCGAGATACTGAGTCACTTCGACGAGTTTCTTGTCAGTATAGTTCTCGCTCTTCTGGATAGCAAGTTCAGTTTTCAGAGAGCTATTCTCTTGGATGAGGTTCGTTTCGCTCTTAGTAACGAACCGCGCATCAGGGTCGGAAGGATTAGCTGTCATACCATTTCCAGCGGGGCGTCCAAGTCCCAAGAGAGACGCGCCACCTCCAAGCAGGCTTGTAGCCAAGCCTGCGATACCGAGACCCAAAGCCGTATTGCCCAGGCCCTTGCCAGCAACATCAAAATTGCCATCGTTTGTCTTAATCTGCATAATGATTTTGTGTTTGATTTCGTTCATTATTGAACTTACTGCAAAGGTAATAGTGAAAGCAGAAGATTAAAAGAAAAATCCATTAAGAGTTGTAATAGCAGCATAACAGATAAAAAACTCTAATGTTAGCATAAAAAAACGTTAAGACGGAGGCATATTGCAGGGGGGGGCAGGGCAAACGAAAAAACTATAAAGGATGCGCAAGTTGTCCACAAGACTCTTCAGCCACAGCAATATAAGGCACCACCTCGTCTTTGATAATATCCAAGAACAGTTGCGCAGCCCTCTTCTTAGGCACGTCGCACATCCAATGAGCGTTGCTCATCAATTGCTGTTCGAGACCGATAATAGGCCGTGCCACGAGAGAAGGATGGTTTCGCAGATACAATTTAGGCATAAACGTGACATATTTCGTTTCTTCGACAGAAGCCAGCGCCTCGTCAGGGTCGCTGATAACACACTTAATATTCAATTTATTCAAATCGCGCTGAATATATTGCTGGCACGTTTCGAACACCCTTTCTCCCACATCAGGCATGATGATAGGATATTTCAGCAAGTCTTCATACGACACCTTTTGAAGAGCAGCAAGCGGATGCGTGTCGCGCATAATAGCATAGACCCTAAACGGGATGCACGGACACGAGTCGATGCCCTCATATCTATAAGCCATGTTCATAGTGAAAGCGATGTCCAACATGTGCGCACGAAGAGACTGGTTAAGGATATGCGCCTTAGTGAAATCAGCATTGATCCGCACATTAGGATACCGCTCCATAAAAATCAGAGCAGCCATACGAATATAAGGAGCGATGAAAGACCCAACTCCAATACGCAATTCGCCAGACATGCAATTATTAAGCGCCTTGAGATGCTCCTTGCAGTCTTCGGCCTGCTTCAGGATGTCTTTCGCATGCGGAAGCAGCGCCTGTCCGCTTTCAGTGAGCATAATATCATGAGAAGTGCGAATAAGCAGTTTGCAGCCCAATTCGCTCTCCAGCACACGGACATGCTGGCTCACCGCCGATTGCGTGAGGCAGCAGCGTGATGCAGCAATGCTAAACGATTTGGTTTCTGCTATAAATACAAACGAGCGTAAATGTCTAAATTCCATATCTTATAAAAGTATTGATTGTTATATGGTTTCATTTTTTACAATAAAAATTGTAAATCAATTACAAAATTAGTAATAAGTTTTAATTTTTAATATTATTTTGTATTAAAATCGCTAATAGTAGTATTAAAATATCAAATAGTCGGAACAAAACAAATAAAAACACCGTATCATCACTTTTGAGAAGTGACGACACGGAGCAAAAAAAGGAATTAAAAAACTTTGCAAACGCTTATTTACAGATGGGTTTAAGGGTCATTCCAATCAAATTGAAGCCTTAGAAACAAGGAGCGAATCCCATCCGCCTTCAGGTTCAGCAATCTCGTATCGACCATACGTACAAGGTTGCAGAGTGGCGCTCAGAGTGACGGTGCGTTCGTCGTCTGATTTTTTTCCAGTGTCGCCCTTGATGCCACCTGACGCATATTCAACCTTATGCTGCGGGTCATACACGATGATAGACTTTTCGCCATCTTGGAATATATATCCAAGGTCGAGATTATTCAAGGCACGCGCCACCTCCGCTGATTGAGCATTAACGCTCTCGAGCACATAGTCGATTTGCTGTTTGAATCCACCTTTTCTGCCGAGAGACTCAAAAGAGTGACCCTCGCTACTATCCTTACACTCAAATTTATACAGACCCTTGCCTGAATTGAAAGATTCGGTAGTCAGAGCAGGATAAACATTTTTCTCAGCCTTCAAAGGAGCTTTGAGGTCACCCTTCACAAAAATATAGACATTTACGCCGAGGCCGCCAAAATTTTCCAAGCAGTCGTTAGATGCGAGGATGTCAGAGAGTGTAGGGCATGTTGCTTTTTCTGCCATATTCTAATAATTTTTTTGTGTTGTTAATGTGTTGTGTCTAATCTAACGAGAAGCAGATTTTTTTCTAAAAAGGTGGCCGCCCACCATTTTCCGCCAGGTCAGGCAGCGGCCACCAGGGTATTATAGAAACAAAAACCGCATCCACGTATTAGCCATTCTTTTTGAAGAACGCAGTCAGGCCCATGCTCATGCCAGAAGCCGTAAGCTGAATCTTCTTTTCGGTAGAGCCGTTGCTCCAGTTGGCAAACTTGAAGTTAGTGCCATCAGTAGCCTCGAGAGTGATAATCTGATTAGGAGTAGTCTCCACAGGGTCCTTATACTCTACGCCACCCACCTTAACCTTTCCGTCGATAGCTCCAGCATCACCAGTGTTAGCCTTTGCGAGCGTGATAGTAAGGTTAGAGTTGGTGTAATCTCCCGATACAAAGTCGGTGCATTCGAGAGCGCCGTCAGTGACAGCGAAAGCCCAAGAGAACGGATTCTCGATATAGCACCCCTGAATGCTTTGAGCCTGGAAAACAATATCTCTCGTATCGGTATCAGAACCGAGCTGCACGTCAACGAAAGTCTGGTTGCCCTCAGAGTCGACAGCATAAACGATGTTGCCCTCAATAGAGAAGATGATACGGTCGCCAACACCAAGGCCCTCAACAGGAGCGATGACACATTTAGGCAGTTCGGGGATGACATAATTGCCGCCATCCACTACGTCGAGCTTATGAGTGCCGTAAGACTGGAGAGCATAGCCATCCGAAATGTTGATAGCAGTCTCAGGAGTCATATAAGCATAAACCTTCTGGCGGCGCATGCGAGGGTCAAGGCTCATGTAGGCAGAACGGAAGTTCTTATAAGCAGAAGAGTCGGTCGCATTAGCAGGCGCCGATATACCCTCACAATGAATAAGGTTGTGATTAGCCTCACTGATAAGGCCATCCTCAATATCATGCTTGATGCAAGTGAGGACACCATCATAGAGACCCATCGCCTTCTTCTCGTCAGATGCGCCAGGAACGTCATTGTCAATGTCGCCCCACCACAAGTTGTTGTAGAGGTCGTCAGCATGAGTTTTCAGCACAGCCTCCATCGCTACGGTAGAAAGCGGATAAGCACCCTGCGCATCGACACCGAACACAGTCTCGCAATAGCGGTCGATATTATCAGTACCTCTAAACCACGCAAGTTTAGCAGTCAACACACGTTCTTTAAGGAATCCGATTTCCCCCTTCATAGAAGGGTTGACATCCTTGCGTCGAGTAGTGCCTCCCTTACGAATAAAAATGTTAATAGTGCGTTTGTACTGGATGCCGCTAATAGTCTTGATGCCGAGACGCTTCATCTCGTCAGGATTGACATACGATGGGCCTTGAACCACACTCTTAAAAACCTGATTAGCCACTTCTTGGAGGGCTGTTATACCAATAAAATCTTTAGGTGTTGCCATAGTTTTGTAAAATTTTGTGTTTGTGTTGTGTTGTCATAAAATGCCATTCTTGCGCTTATATTCCTCGATAGCTCTTTTAGAAGCCACAGGGTCGGCAGGATTCCAAGTAGGGAAAGCAGTCTGCGCTTTCTTGACAGCAGCCCCCTCGCCATTATTCTGCGGAGCGTTGCCCGCATTCAGTTCTTCGCCCGCCTCATTAGTAAGCTCATCAATCTGAGCCTGCATATCGGCAAGCGACTGTTTAGCAGTAGCGAGCGCATCCTTCGCCTCTTGGAAATCGGCCTCCATCTTCGCCATTGCCTCAGAGAGAGCCTTCATCTCATCGTCCTTCTTGGCAATATCCTCGGTGTGCTGCGCATTAAGGTCACTTAGTTCTTTACTATGAGCCTCGTTAGCCTGGGCGAGTGCGTTCTCCGCGACTTCCTTTGCTTCGTTGGCTGCGTTAACTTGAGCGGAGATTTCTTCGAACTTGCCCTGCAATTCAACGAGAGCGTTCTCCGCAGTGGTGGCTTTCTGCTCGGCATCAGTCACCTTCTGCTCTGCTTCCTTCATGTGAGCTTCGAGAGAGTCGAGAAGCGCGGCGTTCATAAACGCGCCCTCTTTTGTAACGGCAATCTCGCCCGCCAGCAATCCGCAAGCAGAACAAATCAATGGGTAATTCTCCATATTTATATTAGTGTTTGTGTTTGAAGCTTTGGGTTTCTCTGGCTCTGGCTCCGGCTCGTTCTGTGGCTCAACCGTCTGCTCGCGGTTGATAAGTTCAACTCTGCCATCAAAAAGTTCAAAGGCGTGTTGCACTACTCCCAAGAATGACGACTGACCATCCATCAAAATACCCTTCACGTCTTCGGCATTGAACATCTTGCCATGCAGATGCTCGTCAGTGGCATTAGGGCAAAACTTCTTTACGTCGGAACGGAACTCAACACCAAGGTCGGCAAGCTCCTTGATAAGTTCCTTGTCATCATCCTTATTGGCAATATCGCGATAAGCCTTGTTCTTGTCAAACGACTTTGGATCGTAAAGCTCATGATAGGTCTCATCGGTGTACTTGTATTTCGCTCCATCGGGCAAAGTGTAGAACGCTGCCATCACACCGATGCAACCAATCTGGTCTTTCGGATTCATGTAATAGCGTTCGTCGCAAAGCGAAGCGAGGTACATGCCAGCCGAAGCACAAAGGCCATCGACCAAAGCAATAACCTTCTGCCCCTTTGAGTGGGCATAGTCGATAGCAAGAGCATAATCGTTTTTTGCCCAAGCAGAACCGCCAGGAGTGTTGATGATGAAAACGTGACCGCGACAAAGAGGATGATCGGCTGCTCGCATCATCATGTCGCGATGGTCGATGGAACCATACGAACAATAGTCGCCGTTGCGTGTGATAGGTCCGTCAACAGTAAGAACCGAAACGAAAGGAAACGTCTGCGCATCCTCGTCATCAGCAGGGAGGTTCAGATACCAGTTGCCTCTCACTTGTGTGCCATCCTCTGAAACCTGATACTCCTCTGGATAATAGGTTTTGCCATTCTCGTCCTTAGCTGTGACATATCCGCAGTTCTTCTCCGGCTTGCTGAAAGCCGCATGAGTATTCAGATTATGCTCAAGCGACTTACGAATACCATGCACAAAGTCGGGACTGACCATCCACTTCTTTTCGGTAAGAATTTCAAATAAGCCTTTCATTAGTAAAAATTCTATTTTGTGTAGTGTTATCCAAATAGTCAAAACTTAAAAATATTTGTCATTACGGTAAAGAGACCGAAAAACGGGACATTCGCCAGCAATCTCAAAGCACCGCCATGATGCTCCGCCGTGATAAATACGAATGCAAATTTAAAGTGACCAAAAAGAGACATAAGGACATAAAAACGCCCTGTAATCTAACATAATCAGACCACAGGGCGTTAAAAGAGCATGAACGACCAAAAAACGAGCTTTATTCCGACATCGCTAACAGAATAAATGAAGACAGCGATTGGCAATCAATCTGCAATGAATGTTTAAAAGACGTCATAGACATAGAAGAAGTGACGACACATTTAAAAGTGTCAGGCACAGCATAACATAAAAACACCGAACCATCCGTCACCTTCAGCAGGACCAAACATGCTTTTTTATTCAAAGAAGATAAAACATCAGCTAAAATTTCATAATCAAGCATAATTTCGGCCGATATTGCAAAAGAATACACCCAACCCAAGTTGCCTTTAGCCATAGACGCCTTAGCTGAAAGTTTTTCACCCACGATTTCAGAATCTTCGCAAATAGAAACATGAAGCAGCGGCTCGCCAAACTCACAGCCACTCAGAATCCTAATGCCAGGAACGGAAAAAGGTTGCGGGATAACAGACGCATCGAGAGAATGGACATAAATATCAGTGACACCCTTCAAGAAAAATTCCCTACAATTATCAATGTTTGCCATAAACTTATTTAATTAAACTATTATTTAACATTTATTACAACTCTGTTTAACATTTATAAACATCATAAAATTACTCCCATTCTATATCGTTAATTTTAATAATTCTTTCCTTTGAGTCGACATACCTCATATCCAGGCAGGAATAAGATTCGAGTTTGCAAAAGCCATTCATCAGCCATCTATCAATACTCCTTCTCAAGTTATCCTTTTCTGGCACAGACATTTCGATGCCATACCTCATCAAGAATCTCTCCAGCATAGCAGTGCGCGCTCTGACAATAACCCTGCCATTCGACACACAATAATTAAAAGTAGAGATTTCCCAATCCATCAGAGAGCATTTAAAATCTTCATTAAGAACCGCAACCAAGTTTCTTGCGCCATGCACCGACAAGTTCCATGAATTAGTGACAGTGCGGACCACGTCGACATCTTCAATTTCGCAAGGCAATTTTATACATAAATAATCCTCCTTAGCACCTTTGCCGTTATCCAACTTTCCACACAATTGCTGCACCTCCGCATAAGTAAGATAATCAGACTTATCGCGTTTCAGAATAACCTTTCCGCCAAGAGGGTGTCGTCCGCACAACATATTGTTCCACTGCTGTTCGGAAAAGCAAGACGAGTAGACGTTATCAGATTTAGCCACATTAACCAATCCATTCCTCAAGACGAAAGCTTCGCGCATATAAGAATTGAAAATCAGAGGTTCATTCGGCGCGAGACATCTTTTAGCATCCCTATTTCGGAAAAACGCGCATCGGCTGGCAGGCAAGCGCAAATAAATATTAGGCATAATCAACGAGATTGAGATGATTTGAATTTAGACATAATAGCATCAGTAACATCGAAACTATAACTCATCATATCCTTAGTCACAGGCTTAGAGACCAATTTGTCGATACGCGCTGTTTGTTCCTCATTAAGATTAAAAGCAAGAGAAACAGCATCAATATACACACCACCGCATTCAGTATATTTAAGGAAAGCGTAGCAACCACTCTTGTCGATGGTCAGGAAAGAGGAAAGAGCTTCGGCCATATCATCCGCAGAGTAGACAGGCAAAGCAGGGTGCAGCTTGCGATACTTAGCCGTATAAGTCTTCAGTCGCTTAGCGATATATTCATTGATAGAATCGGCATAATTCATATACAGCTGCGCATCCGGAGAATCAGACTCTTTAGAGCGAGCGGAATTGAAGAATCCACGAAGCTGCGTAAGCACCGCAAGCACCGCGTCGAATTGTTGAAAATTGATGTTTCCTTGAAAAATCTCCAACATATCAGCCTTAATATCCGTCACGATGCTCTCGAGCATATCAGCCAAAAACGTCACCTTGTCGAGATTAGCCGCAAGACGGTCAACACGTTCCTTCATGCCCGCCTTTCTATAATCGACATAATACTTCAGCAAAGAAGAGAAAGACATAAAATCTTTATTGACATCGGAATAGAGATAAGTTTGAACAACAGAAGCAAACATGATGTCGGCCAGTTTGCGGTCTTGTTGCTGCACAGTGCGCACAAGGCTATTCATTTCACTTGATCCACGCCTCAGACGTTCCGCAGAGCGTACAAGACGGTTACGTTTCTCCACAAGATCATTATAGTCGGGGTTGTGAAACAACACATCAAGAGTCTCAGCATACTTAGAAGAAGGCACATCTTTTAAAGTAAAAGAATAGATAGTAGGCTGCACACGCATTTGTTGTTCACGCACATTGATAGATTGAGATTGTGATTTATTCATAGTTTATGTTATTCATATTATTTATCATAAGATATGTAATCGTCATAAGCCAGTAGAACCATATCCATTGTTACCCCTTGCAGTATTGCGAAATTCGGAGACCTCCACGAACTCCAGATGTTCGGTACGTTCCAGACAAATTTGGCACACCTTGTCGCCGACCTTATACCGAGGCATGTCAGGCATCACATGATAGAACACGACAGAAATTTCTCCGGTGTAAATTTCATCGATGGTGCTCTGAGAGTTGGACATCACCATACCCGTTTTCCAGACAGAAGAACGAGAACGGAGATTGATGCCACGAATGTTAGAGCCATCAAACTCATTCACAGGCTGGAGAGCGAACCCAAGTCCATACTTCCACACATTAGGCGCCACTTGTTCTTCGCTCACGGCAAAACAGTCGAAGCAGAAATCAGCCTCATGTCCAATAGCCTTGACAGGCAGTTGCGCCCTTTCATCAAGTTTTTTAAAAAACAGTTTCATAATAAATCGGAATAAGATAAAACATCAATAATAAGCAGATATTCAAGACAAAGTGGACTATATCCAAGCCACACACATAATCATGAACATCATCTTGCTAAATAGTAAATTCAGGGTAATATTTTCGCATTTGTGAAAGAATAATATCATGGATTTTTTCGGCGGCAAAACAAGCATTCGGATGCGGTTTGCCAGTAGAGCCGTAAAATCTCAAGTCGAGAATACGTCTCCATTCGGCAACAGAATAAGTATAAGCCACCACAGTGTAAGTGTCGAGCGGCAGACAGCCACGAGCATCTTCAGGCTTCAACCCCGAAGCAAGGAGGCGATTATATCCCCATTCGCAGACCCTGCAAACAAGACCATAGACCAAGCGTTGCCAAAGCGATCCATTGAAGAACCAATGCGGTCGAGCAATCTGCACCCCACCCTTCTTTTCAAGATTGCAGTAACGCGTGCTCTGTTCGGCAATGCTGTTAGGAGAAGTGCGATTAAGTTCGCGAGACGTGCTAATTTGAGTAGTCACGACCATAGTCATGCGAACACACTCAAGCGCATCGGTACAATTCGCCTTCACAGCCTTTGATATAAACTTATTCTCATTCACTTCAAAAGGCATGAGCGCATCATAAAGTATAGCATTTTCGCGCAAGAACTGCATATTAGCAGAAATCCACACCTTATGATTCTTAGTAGCAAATTCGATAAAAGGCGAAGCATAGAAGGTAGTCCATATATATTTCGGAAGTCCCTTGTCGCTTTCCATAAAAAAATATTTAGTGCCATGGCGAAACATAGAACGGTGTCCGTTGAGCCAAAAATCGAAACATCTTCTCTCGTCACGTTTCTGGATAAAAGACTCCATTTCGTCGGCCGACATATTAGCATCTGGCTGCGCACCTTTAGCCTTATAGCATATTCGACCCACACGCGCAATATGCTGTGACAAGTTCTTCTGTTGCCACCACTCCACTTTAGGTTGTATAAAATTCATGGTTTTAAGCAAGAAATTATTTTGTTATAAACAGATAAATTCATCATAGAAGGGTAAGATTGATCATTCAGACATTCTGAGATTTCGATAGAATGCAGCAGGTCGCGAATGTTTTCAAGCAAATCTTCGAAAGAAGCGTCATTATGAATGACAGAGGCATAAGCAGATTCGGGGAAGAATCTACGCATCTTGTCACGAAGAATACGCTCCTGAGACACACCTCTCTTCAAGCGGATGCACTCTGAAGCATCCACATAGACAGCAAAGACCAGCAACTCTGGATGCCGCACCTGCAATTCAAAAAGTCCCTTCTCGTCTATGACATAAATAGCGTTATCCTTAATTTGGTCGATAGTAGTCCAATATTCAAAACCGCCATAATTAGTATAAGCGAGAATCTTTTCATCCGTCACATCACACGCATTGACAAAGTGATGCTCCCTGCCATCCACTTCGCCCTTGCGCATCGGTCGAGTGGTATAAGAGCAAATCACTTCAAAGCCACTCAAGTCGGAAAGCATACGCGCCACAGTGTCCTTGCCAGCTCCGCTTGGTCCGGTAATTGTAATAAGTTTCATATCAGTTTATATTCTTTATATTCATACTCTCAAGATAAAACTACTAAAAAGTCACACCAGTTGTTTTCTTAGACAATCCAAGGAAATCAGCCTTTCAGTTCATTCCAGACCCTTCTGCGAATCTGCTTGTACACATCAGTTCCAAGTATCACTTTGCATGCGTGAATGATATAGTTGTATGAAACCGTTTTGCTACAGCCCAACTGAGACCATTTCACGTTAGTCTGCCCTTCTTTATACTTTGAGCTGCATCGTGAAAGCTGATGGAACAAATCAAGTCCATGCGGATGCAAGCGCAACGCCCATCCGACCTTAGTCCACTCATCATAACTCTCAGCAATATTGTGATGATTAGCCACCAATTCTTGCACAATTACCTCTATCAAGCGATCTTGCACCCGTTGCTGTTCCCAGAACTGCGATCCTCCTTCATTACTATACATAATATTAGATTCAGAGCGATAAGATTGTCTGACCATTTGCGGCATTAACTGAGAAAAATCTTCGGCCACCCCCTCATACGGAATCACCTTTTCATTTATATATATATGTTCGGGATCATCCCAAGAGGCGAAACGCACACGTCCGATATTGCTGCAAGCCTTATCGAGTTTAATGCCCAGCGAAGCATATTCCTGAAACAGAGCCTTAAACTGTTCCTTATGTCGGTCGGGGAAAGCCAGACGCACCAAGCCGAAATATCCACTGCCCGAGCATGACCTCATAAGCAATCCTATTTCCGGTCGGAAATGACACACCATACGTATATTTTCAAAATTGCTCAGCTGCTTATTGTCAGCCAAGTCGATGTCGATAGCGAGCCATCCTGTATGCTGTTTGAGATGGCTCTCACGTCGGCTCACCATCACCCGCCTGCCCGGATTTTTAAGGTCATCATCCTCGAACAAGGCGAACAAGCCACTAAGAGTAGCGCCAGGAAGCATCTTCTTCGTTTCGACATACTCAGGCATCTTCTTCGCCTGGCTGCCCAACTCTTGACGCAAAGCCCTAAGACGTTGCACATACGGTTTCCATCTATCCGTAAGGCAAAAATCGCGGATAGACATCTGCTGGATGCACTCACCCGTTTCGTAATCGACAAAGCGGCCATAGGCATCATTAGCCTCTCTATACACAGAGCATATTTCGTCAAACATATTTCATCATATTATTATAATCGTTGACAAAGTTAGGAAATATATGTGTGTCACACAAATATTCGCATAGATACTTTGGTGTCTCCATACGTTTTTAACATTTATGACATTATATTATGAGCCACACACCAAATATTTTGAGTCACATACTCCGAATAAACTTCAGTTTGGACTTTTAAAGCTTTGCTGTCCAAAAATCGGGACAAAAGTCCATTTTTTTGAAAAACGCCCAAAAAGTGAAAGTTCATCTTTACAGAAAACGTCAGCAAAGTCCATAAGGAATCCCCATTGCGTCCACTTAATGAATATTTCCGAAAGAGGCATATCGTATTGAAGAATTGCCAATTATCTATCAAAAGTTTAAAAACACACAAATTATTTACATACTATAGCGAGCGCAAGAAACAAAAAAAAATAAAATATATACTGAAACACAATAAAAAATCACGTTTTCACAGCTAAAACTTGCCCTTTCTTTATCTCTATCTTCTTTATTGTCAACAATCTAAACTACATGGTTTAATGCTACTAACCACACATTTGGGGTACGGGGATTTTGAAAAAGGGAAATAAAAAGAATTGGCAAAAAAAATATATAGTAATAGGAGTTTTTGAGGGATTCTTGGACTTTTGACACGATTTGACACAGTAAAGTCCGTAAATTTAGCAAGTTACACGAGTTTGAGGTTTTGGACTTTAGAGGGGACAAAAGTTTTTACCCACGACACAAAGGAACGACACATCACAAAGAAAAAGGGCTGCCATGCCACACGGCACGACAACCCCAAAACTAAAAACCACAAAGAAAAAGAAAAGTCACTATTTATTTTTCATAAACTGATTAGCCTTCGTCATGCTATCATACAGTTTACCCCGGCCATACATATCAATCTTCGCCTCGATAGGTTGCTCTAAACGTTGCAGGAGCGCATTGACAGCCTGCAGGAGGGCCGCATCCGCACCAGAGATGGAAACGCCAGCCCCATCATGCGCAGCCGAATCGGACACGATTGCGGCAGCGTCAGCCACATTGCCAGCGTCGTACGCCCGACGTCCGGAATGATTGCGGTCGAAGTTGACAAGCGTTTTGAACAGTTGCGGTTCGTCAATCATCATCGCCTTAGTAGTTTCACGACCAATAACTATTTCGGGACCATTCTCAGCCACCAGAGAAGGCCGTCCATTGATAGAAGTAGCAGTAGGCACAGACAGCAGGTTCACACCATGATGCTGTTTGCCATCATCATCCTTCGCCCAATAGAGCGAGCCATTCTCAGAGACATACGGACTAAAGTCCTGCACATTACCAGCATCATAAGTAAGCATACCCGACGTCACCTTAATATTATTCTTAGTGCCAGCAGCCGATTTGCCCCCAAAAGCATTGCTCAGAGCCCCCTTAGCAAGAGACATCAAGCCGCCAAGAACCGCGCCTATAGCAGCAATCAGAGGAATGCCCCACCATCCAAGTTCGCCAATAGTCTTAGCCGCACCCGAAGCCGTGCCAGCCGTAACCTCCACTCCAGCCTCGGTAACAGCTGTCGTAGCATTCTCCGCAGCAGCTGCTTGTTTTTCGGCCACAAGTTCTTGTTCGGATGAAGCGATAAGCGAATTGTAAAGTTTAGTCATAATCCATTGAGTGAGTTTTTGCTGCACATACTCACCCGTAAGGTCGATGAAAGAACTAATCATGCTGCGAGAAGCATCCTTCACAGACTTACTCTCATCCACCATAGCCTCGCCAAGAGCAGAGCCATATTGCTCAATAGGCTTGTACCACTTCCTTTGAGCGTCAGCCGTAGCCTTAGCCTTCGCAACCACAGCATCCATAAGCGAAGAGTGAGCCGCAGCAACAGACTGCGCAGCAGTGATTTTTTGTTCGTCAGACGCATGACGCGAGTCGATAAAAGCATAATATTCCTTCGCAAGGTCGAACTTCAGTTTCAGGAGTTCCAATTCAGGGTCGGAAGCCTCCGTTTGTCCCCAAGGCGATATAGCATCCCCCTTTGCGCCAAAAGCATACTGGCGCGAAGACTCCTTATTCATCAAGTCTTGCGCATCAACCGCCCCTTGAAGCCTCTTATACCCATCATCCTTAGACCAAGCGTAATCATTAAGTTTCTTACGCTCATCATCCTCCTTCTTAGTTGCAGACTCATATTCAGCATTATACTTAATCAGTTCGAGATAAAGTGCCTTCAAGTCTTGAACCTTCAGCACAGAAAAATCGAAGCCCTCATTAGCCACGTCCAGGAATTGCAGAAATTGATCTTGAAAACGTTCGCCTTCAGGATTCAGGCTATAAAGTTCGGCAACAGACTGACGCGCCTTAGCAGTCAGTTTGTCGAAAGCATCATTCATAGTCGCAAGACCCTCGGCCGAGTCGGGGCGGACATTCTCAGCAGGATGGAGGAAACCAATACGGTCGAAATCGCTACGCGTCTTACGGTCGACAGCCCCAGTATAATCGTGTTCGTTCAAAATCTTCTGTATCTCGCGTTGACGGGCAAGCAGTTTCTCCGCTGCCTCGCGCAATTCCTTAGAGCCATTGGCAAAAAACTGGTCGAGCAATGACCCAATGTTTTCAGCAAGCGTTCTGTTATTCTCAAGTGAAAGATCGGCAGACAACTTAGCAAACAATTTGCGCAAGCCACCGATGTCAGCCTTGCCTATAGACTCAAGCAGTTGTTTGGAAGTCTCGTCGTTGTAAACCATCACGTCCTCGTTCATGTGGGAATAAAACTCTTTCCACCCGTCATCAAGGGTGACAATGGACTGGCGAGCTACACCAAGAGCACGATCCATCTGCGATTGCAGATAATCCATCTGTTCTTTCTGCTGTCCTTCGCTTATCTTTTCGCCATCGGCGTTCATCTGAGCCACCCATTCCAGGTATTTGCGCATCTGTTCCTCATAGAAAGCCTTGATGTTAGAGACAAGCGCATTAACTCTATCCTGCGCAATCTTTTTCTCCTTCTCAGGTTTAATAGAAGGTTGAGTCAAATCATTCTTAGACGTACCACCCAATCCTTCCAGATACGCATCGATCTGCTCTTGGACAGGCTCAAACTTTTTCTCCACCTTGCTTCTGAAATGTTCGGCAGAACGCATTTGGTAGACATATCTCAAAGCACGAAACAGTCGCTCGTCAGCACCGCCCAAGTCGTAAACATGCGTCAACGTATTCGTTGTGCCTGCCGAAGTTTGGTAGGTAGTCTTACTTACTTCGACAGCTTTATCATACCCCTCATTAAGAGAGTTGAGCACATACCCCAAATTCTTAGCCCTAAGTTTCTTAGCCAGTTGCTTTACAATCGCATCCAAGCTCTTGCCACGCGAATCCAGTTCGAAAGCCTTCAGCCACTCTGCATCATTAGTGCCCTTAGCCACCTTAGCATACTCATCCAATCTATCAAGACTCCATCCCACACGCGGCGCATACTGCTTTTGAATATCCTTCTGCTTCATCTGAAGGTAAATCTTAGCCTTGATAGCCTCGGAAGCCTCCTGATAAGCCTTAGCCACCTCTTTGGCAGTAGACTTCTCAGTAATAAGGTTTGAAATATAAGAACCAAACTTCTCATTAAATTGTTTTATAGCCACGAGACGCTGGTTAGTACCCTTTTCGGCGTTTTGCACCGCTTCATAATACGTTTTCAATTCGCCCACAGCCTGGTTCGCCTGCGCCTTAACCCCATCGAGTGATCCATCGAACCGCTTCAAAGCATTCGAAGCCTTATCGGTATTTTTCATCATCTCATACAAGCCGAAACCCAACGAAGCAACCACACTCAGCACCAAGCCAATGACATTAGTCTTCATAGCCAAATTGAGCGCCTTCCATTTCACTGTAAGCTGTTGCACAGCCACAGCATTGCCCATCAAAGCCTGCGTAGCAAGCACAATGCCTTTTGCCATGGTCGCGAACTTCAATCCGGCCATCATCGGAATAAGTTTAGTAAACACCGCAATCAGGCCCTTAGTGCCAAAGTAAGCCACAAGACCAGGCAGCACAGACAGCAACGTCTTCACAGCCATAGTCAATTCGAAGAAGAAAAAGCGCACAGACAACATGAACCCCTTCGACTGAGTAAGGTTTTTAGAAAAGTCGTACCACAGTTTTGCCATTTCTTTCACAGACTCAATACCTTCAGGACTGACAAAAGCCTTCTCCCACAAGTTGTTAGCCCTCTCGAGGATAGCCTGTGCCGTCTGTTGTTGGATTTTATATTCCTTAACAACCGCCGTACCATCCTTATAAGCCTCATTAGACGTAGCAAGATGTTGCTCAAGCACATTCACATTTTGCGCCATAGTGACGATAACCTGCTTCAGGCGTTGGCCATCCGAACCAAACTCCTTGAAATATTCATCCATAGAGTTAAGATTCTTGTCGCTAACATTTCTCAGCACCTCCACGAGAGCATCCATCGTTCTGCCATCCTTAATCATTCCCTTCAATGAGTCGCGCTGCATGCCCAACATAGCCTCTATCTCATGATAATTATTCCAAAGGCTGCTGAAGAACTTACCAAAAGCAGTAGACGCCACCTCCGGCATAAGCATAAGAGAGTCGGACGCAGACGCAAGACCAAGGAGCTGCGCACTCGTCACCTTCGTCACCTTAGCAAGACCCGTAAGACGCTTAGAAAATTCGAGGATATTGCCACCGTTAGACGTGCTTGATGAAGCCAGTTTGAAGATAGAGCTCGCAACAGAGTCGAAAGCATCGCTGATATTACCTCCATGCCTTTCCACCTCGCCCATTGTCTCGACAAACTTAGAAAGCGTCAGCATAGCATCATCGCCAAGATCCTCATGCAAAGCAACATTCACGCGGTCGCTGGCCTTAGCAAATTCGTAAAGACCCTCCGCTCCATACTTGCCCATACCCATACGAGAGCCAACATAGGCAAGTTGGGTAAGCCCCTCAAGACTTGTACGGCTGTCCACTTTTGCCAGCATGCGCGAAAGTTCGTTGACTGTATTCATTGAAAGGTTACTAACCTTACGAATATCAGCCAATGAGTCAGAATACTTCAGGTTAAGTTTTATAGCGTCGGTAAGTTTCGACTTGAGCATATTGAATGCCCCAAACAAACCGACATAAGCGACAAGATTATTCATTGCAGTGGACCATGCCCCACCCTGCTTGTGGATAGCACCAGTGTTTTTATCTATCTGCGCTTTTAAGGCCTCATACTGTTTGCGAAGTTTGGGGAGTTTACCCGATGCCTCAGAAGACCGTGATATTTCGCGGTTCACAGCTTGCAGAGCTTTGCGCAACTGCGACGTAGTGCTACCGGCCAGGTTGCGCATCACCTTGTCAATCATTTGTGTGTTCGAGATATTTTGCTTGAGTTGTTTTTTCAATTGCCCATGCACCGAGACCAGCTCCCTGTACTCTTTCGTATTACCCTTGCCATCGGCAATGAGTTTTTTGATTTGTTTATCGAGTTGCGCGGCGTGATTAGTCAACGTGCGAAGCATGTCGTCCGCCGACTTACCATTGCAGGTTATGTATATTTCCCTGCGAGTCTGTTTAGCCATAATTGTATTGAGTTAAATGATTGCAAAAGGTTTCTCCATGTGCGTAGTGGCTTTAATGAAGCGAGCCTCCAGTTCCAATCCGTAAAAATTCATCAAATAGTTTTCCATTCGTCGCTGAATGGTACGAGCCTTGAACATGATACCAGGACGGTGAGTTTCGCCTTGTGATGGCACCCATGCACTGATATACCGTCGGTTGGGTTTTGCGCTCTTCCCGTGCTGGATGTCTTCGTAATCGCCCCATATACCCACACCCATATCAGCAAACATCATGTGCTGCAGATGGGAAATGGCAACAGTGATGTTATTGGGGTCGGACGCACTGACCACCTTTGTCTGTATGCTCTGCACTCCTTTACCCGTAGAATACCACACATCTTTACCAGGGTGCTTCTGTGCATACTCCTTGCGTCGTTGGTTTTCCTTCAGCCAGCCTTGGTAGATTTCGGTGGGATAAATGCGCTGCAACTTAAAGTTGCTTTGCAGCTCATCCTCAGCTTGCTGCATCCACCCATTTATTTCCTTATTAAGAGGCTTCATAGGGTTATATATTTTCACTGCCATACGCTATATATATATATTAAAGGTCTTTGATTTGTGTAACATACTTGCCGTTACCACCACACCCCCACTTGTAGAGCGGTTGCATACTCTTCCAGTCCACACCTGCCACAAGCCATTGTCCTGCATAAATATCGCCTATCAGTCCGCAGGAGATGGTGCTTATATCAATGCTTTGCAATTCGGCATTTATGATGGGGTCGTCGGAAAACGAACGTCCCGATACAGGACATTTGCCTGTTCGTCTTACCTGAAGAAGCCACGACACGAGGTCTTTGCAATGGTCCATCAGACTTTCGGCAGTCTGTTCCATCTTGCGACCGTCGTAACGGCCGAGCGTCTGCGGTGTGTCTTTCACCTTGGCGAGAAACCACACCTGGTGAGAGACCTCCATCTTGTTGGCATCGTGAAACTCGCCTGTAGTAATAATGCTGTAGAGCATACAAGGCGAGTGGATGATGTTGGCATTACGAGAGAAGATGTTCTCAAGGTCAATATAGCGGATGCGAAAGAAACTCTGGTCTTCGAGACGTTCGCTTTCGGGTTTATGAGACAGAGGCTTGTAGATAGAAGCCCAATGTTCAAGAATGTTGCTTATAGTCATAAAAGAAAAACGATAATAAAGAGCCTAATAAGTAATAATCATAAACAGAAGGGAAACATCAATCCTTTGCAGCATCAGCAGTCTCCGCCTCCGCCTCCTCCTTCTCCTTCATCAATTCCTTCAGTTTTACATTAAAATGGCGTTCAGTCTTGTCAGCCACAATCTTTTGCAGCACCCTGGCCCATGACGCACCATTGCAAGTGCTCTCATTTTCGAGAATAGAAACGAACTGCACAAGGCAGTACATAGCCGTTAGTTGATTAGCGAGATGCGTGTCCATATATCCCAAAACATTACGGTCAAGATAAGATGCAAGACAAAGGCACATAATAAGCACTGAGAAAGTCCACACCATCTTAACCATTTTTTTTGAGCGCAGTTTGCCATCCATCTTGCACTTAGGATTTCTCTTAATCTCGTCCCTATATTTAGCATAAATGCGCCTGTTGCACCGCCAAGCAGTGTAGCAATCAATGATAAGGGCAAAAAAACATACTGTGATAAAGTTGATAGAAGGCTCAATGAGACACCAAGCCAAGCCGATAAGAGCGGCGATAGCCCGAGATAAATAAAAAGGATTCTGCATGTTGTGATTGTGTTGTAATGTTGTAATAATAATCGTCAAATTGTATCACAAAGATAACTAAGAAATAGTTTGTGCGGTGGACAGGATATGCGAACACGCAGAAGGCGATGTCCGCACAAAGAAGCAGAAAAAACGTAACTTTACAGATGTAAACTAATTAGTTATATGTCAGGACTAACAGAAAACACACTATCACGCATAGACAAGTGGTTAAGCCAGGGGATGTCTATAGAAACAATGTTTCCCCGTCTGGAGCAACGCTACAGGATGCAAATATGCGCCGAGTTTTACAAACGATGGGTTCAAAACACCGACATCGATCCTCGCACTGTGTGCCGCAACATAGCTCGCCGCGACTACGAGACATACCTCAACCAAGCCGCTCAAGGCAACAAAGACGCACAAGCATACGTGCTCGCCTTAAAGATCACCATAGATGAAGGCGGCAACATCCGTCCCCGCACCATCACAGAACTCAACAACGACGTGATGGTGTGCAATCATCTAATCCGTTTCTTTCAGACAGACGAAAGTCCGCGCCACAAAGCGATGTTTCTCGGTTCGGCAGAATGGCTTATCCGCACAGGTAAGCAGCAGAACAACGACCGAGCCGTAGCCAAAGGCATGGAGGCTCTCGCCAAAGTGTATAAGGACTTCGATGAGGAACACGACGCCACGGATGAAATGCCGGACATGAGTCGCATCGCCATCACGCAAGACGTGAGCATCGTGAAGCGCGACCGAGTGAACTATACCGAGGAAGAAAAACTCCGCATGGCTCGCAAGTATGGTCTTACCACAAAGGATCTTCAGGAAATAGAGGAAGACGAAATGCTGAGTGGGGAGAAGCCGGAAGAGCCGGACTACTTTGAGTATCTGGAAAAGAAGGACGATGAGGATGTGATTAGACACGGGTACATGAAAGAAAGCAAATTGACAAATAATTCAGGGCCAACGGACGACACTGAATAAAACAGAAAAGATAAAGATCAGAAATGAAGATAGGACTCATAGACGTAGACGGACGACACGGCAAAAAGAAATGGGGAGCCACGATATATCCCAACATGGCTCTCGGCAAAATTGCCCGTTGGCACTCCATGCAGGGCGACGAAGTGGAATGGGCGCGACCTATCGACCTCTTTTGTCAAACCCACTACGATATTCTGTATGCCAGCAAGATTTTTAACTTTTCGCCCGACATAGACTTTAGACAATTCTCATACGACCGGCTGGAGAAGGGTGGCACAGGCTACGACATCTATAAACGTCTGCCCGACGAGATAGACCGACTACAACCGCTATACGAGTTATTTCCATGGGTGCCAAAGACTCATGCTTACGGCAAACTGACCGAAGGCTGTCCCAACAAATGTTTCTGGTGTGTGGTACCCAAGAAGGAGGGGTTCATCCGTCCGTATATGGATATAGAAGAGATAGCCATAGAGGGCAGGACGCACGTTGTGCTTATGGACAACAATATCCTTGCAGCCGGAGACTATGCCGTGGAACAGCTTCAGAAAATCATTCGGGGAGGGTATCATATCGACTTCAATCAGGCGATGGACGCACGACTCGTCACTCCTGAATATGCCGAACTATTAGGCAAGGTGAAATGGATAGACTCCCGCATCCGCTTCGGTTGCGACACCACAGCACAGATTGCAGAATGTGAGAGAGCCATGCAGCTCATCAATGCGGCAGGATTCCGTGGTGAATACTTCCTCTACACCATGATAGGCGGCAAGAACGACTTTCGGGAATGTTACCACCGTCTGCACTACTGGAGGGAACGACTGCAACGCTTCCGCAAGAACCATGAAGGCAGAGCCGTGTATGCCTACGCACAACCATACCGCGACCCCATGAATCCTAATAACGTCATCCCCAAATGGCAGAAAGATATGGCCCAGTGGTGCAACAAGCGAATGTTATTCTACACCACCGACTTCAAGGACTTCATGCCAAGAAAGGGATTCAGGTGTGAGGAATATCTAAGGGAGTATGGAATGACCGAAGACAAAATAGAAGTATCTGTATGATGCAAAAAAAGAATCTATTGCCTGTAGGTGATAACCTTATGCAAACAATGGGCATCGTTTAAAAACGACTTGCCGACAGTTTTTATCAAACTTTGTTAACGAAAAGACAGTATAAAAAACATGGAATTAAACATTACACTTTCCGAAGCATTGGAGCGAGCTTCGAAAGGATTGCAAAAGAAGATGCTTCACTCAGTAGAGCTGCTGCAAAAAGCAGAAAAAATAGCTCTAAACTATGATGCTGAGAACGGATATTTCTTGGCGTTTAGTGGAGGAAAAGACTCTCAAGCTCTTTTCCACATGGTTCAGTTGGCTGGGGTAAAATTTAAGGGGCACATGAATCTTACGAGCGTGGATCCACCTGAAGTAATACGCTTTGTAAAGAAGAACTATTCCGAGGTAGAACTGACAAAACCTGGCAAATCCATCTACCAGTACGCCGTAGAAAAGAAGATATTGCCCACTATGCGAGTGCGTTGGTGTTGTTCTGAATATAAAGAAACGGCAGGCGCGGGCAAAGTGACGCTAATCGGCATCCGCAAGGCAGAGAGTTCTCGAAGAGCAAAGCGCAACGAGGTGGAAATAAACAACCGCAAGTTTAGTGGCAATCTTGATGGTCTGGACGAATACCGACAGGAGCAGAAAGCAAAACGTGCTCGTCGCAAATCCAAGAAGCAAGGCATGAACATCACTAACGCTGATGAAGAACAGACATTAGGCTGCATACACGGCAAAGAGAGTCTGCTGATTTCGCCCATCATCTATTGGACCGAGCGAGACGTATGGGAGTTTCTCAACGACGTAGTGAAGGTGCCGCATTGCTCGCTCTACGACGAGGGTTGGCATCGCATAGGCTGCATTGGTTGCCCAATGAGTTCATACAAACAAAAGATGCTCGAAAACGAACGCTATCCGCATGTAAAACGAAACTGGATTAAGGCGATTAAAGCCATCCGAAACGGGGGGGTATTCAAAAGAGAACATATCTGGTGGAACATCCGCAAGGACGGGATGCCTCTCAGAAACGTAAGAGGGTTACTCAGAACACAGGCGGTTACATCAAGGGGTACTCAGGACTCAGGCGGTTACATCAAGCATCCAGACCCAGAACACTGGCTGGGGGGGTATACGAGAAGCAGCAATGCCGACATTCCGCATCTGCATACAATGAATGCGAACAAACGACAACGAGGAGACAAAACAGAGGTGTATGGAATCTCGCAGCACCAGGGGTTTCATCCAGCTCCTCTTCTGACCGCTTGACAGAGGAACAAGAAAACGAAATAGCGGAAAACATCTACGACTGGTGGATTTCGGGCAAATCGTACAGACGATGGTATGCAGAGAAGTTCCAACAGATGAAACTTGATTTTGGTGAATATAAACAACACAAACCCTACACAACATGAACAACAATATAAAAAGAAAAGACTGGGTAGGTGGCTCGGCTGCCGTGTTCAAGACGTTGGGCGCAAGCAATCATACGGAAGCGGATAGGCAGCGGGAGATTACTATGCCACTGAACCGAAGGCTACGGAATGGCTGTGCAAGCTGGAGCAGTTTGAAGGCCAGATATTGGAACCTTCGTGTGGCGAGGGTCACATGAGTAGGGTGTTGGAGGCGGCAGGGTATGATGTGGAGAGCCGCGACCTTGTGGACAGAGGTTACGGCGAGGTGGCAGATTTTCTCGCAATAGACAACTTAACGTGGAACGGCAACATCGTCACCAATCCACCCTACAAATATGCGCAGCAGTTTGTGGAGAAGGCACTAAGCATCATCCCCGAAGGTAAGAAAGTGGCGATGTTCCTGAAGCTGACTTTTCTTGAAGGCAAGGCCCGACGCGCGCTCTTCCGCTCTACCCCACCCATTCGTGTTTGGGTAAGTTCGTCGCGACTGAAATGCGCTCCCAACGGAGACTTCAATGCGATTGTGGGCAGCGCGGCAGCTTACGCATGGTTCGTATGGGAGAAAGGATATAAAGACGAGACAACTGTGAAATGGTTTAACTGATAGATTTACGAAACAACAAAGCATGGTAGAACTGAATAAGATATATAATGAAGACTGCCTGGAAGGGATGAAAAGGATTCCGGACGGGAGTGTGGATTGCGTGATATGCGATTTGCCGTATGGTGTTCTCAACAAACAGAGTGAAGGAGGGAAATGGGATAGCATTATTCCGCTTGAGTCATTATGGAAAGAATATCTACGCATAGCAAAAAACAATGCAGCGATTATTCTTTTCTGTCAAGGTATGTTCACTGCACAACTTATGGTGTCGCAGCCGAAACTTTGGAAATATAATCTTATTTGGAGCAAAAACAGAGCAACGGGCTTTTTGAATGTCAACAAGATGCCTCTGCGCTCGCATGAGGATATTGCAGTATTCTATCGGAAGCAACCTATCTACAACCCTCAGATGATAAAATGTGCGCCACATAAACGAAACCATCACAGGGGCGATGGTTCTCATAGTTTGAAGCGGGGGTGTTACGGCGACCATAAAGAAGTGCCTACTATCGTATCAGACGAAAAATTTCCAAAGAGCATTATCTGCTTTGATAAAGAACATTCAGCCGACGCCTTCCATCCCACCCAAAAGCCCGTAGCTCTTATTCGGTACCTCATCCGTACCTACTCCAATGAGGGCGACACCATCTTAGACAACTGCATGGGCAGCGGCACCACTGCCATTGCAGCCATCCGCGAGAAGCGCAGCTTCATCGGCTTTGAGCTCAACAAGGAGTATTACAACAAGGCTTGCAAGCGCATCAAACTGGAGATGGCGCAGCCCACTCTCTTCTGACAAACATAACCAACAACAACACAAAAACAACACATGAATAACAACCGACACAAAGTATCAGGATAACACAATGCAGCAAGCGCACAATATATACTTAACTAAATTCCAGCAGCAGTCGCTATATATGGGAGCCAAGGATGAGCGAGTGATTGCTGCCCGCCGTGTGGGTAAGACCGATGGCTTGGTAGCTCCTTATGTGTGGGCCGCAAGCAACTCCATGCCTGGTATGCTCGGCGCATGGGTAGCAGTGTCGCGTCAACAGGGCTTCGGCAAGACCATACCGAGTACGATGGCAGCCATGGAGCGTATGTTCGGCTTTACGCAGGGCATACACTTCGGTTGGGGACGACCGCCGAAACATGCTCGCGAGAGTATCTTCAAGCCTAAGAACTACGAGAATTATATATGGTTTGCCAATGGTGCGGGATGGGTTCTTATATCCCTCTCGCAGACCGCGAGTGCCAACAGTTACACGTTTAGTGCGCTTGTGGGCGACGAAGCGAGGTTCTTTCCTCTAAAAAAGGTAACTGACGAGTTGATGCCGGCTCTTTCAGGCCAGACACATCCATTAGGCAACATCAACTTTACGGAATACAATCCGATGTATAAGAGTACGCGCTTTCTCTCCGATGCAGCCCTTACAGCCAAAGGGTCTTGGCTTGAAAGGGAGGAAGAGAAACTGGACTTGACCGTGGAGACGGGTCCATTCAAAGGCAAGACCTACAGATGGGTGCAGGAGCAGTTGGAGGATTACGCCAACAAGGTGATACGCTACAACGACCTGCTGTATAACGCAAAGAAGACAAAGCACGGCGTACATGTGGTGCCGAAGGAGTTGCGCACGATGATCCGTGCCGTGGCTCTAAAGATGATGAAGCATGAAGGAGAATACCGCATAATGCCCAACCATGGGCAACACGTCACCAAAGCGATGGTGGAAATGGCCGTAAACTATAAGCTCATTCCGCAGGACGATGCCGAACTGATTTATGACTACGAGTATCTCATCACGCCAGAAGAGGATTTTGAGATGCAGATGTTCCTGCGGTCGAAGAAGTTCTCTGAAGGCTATCTGCGAGAACTGCGCCGTGTGGCTTTCTGTGTGCGCCGCGCGTCGTCGCTCGATAATGTTGATGTTCTCTCAGAGAGTTACATAAGGCAGATGAAGCGCGATCTTCCTCCCATGACCTTCGCAATTTCAATACTCAACTTGAAAATCCAGAAGACGAATGATGGCTTTTACTCCAACCTTGACATCGACCATGTTCACGGATATATACCAGATGATGATGTTCTTAGCCAGGCAAATTTTAGCACACAAAAAGTAAGCGGAATCATCAACGGCAAACGCATCACGAGCGAGAGTTATCAACCCGACTTCAAGGAGTTGGGCGAGCGCAACGACTCACGCATGGACTCCGACTGCATCAACTCCCTTCCTTTATATATAGCCTTGGATTACAATGCCAACATCAATACGCTTGCGGTTGGGCAAATGTATGAGCGCGACGGCATGGAGTGTCTGAATGTCATCAAGAGTTTTTATGTGAAGAACGAGCGCAAACTGCGTGAACTGATTGCCGATTTTTCTGCCTATTATGCTCCCAAGCGAGCCATCAACCGCGACGTGACGTATTTCTATGATGCCACGGCAAAGCAGGGCGCATCGTATGCTTCGTCAGACGAGCGATTCTACATGACCGTGATTGCTGAACTGGAGAAGCGAGGGTGGAACGTGACGGGCATAGATATGGGTGCTCCCGAGAAGCACGAGGTGAAGCACAAGATCATCAATGACGGCTTGGCTCACCTCTCCTACCCTGCCATCCGCATCAACCAGCCGAACAACCCTGACCTTATCATAGCCATGCAGCTTTGCGAAGTGCAGATTTCTTATAAGGGTTTCCACAAAGACAAGAGTCAGGAGAAGAAGCCTGAGAGCGAGGACACGCTACCCCTGCAGCAACGTACCGACTTCACGGATGCCTTCGACACCCTGTATTTAGGTTGCAAGTTCTTCCGTGGCGGTGGCGGTTGGTTTGTGCTGCCAAGTGGCAGATAAAAAAGACAGGCGCTTCGCAGTGCCTGTCTCGCATAACAAGATCCTTCGCCAAGGAACAAATAAAATATAGGTAAAGAAAATGTAAATATGTTTTATTCAACATTATCCTTGCTCATTCTTTAGACAGAGATAATTCAACCTTTAGTAAATCTTCCACGAGTTTGACATACAAAGCATAGCACCTTGCCTTCTTTTCACTGTCCCGTCTTGCCCTTTCAATAAGTTGCTCGCCTGTGCCGCAGAAACAACCGACCGTCCACATGTTGTTGCTCCTTGTCCAAGTGAAATATCTCCCTGATGAAAAGTTGTTCTTGAAAACTATGTAATCAGAATTTCGCGAAATCTTTGCATTGCCACACACCCATGCATTGCCATGCACCTCTGCATTGCCATGCACCTTTGCATTGCCATACACCTTTGTATTTACACACACCTTTGCATTGCCACACACCTTTGCATTGCCATACACCTCTGCATTGCCATACACCTCTGCATTGCCATACACCTCTACATTGTCAAGAATCTGTGCATCGCCATACACCTTTGTATTTACACACACCTTTGCATTGCCACACACCTTTGCATTGCCATACACCTCTGCATTGCCATACACCTCTGCATTGCCATACACCTCTACATTGTCAAGAATCTGTGCATCGCCATATACCTTTGCATTGTCACGCACCCACGCATTGCCTGTCTGAGAAAGGTTGCTCTCTTTCTCTATCCAGCCGCCTTTGTCACCAGTTTTCACATTGGAAAAAGCCTCGACACACTCTATTCTGTGAAGAATCACTTCACCGACTTTAATAGTCTCATTAGTTAACCTGTACTTCATTTCCGCAAAGTTTTATTAGTCTTTTCAAACATATCATGCCGAGCACCTTTTAGCCATGACTTCAGGTTGATAAAATTCTCATTATCAAGATTAGCATCACGCCATGCCGCATACTCGGAATACGTCATTTTATTCTCAATGATGAGAACCATGTCTTCTGGATTCAGAAAATCTACCTCCCCGAAGTCGCACGAGTCGCCTACCACATCAGCAACCCAATACCAGGTGCGGCAACCGTCAAAAAGCTGCTTGTTCACAGTCTCGGCAAGGTCGTTGCAAGCATCTTTGAAACGCTGCACCACATTGGACTTTTCTATAGCTTTGTTATTTCTCATCATCTATAATTCAACAAAATTTTCGTACACACTCAAATTAGTCCACCAATCTTCTCTGCCATCCTGTATATAGAGGTTTTCTGGCATCGCATGTTGAGTCTTCTCCTTTATCCATTCATCGGGGACAAAAGCTTCAAAATCCGCCATCCGTTTGTTGTTATAACTGGGATGATAGAGAGGACGGAAATGACCGTTGAAACGATAGCACGTCACTTTTACCAAACCTTTCTTTTGGGGCTGCTTGAACGTGACAGAGTAACGGTTGCCTCGATGCAACGCTGCGAGGGCATGCAGATAGTCATCACTGCCACATTCACAGACCATCTCTCCTTCTCTATAGCGAAAATAGCAATCCCACAGATTACGACGGAAAATATACCAGAAAAAATCCATTTCATTGTCTGTCATCTGTGTTATGTTGCGGAACACAATCTCACGCCACACATGCTGACGGAGGTGCGATCCGTGGGCAAATCCCTCTACAGCTGAAACAAAGTCGTGGCGGTTAAGATTCAGATGTATCATACAATAGATGTTTTATATCGTCATACATAGCCATATCCACCGTTTTGCCATTGAAATGTCCAAGAGCAAGCAACTGCCCGTTTTCCACAGAAGCATCCTGAACAGACGGAGCACTGGACCGCACAACAAAAATGTCAAACTCTTGGATGCAATCAAGATTCTCAGGCGGTATGATCCGCATATCCTCACGAACCTTCAGACGGATGCGCTGCACATCAGCAAGAGACAGCACAGCATGTTGCTGTTTTGCCTTACGCACAGCCTCGCATTCCATCTTCACGAGGTGAGTCTCATAAGCCTCCCTGAAGATGCGTTCATTTTGCCACAAAGCAGCCTGAGAAAGAAAATTCAAAAAACCACGCTGGCCATCAGCCATTTTCATTATAGCGAACCATTCTTCTATGATAAGAATGTTATCCTTACGTCGCCAGGTGATAATGCCGTGCTGTTCAAAAAGATCAAAAGATTTGACTATAGTCACAACATCTTTCAGATCCTTCAGAGCAGACGAGTTTCGCTTGTTGCGTTTAAATTTGAAAATATTCCACATATCATTTAAATAGTTTAAGAATTTCGAAAAAACTCCTTCTATTCTCACGAACCAAAGAAGCGAATGTGTAAAGTATTTTAGCAAATAATAAAATAGGAGATAATGAACCCCAAAGAAGGCATGCCAGAGCAAGCCGACTTAAAAACGCCCCATGAGCCTCACGGATAAGAGCCATAAAGATTCATCATCAAAATAAAATCAAAACATCAATGGGTTATAAATCTTGTGCCATCAACTTCAATGACAAGAATATCATTAACGACACGTATTTCACCGCTATTCACGAATTGCACCTTACGCTGATGCCTTGACACGTCAACAGAAAGGCAAACGCAGTTGCCCACATCGACATGTCCTGTTTTTGTAAGAAACTTAATGAAAAACGGCATCCTTTTCAAATCCCTTGCATCACAAGGAGGGTCATACCCCGTGACAAGCTGGTTGGAGCGCGCATCGCGCCACTGCCATTTCTCTGTGTAGCTCCGCAGATTAGAATATGATTGTGAATGAGGGAATCTTGCCATAATGAGTAAAAATGTTGGACACCAAAGAAACATGCACATGCTATAGAAATGAAATCATTCATGATCAATTTCCTTGATAATTAAAAGAACCTTGTATATAGTATCACGCCGGACGATGCCGCAGGAAGAAGGCATAGCAGACGAAGACTCGCAACATTCCTTATACCATGCTTGCAATCTCGTCTTCAGCATGTGAAGGCGCGTTTCGTCCATCATCTCGACAACCTTCTGCTCGTCATACACGCCAGACACTTGCAATCCGCATGCCATCAAGATAACCGACAAGCATAAATCGGCCAGGAAAAAGACCATGTCTTGCCCCAAAAATAAGACAAGAGGCGCAACAATGACAGCATTGACACAAGACGTCAGGATCAACGAGACACTAATGAAAAAAAAATTCTTTTTCATAATCCTTCAATTTTTGTAAGGGGGAAATTCAGCATGAATAAAACGGTCGAGAACAGGCGACTTTAATTGTCCCCCATTGCGCAAAGCCATCTGGCGAAGCCTGATGACATCAGGCAAGACCGCATTCCGTATTGGATTTCCCCAATTGTGTTTATTAGAAAAAAGTTGTTGGTTTGAGAAGAACATCAGAGAATAGGCCGACAGCGCATTATCGCGGATGCGGTCGTACATAGGGCCTGAGAGCACAAGCGCCTTCTCGTCATTATACAAAACCATGTGTGAAGCGCAAAAAGTGGCATCACGATGAGAAATGTACAACAGGTGATCGGCATACTGAGACAAATGCCGATGGATGATGTCGGTATAGTCGCCCAACGTAGAAAGGACTAAGTCGGAAATCCATCCACGTTCGAAGCACTGCTGCAAAAACAAGACAGTGTCGGAGCCAAGATACGGAATGGCAAGCACCATAAGATGCGCATTGTCGACCAAACAGCTCACAGCACGATAAAACTTCTCCATAGTGACATCGCTATGAGTATAGAACGTCAATGACCTGCGAGGCGCCTGCATGACAGCCTGTGGAAGTTTGACATCAACACAGCAAGGAGGAATAAATAATAAAGTGTCGTCCATAAAGTGTCATATAAAGATTAGGCAACATCACAGCATAGGCATCACTAAAGTAAGCACTTTTGGCGAAGGTCCATCGGCATGAAACAGCGCAGGCCGAGAAGGGTCGCTCATCCTCATACAAACAACATCAGACTCAATAGTCTCCACACATGTCAGAACCTTTTTCGCATTAAAAGCAATGCAGAAGCCATCATCGCAAACAGCATCAGTCACGACAATCTGGTCTTTAATAGACTGGCTGTAATCGAAATTGTCGGCAGACACATTCAGGAACTGTCCTTCTTTAGAGAAACTTATGCGGCCATCATCCTTGCATCCAAACAAGCTCACACGCTTCACGACAGAAAGAAACTCCTTTTTGTCGAAAGAGACGACGAAAGGACTGCCTTTAGGAATGATGGAATTATAATTAGGGAAACGATTTTCGGTAACCTTACAAATAAATTCGACATCATCACTCTTCACCACGATATGATCGCCATCGCACTTCACATCCACATCAGAACAGTCGCTAAAAACGCTCAAAGCCCGGATGTATTGATGATGCAAAAGAATTTTAGCAGCCTCGCCCGATCTATAAAAATTGGAGCCACCATTATTAGGGTCGTTGCTATGAACAGCTCTAAAAAGGGAAAATCCATCAGATGCCGCAAAGAAAAGTTCGGAGAAGTCTTCAGCAAGGTCGATGCAGACACATTGCATTTGCGGGCGAGTGATGTCATTTGAGATGAAACGGCTTGCAGCACTGATATAATCAAGAAACATCTTAGCAGGCAAAGAGATATGGAGAGCATCGTCCGACACGCCATTCATTTTAAGGAAATTGGATCCATCCATGCACATCAAAGACACCTTGCCAGATTTAGTGTTCTCGCCCTTATTGTCACTAATGCAATAGTCCATGTCTAATTTATAAGAAGACTCGTCAATATCAAAAGTAACAGGGCAGTCGGGCAGAGAAGACAAAAGAGGCACAATATCCTTCACAGGCAACGCAACAGGTTTAGAAAAATTGCCACCAACAAGAGTGAAAGGCACAGGTAGGGATAGGCAAGCATCCCCCGTAGACGACATCAAATAAAAATCGCCTTGTTCATTTTGAAAAAGAAGCACATTTTCAAAAATTGCTATTGAAGGTTTAGAAGTCATGCACTTTAAAGCCTTTTGAAGGGCATTGTTCAACGACTGAGAAGATTTAGCTTGAAGTTTCATAAAAAAATTTAAAGAAATTAGTAATACAAACATATCCGCGCGTCAACATGCGGAAAAATATCTCACGAAAGACAGAAAACCATCCATCATCAACAAGCAGGCGCTCAAAATTGCCTTACAGCATTGAAGCGAGCCGCGGAACATGAGCACCCACTTGTAAAACTCATCAGAAAGGCAGATCATCCGCTTGGAAAGTACTGCCATCCAAACCAACTTGAGATGAACCCTCAGAAGAAGGGACATAAGCGGCAGACGAGACAGCTTTTTCGACATTAGCAGAAATATTATTATAAGGAGAAGGCTGCTGAGCGAGCTGCATTTGATTCACTAAGCTAAGACGCTTGTTCAGGCGAATGCGGATAGCCTTGAACAAATGAGACCGTTCGTCAGTAGGGTCTTGATTGACAATATCCGGGTCATATACCTTATTTTGTTCCTTAACCTGCGCTATGAGATTAGGAAATTTTTGAGCCACAGACTTTATGTAATCAATAGAGAAATTCAAGCACACCTCATGAGTGGGAATGTCAGCATTGCTATCACCACGCTCTTGGGCAGAGCGGCGAATGGCGTTTTTGAATTTTTCGCTGAGCGGCCACATGTTTAATTTCAGGAAAGCCATCAGCTTATTACCATCTTTCTTTGAGGTAGTAAGAGTGATGGGGTTTAAAGGTGCGGGGATGCACACATACGGCCAATCAGGATGATTGGGGTCGAGATTAGTAAGGACTTTTGCTCCATTGAGGCTCAATAAGTCGGGGGAAAAATTAAAACTTGCCATTGTAAAAAAAATTATTGTTAATATTCATCAAACTTTCATCATACTTGTACCTTGATACCGTAATAGTCGAAAAAAAGGCTCTCAAACTGCTTGGCTGCATATAGTGCTGCTTCCTCGCTATTAAAGCACAAGGGGAAAGACATACTCAGAATCGGCTCTGCATCGCGATTCAGCACAAACAAATTGCCGACACCGGAATACATAGAAAGATCCGCACAAGTGCAAGATAGGATATGCTTAACACCCTTACTCAATTTTTTCTCCCCACTCATGCGCTTCATTTCATCCATGGTGTAGAGAATCCAATAAGGATTATAAGTCTGGCCATTTTTATCGCACGAAACGCCTTTGTTGATAGCCTTTTGAACGATCAGCAGTTTATAGAGTGCTTGCGCTTGCCTTTGCGCCTGTTGGTCTACACCGTTACAGACATTAAATACATCAGCATTTATCCCAAGTTTTGCGCAAGCATCAGCAAAAGTCTTGATGCTCTCGAAAGAATATTCAGGTTCTTCGTCTACAAGAACAAGCGCAAGATTACCGTCAACCTTTCTCCATTCAGGTTTCTTGCCTTCAGGTATTTCAACTTTAATATCCATAATGCAGTTCAGTAATTTTTTGTTTCTATAATCATTAACTTTCAAAGTCGCTCACTATATTCAGGACATCTTTAATTGCAGCACATCGGGCCACATTAGCCTCGTCGGGGTCGGCAAGGCATCGGTCTTGAGCGGTCTTGAGCATAGTGTGAAGACGATTCTTCAAACCGTCAAGATTGGCAGCACGACGTATTCTTTCATTCTCCCTGCGGAAATATGACTCAATAAAGTGGAAAGCCAAGTACCAGGAAAAAAGACCCATGGTAATGACAATGGTTGCTATAATTCTGCCAACACAATCATCGCCATCCACCTTATACAGGAACATACCACCAGCGAGAGACAGAAGCCCTAAGAAGTAGAGCATCACGCCAAAATTATATTCATCAAAATGCAGTCTCATATTCGACCTATATTTCAAAGATTTCATCTATAGTGTTTATTTATAATGCCATCGTTTTAAAACGGCATATCAGTTTTTACATTAGGAACCACTGAAGCAGACATGGCAAAACGTCTGCCCTGCTTGCGCGTCTTATTGTTTTCCCATCGCTCCTTTTCCTCATTGGTGAGAGTAGTGATGCTGCCATCGTCATTGCGGTAAGGCAATGGGTCGGGACGTTCGGCAAACTGCTTGGCGATGCGCTTGAGCTCACGGTAATCTTTCGGTATCACATCCTTGCCAGGGCGGTAGAAGAAGAACACATGCTTAGACGTTTGGATATAACGTATAAACTTCGGTTCAATAGTGTTGTCGTTTTCCCACTCTTGGCCTGTGAAGTATTCCTGCGTGACCCATGTCTGCAATTTGAAGCATTTGCGCTGTTTGTCGCTCTCGTTTTCGAAGAGGTGCTTCGGGTTGCAGGTGATCGACATATTCTCGCAATAGTCGTAAATTTTCTTTTTGAACGTAGCACGACTATACTCCTTCGACTTGCCCTCGGAAGCATCAGCCCAATCGCGCATAAACTCGTTGAACATATCGTCTGTGCAGACAGGCACGCCGTAGACCTCGTTGCGAGAGAAGAACCACTCGAAGTAGCGGACAATGCTCTCAGTGAGTTTCTGAACCATCTGGCGGCGGCGCACGTTGCCTTGCGGAGCAATGGCGAAAGTGTGGAAGCGCATGAGGAACTGAACAGCCAAGGCACAGAGGTAGATGGTCTGGTTGCGGTCGGCGTCGTCAATTTCCTCCGGTTTCATACTGAAGTTTTTCATCAATGCAGAAGGCAGACGCGCAGCCTTGTGCTTCTGCGGATTGGCTCGCGCGAAACGGTTGGAGAAGCTCACGAGAGGGAAACGTCCAACCGTAGAATCGTCGTCGTCCGACATCGGATAGTTGCAGGTGATAACGCTCTTAGGCGCATCCTCGGCAGAGAACGTCACGGGATCGACCATCTTTCTCTCGACCGTCAGACCCGATGTGACCATGTTGTAGAAATACTTCATAGGAAAAGACTTGGGTTTATCCTCCCAATGCAGCACTCTGTATTTGTAGGGTTCGGAAGACAACTTGCCCAGTTCGAACTTAGCATCAGTAACCGTAATGAAACGCTTCATATCCACATCGAGCACATTAACCGCGCTGCCCACCACAAGTTTGACGATAAGCGACTTGCCCGAGCCGCCAGTGGCCTGCTTCTCGTCGGGAATGTCGTCTTCGAGGAAGTAAGGGCAAACAGGCAGCATCCCCTTGTTGGAGCGATAACACAAGCGGCCGATAGCGGAAATCATGTTGACAAAATGCGCGCCTATAATGGCTTGTTCCTCATCCGTCAATGTTTTCTTGTTGCGTTGCGCTTCCTGCTCCTGCTCCCAAAGGACGTTGGAACAGCCGCGCACGATACGCAATATTGGCCATAAGTCTTGCTCGCGCTGACCTTGCCAGTCGACTTCCCATCGGTAGGTTTGCGCCCATTCTTCAAGGTCGGCTCTAAGTTGTCCGATCTCAAAGGTAGAGAACACCAAAGACCCATCCTCATTTCTCATCTGCTCCTTCTTGTCTATCACCTCCAATCGGTTGCGGTATTCCTGGCGTTCGGTAATGGTGAACGGCGTCTTGAAGGCCCTCATCGTGAAATCGTAAGGTTTCTTGGCAAGCGATGGGATGAAGAAGTTGATGTCGTCGTAAGATACCGGATATATTCTGTCAGGTGTGATTTTCAGAGCCACATTATTGAAGTAGAAATATTCCGTCTTCTCATCAAACGCATCGGCAAAGTTGATCACCATGCTCTGCAATCCGCCAGCAGACTTCTCTGAAAACGTCTTGTCAATCATGTTGGCGCAATCGGACATAAGGCGTTGCTCAGTGTCGTTGTGCCGCCAAGCCTGTTCGATATATTCCAACAACAGCGTCTTAGCCGCCTGGATGATGCTCTTAGCGTCGATATACTCCACGAAGCACTTGTTGAGGTGGATATATTGTCCCACGAGGTCGGTGCTCTCAGGATCGATCATACGATAATATCCGTGAGCCGTCATAAAGAGCCACAATCTGGTAGGTGACACCTTGCATGTAGGTGGCTTTTGCTTACCGCTCCGAGGGTCGCGAGGATATTCTATCTCGAACGGTTCCGTAATTCTGGCACCGCGCAGTCGGGAGTAGAGCGGAAGGCGCAGGTCGTGGTCGAACTGGAAATTTTCTTCCGCGTTCATAATGTATGTCAGCAGATAGTCGCGCACCGACCTTGGCGAGCATCCATAGAGCCATTGCCAGCGCATGCAATATCGAGAGCGGAAGCCTTCAGGCAGCATGGCATAATGCACAGAGCTGAACTTAGTGGCTATAGCTCCGCAGTCGCGCTGTGAGGCAATATCGTTCGGGAAGAGGATGATGACACGCTCAGCAAAGCGGTTCATCTTCTGATATTGTATGGAGCTAAAGTCGAGTTTCTCTTGCTTCCACTCGCCACGTTCAATATACCAGAAGTTTTTCCGTCCGATGGCGAAAGCCACATGATACCAGCAGAAATCTTTGAAGTGCTGGTCGTCAGCCTTGTCGATGCGCAGGGAGCGCATAGCATAATAAACGCTCAGGGCATCTTCGGGAGTGCGGCAAAAGACTATATTGCGAGCCTTAATCTCATTTACAGGAATCTTGGCCTCGATTTTTTTGAACGTGCCTTTAGGTTCTCCGTCAGCAGTGGTGTTTTCCTCCCAGTCCTCGCGAGTCGATGTGTATTTTTCTTCAGGCTCGAACTTCTGAATAGCAGCGTGGACGGCAGTGTTGTCGGTCTTGCGCTGATCCATTGCATATACAAACACGTTGTCGCCCATGAGCCACTTGCTCACCTTGCGCACGCTGTGCTCTTCGGCAGTTGAGAACACTATAGGCTCGCCCCCTGCCATTGCGGGGCGGAAGAAGCATCCGTAGGAGTGGGTCGGTCCGCACACTTGCGAGGCAAAGCACACGAACAGAGGGTTCCACGGCGTGCCATGGATAATCTCGCTCACATGCTGGCCGTTGCGCACGACGGCGGGCAGGGTGACGCTCAGCAGGGAGAATATGCGGAAGTCTTTGTTGAGCATATCGGGTGTGAACGTGCTGCCGAAGCCGAAGCGAGGCAGACCTTTCTGGAGTGTCACCTCACAACCGAGAGCCGCAAGTTCCTGTGGTGAGAAGTCGGTCTTGGGCATGAAGGCGAATGTCTCGATGGTCTGCTGTGCCTGAGTACGGTAGTCCATCTTGGCAAACACTTCCGGAAAGGCATGGTGCACCTCGTCAGTATCGCCATACACGTCAGTGACCAAACGCTGGCAGATGCGTTGCAAACTATTTCCGTGCATTGGAAGGTTCATCTTGGCTGCGTACAGTTCGATGGCTCCGTAGCCTGTCTTGCCCGTTCGTGTGCATTTCCATTTCAAGGCTCCATGCTCTGCCATGCGATTGCCTTCTACGCCAGTGCCGTCGTACAGACCACCGCGCTCATTCTCATAGATGATAAGGTGGGGAGTAGACTTCACATTCAAGCTCTTGCAGACGGGGCAGAAACAAGCCCTCTGTCCTTCTATGCGCTGCTCATCGGCAGCCTTCACGAGCAGATGCAGGTCTATATTGGCAATGCGGTTTAATATTGGATGGTAAAACATTTTTATTACATCGTTTATTTTGACTAAAAAGCCTACAATGAAAATGTCTTTTTTTCAGATGCAGCCCTGGCGCCCAAAAGGGCGTCACTACAAATTGATGAATATGTCAAGTTTATAACGCTTGATGGTGCAGTTGCATGTTTTTTTGATTTTTGACACAAGCAAGAGCACAAAATCTTCGAGAGACATGAACTGCTGGTCGAGACCGTCAATGCGTATCACCAAGCGCCAAAAACATTTGCCATTACGCCATCTGCAAGAATGCTCCCTGTCTATGACCAGATTGTGCAAGCGTCCGCCCATCATGTGCAGAAGTTCGGCACACACATCTCTCAATAATACGAAAGGGGCTCCATAGAAAAGCAGAGCAGGCGTATTGTCATCCACGCCTCTCATCGTTAAGGAATAAGCGATGCGATGAAGATAGCCATAGGGCGTGACTCGTCCTCTCATCTTGGAGCCTTGTCTGTTGGGTACATAGGGGAAATCTAAATAGCTGTAAGATGGCATAAAAAATCAGGCGTTTTTAAGTTCATGCTGCTCAATATACTCATCAATGATGGATGCTACACCTTTGACTTCCCAATCATCAAAATTTTCAGACTTGAAACGTGAGCGCACCGTCATCTGTGACTTCATGTCAAGACTCTTCATATAATTGCAAAACCGCACACCCTCGCCAAGAGCACTGATACGCGCATAAAAGTTAGCTGTGTCAGAAGTGGCATCTGCTTTTTTGACCAAAGGAACCATAAAATCATTTTTAATTTTTGAGACTCCAATAATTTCCCATGATTTGAAACCCTTATCGAAAAATCTAAGGTATGCAGTGCTAACAGACATGCCATATTTTTCCATCAAGGCAAAAAGACTTTTTTTTTCATCTGAGGTCAAATCAGATACATTAAGAATGCCTCCAGACAATATTTTACTAAAGCAATTTTTGTTCATCCGTATATAATTATTAAATTTGTATGCAAAGATATTATTAAATTTTGGTGTTTCCAAAGGATAAACCTTTTTTAACACTAAATTATTTGGACAGTCATAAAATTATCAACCTTCAAACTTTTATATTATATGGAAAATTACAATTTCTGCTACAACTATGGATTTCTTGCAGACTGGCTCAAGGCAAATCCGAAAATCAAGCGTTACACAGTATTGGAAAATTTAGACATGTCGGATTATCGCACGTTTCAGAATTGGGTGGAAGGTATCACGATGATGCCCATTACACAAATGATGAAATTCTGCAACAGATACAACGTACCCGTCACAGCCTTTTTCTTTGATGAGAATGCAGATGGCACATCAATTTTCTCTGCGATACACGATGATGCCATGACAGAGCCAGCTGGAGGATGGCCTGACTCACAACGCAAAGTAGGGATAAAAGTGTGCGACCCAAGAACAAAAATACATTACGTCACAAATCTGCCTGCTTACATCAAAGACCAAAAAACACAATGTGCGGACAAAGAAGAAGCGGTAGACAACGGCAAGAAGGCACGAGAACAAGAAGAGGAAACCTCGAAAGAAGAAAGGATGCGCTATCTTGACATCATTGAGCAACAGAACAAGAAACTATTGCAGCTTTTGGAAGAGGTGAACACGCTACGAGAGAAACTCTCACAAGCAGAGAGAGACGACAAAAGGCGAGGTTACGGATTTGTGGCCGAAGAAGAAAAAGGACATGATTGAAACAGACATCAGGATGATGGGAAGAAGAAAACACAGCCACCTGTCGTCATGACAAGTGGCTGCTCCCTAAACAAAAACTAACAGATATAAAAAAGTACAGAAATATTTTAATCAAAAACTCTGCATGTTGATAGCGGCGTATTTTTTTCTATAAAATTCTTTTTCGCCAACAGCAATCACATCCTCTCTCCCGCTCTCGTAAGGCATATCAGCATACCAAAAACCTTGATGCAGGAACATGACAGGCGTCTTGTCGCCGAATGTGAACGAAAGCATGCTGTCACCTCCATTAGACGAAGGGAGGAAACGGAATATGCGCACAAGGTCCATTTCGTTCACAACAGGCAGGGCAGACATCTGCTGAGCGAGCGAGCTACCCTCTACAGGAACGAACATGGCATTGCCATCGCGAAGGGTGATTTTTTCCCATCCTTCTTTTCGTGAGGCGCAGCCGAACTCAACGCCTGAAACCCCACCAGCCATGCCATTGGGCGATTCGTAATAATGTGATGCGCCTTGCTGTTTGGCCCATTGGCACGCTTGATCTTCCGCAGCCTTGCATCTGTCAAAAAACTCAGTCAGCATCTGGCCTGTTTCGGAATCGGAAGGCGTCTTGTAATAGAAACGAGGTTTTTTCATTCTTTAGCAAATTATGTTTATAAAATATACAGGCAAATCATTTCAAGCGGCAATATATCACAGGTTCGCCACACTCGTCGTCTACCATGTGAAAACCTTTTGCGCTCAAGGCATCAAGGTATAATGAGAGAGGGTCGCCAAGTTCGCACACCACTGCCTTGAAGTAGGAGCGAAGCTGATAGTCGGTAAAAACATCGCAATCCTCGCTCCAATGGTCGGCGGGTTTATACTTATTGCAAAACGCTACAATCTTGGATGGAATAACAAAGTCCTGTAAGGTAACTTCCGGCTGCTCGGTGTTTTCTATTATGTCTTGTTTCTTTCTGCTCATGCCTTCTATCGTTTATAGTAAAGCCATGTACAAATTCCAACAGCAACTATCCAGAACAAAAAGATTGCGATTAGATTAGAAGTTGATGTTGGTTTTATATCATCCGTATTCTTCTCCTTCGTCACATTCGTGCTGTCCTTCTTTGCCCAGTGGGTACCAACGTCCAGTTTGTTGTGCAGTACAAGACTGTCTATAGTGTACTGCATTCGTGATATAGTCTCTTCCTGATACTTCAGTCGTGCCTCGTATGTGGCATTGCGCTCATAGTCGCCCTTGCGGTGTATGGTTCGGTCGGTGGTGGTGGTCTTGTTGCCAGACGCATCCACACTCTCAGTCACACGCTCGGTAATAGTCTCTTCGTTGCTGCCCTTGTCGGCCATGGTGCTGGTGGTAAACTGCTCAGTAGTGGTAGAACTGACAGTACTATCCATAGAAGTCTCCGACTTCACAACACTGTCCTTAACGATGGCTACGACACTATCAAAACTCTGTTCGCTACTCCCCTGCTCCACCTTGCGTGAAGCAGTGCAGCTCGCAAGCGTGATTACAGCCACAAGCCATAAAATAACAGATTTGATTGTTCCCATGTTATTTTCGTCTCATTGATTTATGCTTGCAAAGATATTCAAAGCCGCTGACATCAACAGGACATAGCTAAAAACACCGCCTACCCTTGGGACTGGGTAAGCGGTGTAAAAAAATATCTCATAAAGCTTAGCTCACTATAAAGAACTTTTGAACTTTACCTGTATTTCCCTACCGAAACACTCCGTCAGTACGTTATACATCTCGGCTTTTGCTTGGATGGAACCCTCGCACACAGCCTTATTAAACACCTCTATGAATGCGGGGGTAGCCAACAGCGTCAATACCCCATCGGCATACGACTCAAACTCCATCCCTGGCATAAAGAGAGCATGTACGCCCTCATACTTAGCCAAGAACTCTTGCCACTGCTCCTTGCCATCGGCTACCCCTTCATCGGCATCGGCAAAAGCAAGCACCTGCTGCACTGCCTTCTTAGGCTCATGCTGTTTTAGCCATTGTTGCATAACGTATAATACGAAATCTTCCGTCGTGCCATCCCATCTATGCGGTTGCTCTACGGCTTGGGGTAGTCCATTGTAGGCATAGGACTTAAAATCATTCCAGAGGTCTTCAGGAACGTCAGCAAACAAGGACCTGAGTCTCTCTTCGTCGAGCGTAGGATATAGTGACATCAACTTAGCGCATAGTCGCTTTTCAGATGGACCACGATGCAGCTCCTGTTCACGCGCCACACCTAACGGAGTGCGTTTGATGTGAAATTTTATCTTTTCAGGATTACCTCGTTTTGCGCTTCCTCTATAAATAGGCTCATAGCCTTTTTTGTCGGGGTCGGTACAAGCAAGCATAATTTCAATCTTGTTTTCCTCGCACAGCCTTGCCATATCGCCACATGCTACGTCTAACACCTGTTTGCGGAACTGCGAGAATTTCTGATATTTCTCAGTTGTCACAACCTTTGCAGGTTGAATGTCGTCGCTCTTCTCAACGTCTACCTTGAACATTCCCAACGCTTCTTTTAACTCACGATAATCTATAACAGGGTGCATCTGTCCTTTGCTCGCATACTTCATCAGCAACAGATAAAGACGTGACGTGTAAGCCGAATTGCAGAAATAGGCTATTCGCTCAAGATGATTGAAATATCCGTCCGTCATATCAAACACGGCTTTTGCTACCTCAATGTTTATCGTGACCTCGACATATCCGTCTCGCCTAAACTTGCGCACTTCCTGTCCGTCCTCGTCTATCTTTGTTTCGCTGTCTCCCGAATAGTTAAAGTCTTCGCCTTCTCGTGATGTGAAGTTCTTGGGGATAAAAATTTTACTGAAGATAGGCATGTAGTCCTCACCTTTTCTAAGTCCGGTCTCGGGGTCGAAACGTGGCAGATGAAACTCAATTTTTTTCATTTGGTTTATCACCTTCACCGACTCATCGTAATGACTGCTATCTATGCCGAAGTCAGCCAGACGCAAACGTATCGGTCCCATCTTCAACAGATCTTCTTTCGTGATACCTCCGTTAGGACGTTCTTTGCTCAAATAGCGGTGTTCATTCAAGAACTTGGCAAAATGGTCTTGCAGCCGTCCGCTTACCAACAACATAACGTCCTGTTGTATGAGTGTATAGCTTTTAGCATACGATGTGTAGTTGACGGGAGTGTTTATCCAGCGCAATTCGTTCAAAGCAAGTTGAAGTTTGCCTTCTTGGTTTTCGTTTTTCGCTTTCTTTGCCATAATCTACGTTTTTATTTACTAACACCTACGTATTTATTTACCAACTCCTACGTTTTTGTTTACCAACACCTACGTTTTTATTTACTTCGTGTACTCTAACTTGTTGATTTTCAATTCAACCAATACCCCTTAATATAATATAATATAAACTATAATTTTATTCTCTTCTAAAAACGATAAATATATATCTTATAGTTATATTATATTAAGAGGTTTTGGGCACGTTGATTATCAGTCAATTATCTACGGTGTGGTAAACAAATACGTAGGAGTTGGTAAACAAATACGTAGGTTTACGTAAACTAATCCGTAGGTGTTGGTAAACAAATTCGTAGGTGTTACAAACCAAAAACTGCACACTTTGTAGTGACCTGGTAAAAAACTTTAGTAAGATTTTACCTCACTTGTTTCTCTCTACAAACTCATGTATAGCTTGCAGGGCAAGGTCTTTTAACGTGCGCCCAGACTGAAACTTCATCATTGTCAATTGCATATAGTCTTCCATAGGTACGTTGACAACGATACCGTTCTCAGTCTTTTTGCCCTTAAGCTTGCGAGCGTTCTGCATGATGTCGGAACTATAAGTGGGAGCTGATTGTTCAGCAACAGGAGTAGATGGTGCTTGTGTGTCCGTTGTAGGCTTGTCCTTGCCCGACACTGGCTCTTGCTCTGCCTTCTCATCCTTGTTCTCTCTGTTTTCTCTGCGCTGCTGACTGCCAGCCTCCAATATGCGCTCGTTCTCATCGATAGCGTCTGAGTTCTCAAGCGCGAAACGCTTGGTCTTCTTGGTCATTTCTCTTGCCACGTTATTAAAAGTGTTAAAAGTTAAAACTATTGATTATCTCTTTCGTGAATCTTTCGTAGTCCTGCCCTACCCTGCAATATCTGGCATACTCGAAGATGTCCTTGCGCATCGCCTGGGCTTCCACCATCTTTGTGTCTCGGCGTGTGTATGCGTCAAACATATAGTCTTGGTACTTCTCGCCTAAGTATGCCTTAAACTCCTTGGTGGCATTGGTCTGGTCGTTGCTCATCACCATCAGAAGGCCACGAATGTCAAGGTCAGGATTCAGATCCTCACGCGTTTCCTCGATGGCATTGATAATCTCGGCAATACCTTTTGTCGCCAACACTTCGAGTTGCACGGGCAGAACTACGCTTGTGGCTGCTGTCAGAGCGTTGTACGTGAGCAACGACATGGCAGGAGGACAGTCTATCAGCACGTAGTCGAAAGCTTCCGTAACGGTTGTTACGCCCTCGTCTGCCAGTTCGGTGCCGAGCAACTCGTTCAGCGGTTTTGCAAGCAACTTATAAAGAGCCTTGCGTGGCATTGCTCTCTGGTTTAAGAATGGGTCGATGGATATAAGTTGTGAAGATGCCGGAGCAAGGTAAATGCCATCACGTACCTGATAAACGGGCAGATTGCTCTGCTGTACCAGTGCATCATAAACGGTAGGCTCGCCGACGTTCTGAATCTCGCTCCATCCGAAGAGGAACGATGCACATGCCTGTGGGTCGAGGTCGATGATGAGCACACGAGGCAAACGCTTGCGTCCGTCGGCATCCTCGCCAAACTTCCCTTTCCCCACAAGGCGCAGCCCTGCTGCCAAACTCTGTACTGTAGTTGTCTTACCTACTCCGCCTTTGTGATTTACAAAGGCGAGAACTTCTCTGAGTCTTTCCATATTTTTTGAGAATATTAAAATGTTGATAATTTGTACTTACGTAAATACAAACGTATGAATGTACGTATAAACGTATGAACGTACAAACGTATGAATGTAGGTATGTATTATAAAGAGATCGCTATGGTGCGGTGTCTTAGCCTGTTTTATTGTGTATTCAAGTTTCGCAAGTTGTTTTGATTATGTTGCAAATTTAAGAATTATAATTCATCTTACAAAATAATATTGCATAAATTTAATATTTATCTATGTAGATATGTACATAGATACATAAATAGATAAATATGTTGATAAGTATTTAAGTATATATGAATATAAATAGGCAGATACGTAGATACAAATGTAAGTACCTATGTATCTATAAACATATAAACGTATAAACGTATGAAAATACAAACGTATGAAAATACTTTAGTGATGGGGGGAAATGGTATATACTCTTTACTTGCTGAATGCTCCGCACAATAAAGGCAGGATGAAAAATGCTGCGCCAAAAAGGGAGAACAGAAGAAAGCCTGCTCCTGCGAAAAAGAATGTCATCAATGTGTAAGCGATAATTTTTTGTGCTATGTGGGATGATTTTTTTCTTGTGCGCGCTGTTTTGTCTTTGTCGTTCACATTTAAACTTTGCTCACCTGCTTGCGAGTAATGGTGCTGAGCTTCCGTTTCGGGACTGTGAATAATCTCAGACTCTATAGAGGGAGCAATCTCATCTGGGATGATTGCGTCTTCCATGGAGGGAACTTCGATGTGAGAGGCATCAGGCGATTCAATCTTTCCATCAACGCATACGATAACATCGCCATGCAGACTGACCTCAATCTGGCAGCCTGGAGTGAGATTCTTTTGAAGGAACGTGCGGGCGCTTCCGCAATTGGCATGGACGAAACGATGGCCATTCATTTCCACTTCGTCGAAGTCGGCCACATACGTCACCTTGCCAGTTTTTTCGCCTATCGTGGTATGATGTCCGCGATATGTGGTAACGGCCGTAAACACCGGACGGAACTTAAATGCACAGTTATACTTAGCGTCGTGGTCGGTCTGTCCTATGCGGTCGTAATAGTCGTAATTGTCAAACTTGAACACAAGTCCGTCTGTAGGGTAGGGCAGATTTTCACGGTCTAACTCGGCAGCGCATACAATACTCTCAATGTCCTGTTCCAACTCTTCATCCATCTTGCCAAGGTCGAAATCTGCCACGAAGCCCGAAGTTTTGAAGCCGTTACGCTCAAGAGCCTCCATTGCAGCCGCATGTCTTACCACACCGTCCATAATCAGCCGAAATGGGTGAAACTCCAGACGCTTGCACTCCGAAGAAATAGCCACCTTCTTGGCCATGATGCCGTTGCTCGTGGATCTTGGTGATTTGCCAGCTTTGCTATAACGTACAAACTCTTCAAGCGAGATAATTACCTCACCTCGCACCTCCACGCGGTCGTACTCATTCCATGCAGCCAACTGGCATGGTACGCCCTGAACGTGCTTGATATGCTCCAGGCAGTCTATGCCGTAAAGCTCCTTACCGTGGCCGTAGGTGGCCTCTGAGAGCATTCCGCGACGATATACCAGGCTAACTGTCTCGCCGTCGAACTTCCACTCCACAGAGACCTTTGCGCCCTTGCTGCTGATGTTGGCAGCTCGCTGTTGTGCTCTCAGGTACTTCACTACAGATTTGGCATCATGCACCTTCTTCATCGACAGACAAGCTGCGCGACGTGCCACGGTGCGCTTGCCGTTGCCATTCTCGCTGTAGCACTGCTGAGTAGGCGAGTCTTTCAAAACCTCATCAGGATGAGCGTCCTCATACTCCTGCAAGGCAAAATACATTGTGTCGTATTCCTCATCACTAATAATCGGGAGATTCAGTGAGAAATATCTAAAATCATGCACCTTCACTTCGTCAACGCATGCGCGGTAGTCTTCAAAAGTCTCAATTTTTTTCATATTTTATAAAGTATTAAAATGGAATTATTATTGTTTTGCCGTTTAGTGATTTTGTTTCAGTTCGAGAGACACAGCCATGATGGTGCGAATGGTCTCGGTAATATACTTGCCGCCGCCATGCGCCATGATCCATTTGTGCGCATCGTCAGCTATAACATATTGGCGGCGACGCCCCTCTATTGCAGGACGGCCTGCGGTTTTTGTGTTTTTTTTATTTTTGACTGTAAGATTCATTTCTTTCGATTGTTTAAAAAAGTGATTCATGAGACGTTTCGGAATGGATAAACTCGTGTGCCAAAGTTGCTATGTCGGCAGGGATGGTGATGGCAAGACGTGTGCCATCTGTGGTATTGCAATAGAATACTGGATGTTCGCCTTCGAGATACAAGTTACCCTCTTCGTCGGAGACTGGACCGCACGAGGACACGATGTTGTGGTCTAATTGGCGGCCCTCGATGTCGATTTGACATTGCCAATATTGAAAAGCGTGTGCTCTGCCAGGTGTCTGGCGGATTCCGCGACAGACTGTTAATGTGGTTTCCTCTCCTTTATTGTTGGTGAAGGTGAAATATACTGTGTACTCCACCTGATGTTTGAAATCTCTTAGTTTTACATTATTCGCCATAATAATAAAAATAAAAAATGTTAATATTCAGAATAAACCTTGTTTTGTATAATTATATTTTTTAAATTTGCACCGTCTTCGGAAGATTTTAATCGAACCTTTATGGAATTGAAAAAAAACACGACTTCCGTTGATGGAAAAGCTCCGACTGTGGATTAAACACTCACAAAGAGCTAATTTCTACTATCGTAGATTCGAGACCAATGGTCTTGCGTAGCCCGGCTTAGGTCGGGCTTTTTTTATTCCTCCTCGTCTTCCTCATCACAAGTATTCTGATATTTGTCGCTGTTGCTCACAAGGTCATCAATAGCAGATTTTAGAGTATAACCCTTTTTGGGATAATAGGCTTCATCGCTTTCTAAATCATCATAGAAGTCGAAACTGCGTTCATCCTCAGAGGCTCTAAGTATACCTCCGTCAGGATCTATACAGAAGCCAAAGATATAATCGTCTTTACTCCAGCCTCCATAGATATTGATTTCAAAACCATCATAATCAACAGTAACATGGTCAATATATCCTATAAACTTTAGACCATCATTATCACCAACAGCAATATAAAGAATTCCTTTCTCGTCCTCGCGCAAATCATACCATGCTTCGTCCTCGTGATTCTTGTACCACTTGGACACCTCGCCGTCGTATTTAAAAGACGACCACAGATAATAATATAAACGATGTTCTAATATCTCGCTATCGAAAAGGTCTTCACCAAACTTCTTGTATTCCGTTTTATCAGGCGAACTGTTTACGCTTTTCAATTTATTAAAACCTGCTATCTCATCTATTCTTAACATATCTTATGACTTAACCGTGATGCCGAGGGCTGAAACTTGTAATTAAAAAAACTTACTATAACAAAGATACTCTTTACTTAAATTGCTTTGTAAGCAAAGCATGTATTAGTTTATCTTCTTCTTCGTCAAAGTGGAAAAAGGTGTAAGAGATTATTGTGGTTCGCCGATTGTCTTTATGCAAATAGATGATGTTCGCTTCCTCGTGCCAATGGATTGGCTTGTAGCAACGCTTCACCATCTCGGAGAATGATGCGTTCTCTTTCTTTGCGAAGTCGCTGTTCCAGGCATTCAGGAGAGCAATGAGCTGCTTCCAACTTATTTCGTTCAAGTCAATATTGCCATTACTCTTCACTGTTTTCTCAAAGAAGTTCAAAGTTGAACAATCAGGCGTTTTTGAAATATAAGTTCTTACCTCTGTGTTGCCATGCAACTCTGCATTGCCAAACACCTCTGCATTGCCAAACACCTCTGCGGTGCCATAAACCAGAGCTTTGTCAAACACCTTTGCGGCGCCATAAACCAGAGCATTGCCAAACACCTCTGCATTGCCAAACACCTCTGCGGTGCCAAACACCTCTGCGGTGCCATAAACCAGAGCTTTGTCAAACACCTTTGCGGCGCCATAAACCAGAGCTTTGCCAAACACCTTTGCTTTGCCAAACACCTTCGCATTGTCACATACCTCTGCATAGCCCCACACCTCTGCTTTGTCAAACACCCTTGCGTTGCCATGCACCTTCGCATCTTCATATACCCACGCATCATCTGCCTGAGATAGGTTGCTTTCTTTTTCTATCCAACCGCCCTTGTCGCCAATTTTCACATCAGCAAATGCCTCGACGCACTCTATTCTGTGAAGAATCACTTCGTCTAAATTCTTAGTCTCATCTGTTAGTTTGTATTTCATTTCTGCAATTTTTTATTCAAGTTGTAATAATAATTTTATGTTGTATAGAAAGGTTATTCTCGGGAAATGGCTGCTGCATACGCAGTATCCTTTCAACTTTACTCTTTTACTTTTCAATCATTCTCAGCTCTGCGCCCAGTGCTCCTGCAATCTTGTTGAGCACGTCAATGTTCACGGCATACTTGCCAGCTTCCACTCTGCGGACATTGGCGGTGGTGATGCCCGCAATCAGGGCGAGCTGCTCCTGCTCCCAGCCTTGGGCGGTGCGCATCGCGCGGATGCTCTCGCCCATGGCTTTACGCTTGTCATAAATTATTTGGTCTTTTTCCATATTGTCTATAAAATATTGTAGTTACTCTTCCTCCTCATTATCCGGATTCTGATAATCGTCACTGTGAGCAATCAAATCATCAAGAGCGGACTTCAAAGTATATTCCTGCTTAGAATAATATTCATGTGAATTTTCTAAGTCGTCATAAAAGCGAGAGCCGCGCTCTTCGTCAGAAGCTCGAAGGATGCCGCCGTCTGGATCAATCCAGAATCCAAAAATGTAATTGTCTTTACTCCATCCTCCATAAATATTGATCTCATAGCCTTCATAATCAACTGTGATATGATCTATATATCCAATAAATTTCAGGCCATCATTATCGCCAACAGCAATATAGAGAATACCCTCCTCGTCCTCGCGCAAATCATACCAGGCTTCTTTCTCATGATCCTTATACCACTTGGCTACCTCACCGTCGTATTTAAAAGACGACCTCAACTCATAATATAAATCATCTTTCAATCCCTCACTATCAAAAAGTCTTCACCAAATTTCTTGTACTTCGTGTTATCAGAAGCATCACTCACTCTTTTCAATTCTATAAAACCTGCTATTTCACATATATTAAGCATATCGTTCCGCTTGCCGTGTTGCGGTAGGACTGAAAAGTTGTCAATTTAATACTCTGCTATATAAGGAGATTCTTTAGAGACGGCTGCTGCAGACGCATCGCCCTCCCAGCAAGAAAACGTAACAAAATAACCTGTTTCCTCGTCTTTATATATAGCGCGCCCGTTGTGCCATTCAGGCGAGGCTTTTCTCGCTCTCTTGTATGCAGCAAGGACAATATCCTCTTCATCTGGTTCGTCATCAAGAGTAATCTCTTCACCCAACAACTCATAGTCCTTATTGTTGTCCTCCTCAGGATTCTCGCAATATAGCAAACACGACTGCCAATTATGTCCGTCCCAGTAATTCCAAAACTTACAGTCGTAGAAGTATTCATTCTCCTCTAACCACTCTTTCGCAAACTTACGAATTTCCTCGATTTTGTTTGTTTTTTCTGCTTCTTCGAGAGCTTCGTCATCAGAGTCCCACGTATCAATATCTATTTCGTTATCCGTACTAAGCGTAAAACGAAGACCTTCATATTTTTCCTCAAGTTCGGACTCAAGATCGCTCCAACATGTGCTTTCTCCGTTTTCAAGCGAATAATCAAACGTTGTTCCATCGGCTGCGGTTCCGCTAATCTGATCCTCGTAAACAACGAAATAATCAACTCCGTTTCCAAGGTGATTTATGTTTTTTAATACTCTAACGTCGCTCATATATACTGACTTAACCGTGATGTCGAGGGCTGATTTTTATCTTTGAATCAAATTTCTTTATAGATGTTCGCCTGGTCGTTGATTGCTTTCTGCAACGTCCAATTTACCTTGGGGTAGATACCTTCGCCCAGACCCGTATTGAAGTTGACGTACCAATTCTCGCCATCCTCTCTAACGGTAATCTCACGTCCGTTGTACTCAACGTTCTGGCCGTCATTATCAAATATCGCCCAGCCATAAGATACGTATGACAAGATATGCTCACCATCTGTTGCGTAATCTTCATCGTCATAACGTATATCATCCGAATCAGATGTATATATCCATCCGTGTTTCTCGCAGATGTCGCGAACCAGCTCGCAGCAATCGTCTTCAGGATACTCTTCACAATATTCCGTCAAGAAATCTTTCAAGTCCTCCAATGTCTTAATGTTTGATTCTTTCATATCATTCCGCTTGACCGTGATGCGGTAGGGCTGAAAAGTTTTTATTTTACTCTATAAAGTCGTTGTAATTTTCATAAAGGTATGCCTTGCCCTTCAATCTGTGCCGTAGCCCGCTTCTTTGATATACTCATTGTTGTCATGAGCAATCGCTTGAATGTAAGTGTCAATAGATTTTCGCATGATGTATTCTTGTAACAATTAGATAATCTTTTATTAAAAAACTCTTAATGCGCCTGTGGGACAGAAAGATGTGTTATACCTCTCATCAATATTTTTCAAATATGACTCGATGGAGTCGTTAATATCACTCAATTCGCCATACACGCGACTATATTCCTTGTTGTACCACGTTGCAAAGTCTTCGCTATCATGATCTTCTGGAACATCATCTCCATAATAATATATAAGGCCGTCCATATCGTCAACCTCGTCGAAGGTGTTCACTATATCCAACTCAGGTAAACCTGCCTTACATATTTCTTCTTCAATACGTGCAAGTCTGCGACGAATGTCTCCGCGGCTCTCGCTATCCTTTGCATAAGATTCCAGATTAGAATGATACTCGTGACGGAGTGAGCACAGGCACGTTATTAAATCGGCTTGTTCCTCAGTCATGCCGTTCTCACGGGCTATCTGCTCATTTTTTAAATTGCGAGCAGCTGAAGATTCACGTCGATATTCGTACTGTTTTTTGTTTAAATATGCCATAAAGCAGTTTGCAGAATTTATACTGTTGCCACCAGTTCTATATATAAATATATGTTTCTTTCTTTTTCTGATACAAAGGTAGTGAGAATTTTTGAAACTACCAAATAAATGACGCATAAATTATAAATAAATGTGTTATTTATTATGTTTTCTTTAAAAAGAAGTTTTGTCACTCCTTCGGGGGTCGAACCCTCACATAATGCCAGGCCGTGGGGAGTGGGGGCGCTCGCTATCCTCACGGACCACGAGCAGCGTAAAACAAAAATACTTTATGATTATGAACATGTAGATCCCGCTGGTGGAATCGAACCACCATGAAGCCTGCCAGGCGCGGAAGGGGGGACTATTCGTTTTTTCGAATCGAAATGCTCTCTATAGTCTCACAATCAACATAACTGTTGCAGACCTTGCCCAACACCGAGAGGACCTCCGCACGGCTGTCAAACGCTATAATGTCGTCCTCGCTGCTGTCTCCATTGGTGAAGCTGAAGCAAATGCTATCGTTGTGTGTCTTAATCTCTCCATGCTGCTGATTGCTCAGTGCAGCCATCAATATCGTTTGAACTGTCTTGAAATTCATAATTTTCTGTCGTTTTTTGAGAGTTGTATAATATTAGTCTTTGTAGATATTTATTTAGCCTTACAGCGCCCCATCGCTGTAATAATCCTTATCTTAACAGGATATTTATCGGCCTGACATATAGCTGCGTCAGAAATAGCTTTGTAAATAGCGTTGTAGGCATGTATATTGTTGTGAAATATTTCAATAGTAATCGTTTCTTTTTGTAATTTCATAATTTTCTGTCGTTTTTTAAGGGGTTCTATAATATTCGTCTCACAATGATCTGTATGTGATGAAGCTAACGGTGCACGCTCATTTCTACAGTTTCACATTCTCGAACACACTTCTTTCTGAACTTGCAACTGCTATTCTTTTTCAAGTATCTCAGCTCTTTATCGACTTCTTTCTCAGTGTATTCTATTCCGTTATATTTACACCAATCGCCTCCGATAAAGGCGTAAATGCAATAAAATTTTGCCATAATTTTCTGTCGTTTTTAAGGGTTCTATAATATGCTATTCGTTAATAATCTCAATTCGTGACAATTCATTATCCACATGAATTTCGTACCCCTTATAATTGATGCCATAGCCTATGCAACCATAACTACAAAACAGAGGTTCACAAATCATTCTGGAGCCATACCAGGTAAATCTCCATGGATTACGATTATATCCATTAAGCCAATTTTCGCAATCGCCACAACGTTTTAAAATAGTATTGATTAGACACTTCAATTCGTTAGGTATCTCTTTCGGTGCTCTCATTTTCTGTTGTTTTTAAAGGGGTGTCTTTATATATTATAGGAGTGTTTCCTCGCTGAAGGTCTTTAGAACGTCTGTCGCAAGCAGGTGAACAGTACGTCGAGTCCTAAGTTGTATTCTATGCGCTCCTTGCTGCCGAACTCATCGGAATCGGGAGAATTGAGGGTGATGTACTCGATGATGCGTGTCATGGCCTCACGGAGGCTCGCCTTGTCCATATCTATTGTTATAACTGTCTTTTCCATTGTCGTTTTGATTTATATTGTTGTTTTGTTATTTGCTTGTTAATGCTCCTCCCAACATCGGGAGGAAGAAAACGGCTGCTCCGAATAGCGAGAACAGCACTATGCACATACTGACTACTGCCAATGCTGCGACGATGTAGGTTAATGCCTTCTTCATTCTAGCTAATCTTGGAGATAATATTTTCCGTCCAGCTTTGCCATCGTCTCCAGATACTCCATCTGCGAGATATAATAACAAAGGTTGCGGTATGTAGTGAGCCAGTTTTTATATAGGCTTACAACCTTGTTGCTCTCGTTAGAGAGATCAAAAAGTCTGTCCCAACGCTTCATAAGCTCGTCGGTATAGTCAGTCAACGGCTTGATGGTTGTCTCAAAGTCGCAGGGCTTAGAATAAGCCGGAGCCTTTGGTCGCATCAGCTCACCGCTTGCCACCTTATGAAACACTTGGCGGTACACCTCGAACACGGGGCGAACCTTGCGGGCGATGAAGAACTCAAGGCAAGGGACGGAGAGCAAGTAAATCTCTGTCGGGCGACCGTTTTGGACTTTTCCCCCATTTTGGACTAAAACCATTGAGTTTTCCCCATTTTGGGGTAAAACCTGATAATCAACGTTTTGCAGAAACAAATCATTACTTTGTAATGCTCTCACCGCTTTGTCTTTTCGTGAATACACTAACGGCCACACATCATCGAGATTCACGGGAAATTCCTCGCTGTCTCTCGAAATTCTTAATACTTCCTCAAAGTACGCCTTTATCTCCTGGTCGGTACTCTGTTTTGTTAATTGTAGAATCATATTGTTTTGATTTAAAAATTGAAATCCTCAATATTTTACACACGCCATAACGAGGCGTTACCACTTAATAGATATTACCAACGACACGAACATTACCACCACGCTGAAGCCGAGGTATTGCCAACCCGTCATTATTACGGGGTCTTCCTCGTCGGTGAAGTTGTGGCGACTGTTGAGCCACTGACACACACCCAGGGCTGCACGCTGTGCCAGGTCTAACGCCCTGGCGATGGCCTGCAAGACATACACAAGGCAGAGGGCTGCGCATCTGCCGAGAGATCTTGCCACGTCCGATGCGCTCACCTGGGGCGCGGTCGGTGTTGTTGCTGTTGCTTTCATAATCCTTAATTTTTTATAGGGTTTATAAATATAAGTTGTTTGTCACTTGTCGCCCGCAGGGGAGTCGAACCCCTTGCGCTTTTTGCCATCCGTGCGGGCGTTGTTGCCGTTGGCTATCCTCGCGGACCGACAACAGCCGAAAACAAATAAATACGATTCTATAAAGTATTAAAATGTATGTGTGTTCTGAGTGCTTACGCCTCCACCTCGTCGGGCGTGAAGCGGTCGCAATACTGCTGTACGTCCTCATCGTCGATTTCAGCCAGTCGGCAGGGCTTGAAGTCTTTCACCTGCTCCACCGTCAGCAATACGCCTGGCAGCCCATAACGTGAGGCTTCCACGGCAATCTCTGCCAGTTCTCCGGCGTCGGTGTAGCCTAATTCGGCACCCTCTCCCAAACCACAAACGAGCGTGAAGAACGTGAAGCGGTCGCCCTCGGCGTTGCCTTCCAGGATGTACCAACGTATTGAGCCGATGCGCAGCAATGCCACCGCCATAAGGTCGGGCAGGTGCTTGTGCTCCTGAGCGTATAGGGGATAACTTGCCAAAGCTTCTAACAGATCGGACGTTAAAAGGCGGTTTTCTTGATTTTCCATTTTTCCGTGATGTTTTATCTATGCTATAATAAAGGGTTTTTATCTCTTTTGTGGAGTAGGGCCGCGGCTCATGGCGTGCCGCCCTGCCTCCTTTTATGCTGCCTTACTGTCGGCCTTTGGGTCGTAGCCGTACAGGGTGCGGAACTCTTCAGGCGTGAGGAATAGGGCCGCGCGGCGTTCCGTCTCTTGACTTATCCGTTGGCGGTCGCTTACTTCGTCGGAAGTGAGGTGTCCGCGCTGCTGTGCGGCTTCGATTGCCTTTACTCTCTGGATGAGAGGGCGCACACGCAGACCGACGGCGGCAAGCACATACAGCCGGGCAAGCAATGCGGCGGTGTGGTCGTTGGCTTCCGTCAGCCGTGCCACGTCCTCGGCGGCTGCTCTCAGCATGTCGAGGGAATCGGGCTTGCCCTCGCCCCTTTCGGGGCGTTCCTGGGCTTCGGCTTCGGGCTGTGGCTCGTTGTCGGATGTGTCGGCGGTTGTGCTGTCGGCGTTGGCTTCTGCCTCGATGGTTGCCAGACGCTCGGACATGGTGCGCAATCTCTCGGACATTGCCGCCACCTGTGCCGACATCTGGGCAATATCGGTGCGTAGCTGCTCCGCCTCGGCCTGCTTGATTGCCATTTCTTTTGCCCTCTGTGCCTCTTTCTGTGCTGCTGTGGCTATAGTCTCAAATATGCGGATAACGTCAGCGAGAAGGGCGGCAAATCGGGGCACGCGCTCCACCTCCTCGGCGGTCGGCTGCTCGGGCTGCTCGCTTGCGGTGGTGTGTGTGTGCTGCTCCTGCTCCTCGGCTTCGGGTTCAGCCATGCCGAACCACTCGCGCAGACGTGCCACGGCCTCGGGTTCGGTGGCTTGCCACTGCTGGGCGGCTTTGTTCCAGGTTGCGCCGTGCGCCTTTATCTGCTTGCGGTTGCGGAATGTTACGCGGCCATCACCTACTACAGCCACGCCGCCCGGTATTTCCACCAGCTGCAAGCCCTCGGCGGGTGCCTCGGTGCTCTCGGCTGTCTCTGCCTTTGCCTTCGTCTCGGCTTTTGCCTTGCGTGCGGTCTTGCCCTCACGCTGTGCGGCTTCCCATGCCTTGCGCTGCTCTTCCACGCTCTCGGCATCCTTGCGCAGCTCTGTCAATACTTCGGCAGATACGGCGGTAAAATATACGGCTTTATACTGTCCAATGATGGGAGCCGTAAAGCCTACGGCGGCAAACTTTGCCGCGCGCTTCTCCTGAGTCTTCCGGCCTCCAGCATAAACGCCCGAAATACATGTGCTATTGTCGTAGCTCTCCCAAGCCTTCACCAGGTCAACGCGCACGCCTTCAGCAAGAAGTTCGGCGGCTTCTGTCGGTGTTATCGGCTTGCGCTCGTTCCATTCCTGGTCATCGTTGGATGCAGCAAAAAAGTTGCCGCCTAACGCCTTGACGATGGCTTTATATGTGGCATTGTGTACGGGTGCGAACTTCGACGCGTCGGCCTCTTCCTTTGCTTTCTGGCTTGCCGATGCGCTCACGGTGTAATAACTGCGGAACAACTTTATAACGTCGTTAATCGGTGTTTCACCTCCGCAGTAGTTAGAGCTTTTCAGTATCTCACATTCGCGGCGGGCGTGCAGGTGGTCGCAGTCGAAGGCCACGGCCTTCTCTCGCTCCTCCTCGCTCAGGTCTTTATAATGGCCGTTGTATTTATACACAAAGCCGAAGAAATCAACCAAGGCGGCGGTGTCCTGCTCTGATACCTTCGCCGTGCCTCGGCGGTCGTCAACGCCTACGAACTGGGGCAGTATCTCGCGGATCTTCTCCAACACTTCAGCCTTGCCGAACTCTGAGAAGTCGCGCACGAACTCGAAGCCCTGCGCCTCAATCTCACCGAACGCCTCGCGCCATGCCTTGTTATATGTTATTTCCACGTCGTCGCCATAATCGGCGTAAGGGTCGCAAACGTGCTCAGTACTTACGAAATGGCGAAACTCTGCCACCTTCTCCACGTCTTCCACGGTCGGCCCGTCTGTCCAAATTATTTGCGCTTTCTCGCTCCATGCTTTATTAGTGAGCGTTACCGACACTTTCACGCCGGGGAAATACTTTGCAAATACGACCTTTATGTTGCGCTTTACTGCTGCGCTATACGCTGCCGTTGGCTTGCTGTATCTTTTCTTTTCTGGCACACGCTCCAGGATGGCGGACCACTGGGCAATAATGGGGCGCATTGCCTCGGCTGCCTTGCGTGCTGCCTCCTCTTCCTCTGCCTTGCGCTTTGCCTCTGCCTTGGCGTACTCCTCAGCCTGTCGGCGTGCCTCGGCTTCTGCCTCGGCGCGCTCCTTGGCGTGCTCAAAGTTGCGCATGATGTTGTTATACTCTGCCATCATGGTCTTGAAATCCTCGGCGTTGCCTGTCGGGCGGTCGGGGTGCAACTTGATGGAGAGGGCGCGGAACTGCTTTTTAAGTTCTTCGGGGGTTGTAATGTCTTTAAAGTACTTCATAATCGTTGTATTTATTTGTTATTGTTATTTGTCGTTAATAGCAATACTAACAATTTTAGTATCGGGAATTTTTATAAATGTTTTGCCGTTGTTGAAACCTCCGCGAAGGGCGTTACAGTACGTAACAAAGTTTAAAAAATCTTTGTCGTAGCCCTTGCGCTCGATTGTCACGCTAACAGATTCAAAGACTACTGAGCCAGAATTGGCGGTTATTTGCACGTTTTTAAGATTATCATCTTTAAAAACGATTGTTATTTCTTTTGTCATAATCTTGTATTTATTTGTTTATTATTTGTTTTCGCTTGCAAAGATAGTAAAGATATATTTACCAAAAAAACATTAAAGTAATTATTTCTTTACTTTAAACACTATTTAACGTAAAGATATATTTACATTATATATAATATGTATATCTTTGTATCATAATAAAAAAAAGATGAAAGCATACATAAAAGATATACTAACGCAAAAGGGCATGACGCAACAAGATTTAGCCGACCTTTTAGGCGTTTCGCGTCCCAGTGTCTCCGCCACTATCTCGCGCCCCTCGTTTTCCACCTTAGAGCGTATCGCCGCCGCCTTAGAGGTGGAGCCGTGGCAACTGCTCGCCCCTCCTGCTATTGTTGAGGAGCTGAAACAAGCCAGGGCGCAGGAGACGGGGCAAGGCGTGCGCCTTGTGTGCCCTCATTGCGGGAAGCCTTTGCGCATAGATTTAGCCAAGGGCCAGGAATAACGGCCAAACTTGCGCAATACCTTTACGGTAAATTGGCATTCTTTTTTCGTAGGAGCTGCGCAGATAACGCCTTTATCGTCGATGGCTTGCCAGTTCCAGGGGGCGGGGCGCTTGACATAGACAACCGGCCCTGAAATCTTTGTAAGTTCGTTAAAATCCATATCGCTATTTTTATTATTCGTTAATAGTTCTTCGCTTCTCCTGCTCCGTTGATGCGTTCCGCGAGCTTGGCGTTAGGGCGGTAGCGGCCCAACGCTTCAAGGGCTTCGTAATATGTAGGATATACGGCGGAAGTAGAGCATGAAGCCACGAGGGGCGAGGCGGCTATCGTGCCTTGCATTTGGTTTATATTATCGGGTGCAACGGGTGCAACGTCGAGTGTATCGGCGTTGTCGGTGTATTCTGTCGCCTGGATGCTGTCAGCCGGTGCAACGGGTGCAACGTCGAGTGTATCGGCGTTGTCGCTGTCTTCTGTCACATCCTCGACGGGTGCAACGTGTCCGGCGTTGTCGCTGTCTTCTGTCACATCCTCGACGGGTTCGCCGTGATCCTCGACACGCTGAAAGGCGGCGCACGCCTTTGTTCCTACCTTTGCCAGACGCTCGAATTTATAAGCCAGCACAAACGCCAGGCGCGCCGGGTAACTACATTCGAACCCATCGACATTAATATTTATAAGTTCGTCGGCGTCGTATTCTTCGCGGAAGTAAACGCCCGCGGGCGCTGTCTTGCAAGTTGTGCCAACTTTTGCCAGCTCATCCAGCGAGTAAACGCCGGCGGGAGCGTTAACACCGTCGTTAAAAACACGTTCAGCGGCGGCGCGCATCTCGTTATATATATATATATTCTTTTCCATGTTCATTTATAATTAAAGTATTTATTTGTTTCTGCTGCAAAGATACAAACAAATATTTGTACTACAAATAAAAAACACAAAAAAGAATTTGTATTTAATAGTATTTAACACAAATATATATTTGTATTTATATTAAATAGCTTACCTTTGTACTAATAATAAAGATATATTAATATGAACGTATATATAAAAGAGCATCTAAATATATTAGGTATTACACAAAAAGAACTCGCCGACCGCCTCGGCGTTACGCAGCAAAGTATATCCGCAACAATATCGCGCCCCTCGTTCCCGACATTAGAACGTATCGCCGCGGCCCTGAATGTCGAGCCGTGGCAGCTCCTCGCCCCTCCTTCCGTTGTTGAAGAACTGAAGCAAGCCAGGGCGCAGCGGTCAGGCATGGGCGGTGGTAGCTTGGTGGGCGTTGTGCGTGTAGGCTGTGAGATCTACACCGCCGATACCGTGCAGCAGCTCCGCGCCATCGTCGAGAGGCTGGAACGGGAAGAAGCAACAAAGAAGTAAAAGCAAAAAAATCCCGACAGGGTGCAAACCTTGTCGGGATAAAATGAAATGAAACGAAAGGGCGCAGCCCTTACACGAGCCGAAGCCCGAGGAAATCAGATCCTAAACGGTGCAAACCGTCTTCTATCTTCTGTAATTGCACATCAGAAATATATGTATTTCCTTTTTTATACTGACGCATTAAAGTTTCGTTAATGCCCAGATAGCGCGCAAAGGCGCTCACGTTCAGCATCGAATAATATTCAAACAGAGACGAGAGATCGAAACTAAACACAGGCACAGCCGAAAGAATGGGAGCTGCTGCGCCTTCCCTTTCCTCCTCGCTTGCCTTAACTTCCTGCATAGAGTTTGCAAAATCTGCCTTTGCTTCCTTCACTGTAGCCCCTCGCCCTATAAGCGTGTAGGGGCTTTCGTCTACGTTGTATGCTATAAATGTGCCATCGCTGTCTTTCTCGATAGTCACCAAAAAATTTTTATCTTTCATTAGTTTATCTTTAATAAATAAAGGCGAGGGGGAGGGGTGCCACCCCCTCGCCCTTGTTGTTAGAATCCTATTTGCTTGCGAAGCTTTAGGGCTATCCCCTTTTTTGCTTCTGCTGCTCCGTGTCTTTCGAGTTGCACGGTAACACCTGTTTTTTCATTAACATAAATATCGTGCTTGCTGCCGTGCTTATAAAGTACGAAACCATGTTTTAGAGCCTGTCTTTTTAATTCATTCCATTTCATTTTGTTTTTAATTGATTAAACATTTATTTTATTAACTGCAAAGGTACTACAAAAAAGTTATACAACCAAATTTTTATATAACTTTTTTGTAGTATATTTATTTTTTCTTGCTGCTTATTAAAAGAGGTGATGAAGCAACCACCACCGCGACCACCCGACACCGCCAACACATCAGGAGCACAGCACCGACACCGAGAGCCACCGACCGCCACACCCTCGTCCGCTTCAGGCGAGCGAGGGCGCACCCTCGCCGGCATATATGCAGCCGAACACCAAGCGGGCACACGCATGGCTCCTCAGCGCGGTGGGCAGTCTTGCCTCCGAATCAAAGGTTCAGGGTATAAACAACGAATACGATTGCTCTAATTATCAGTTATTTAAGCTTTGTTTTTGGGATATGTTCTACAAAACAAGATAGGGTGAAAAAATAAATTGCATCTAAAAATACAGAAATAACTAACTGAAAAACTATAAGTTACAGGTGAATATTATTTACTTAAAACTTAGTTATAAAACAAAAAGATAACAAAAACGTTACTGAATAACGCAATTTTCAAGAAAAACTCTATTTTTGAACAAATACTTGTAAAAACTTGTACAAAACGAATATATATATTATCTTTGCATCGGGAAATAACATAAACAATATAACTATGCAAACTAAAATTGATGTTCGTCGCGCCATAATTGAGCGCGGATATAAGATTCCTGCTTTTGCGGAAAAATGCGGTATGACTCCAGTTAATCTAAGGGAAAACATCATCAAGGGAAATCCTACGGTGAAAAAACTTTCCGAGATTTGCGAAGTATTAAAATGCGATATTACCGACTTATTTTACCCTGTAGAAGAAAGCGATGCGCCGAATGCTAATACTTCAGTCATTTCCGATCCGTCTTCTGAAACAGAGGCGCATGGGGATAAAATGCCGGGGACTGAAAAGACAGAGATAGTGACTACCGCCTTCTGCCCTCATTGTGGCGCAAAGGTTCGTGTCGGTGTGTTGCTCTTGACTGAATGAGTAAATGTTGAAACAACTGTGCTTAGACAATATATAGATATTAACGTATAAACGTACTAATGTACCAATGTATCGATGTACTAATATATAAACGTACTAATGTATTAAAGTATGGGCGTAATGATGTATGGATGAGGTGGTGAATAAAGATGGGGGGCGTGCTTTAATATGAGCTGAAATTATTATATTTTAAACATAAAAACTATAGATCATGAAAAAGATTAGGAAAATTAGCACAGGTAAATGTGCAGGAATGAGAGTGGCATCAAATGATGTAAGGACTACGGAACAGCGGGGGGAAATGAGAATGGAATCGAGTGGGGGAGTGGCATCGGGTGACGTAAAGGTTACAGAACAGCGTGGGGAGATGAGGATGGTGTCGAGGATAGAGAAGTGGATGAGGATGGTGACGAGGATAGAGAAGTGGATGAGGATAGAGAAGTGGATGAGGATAGAGAAGGGGATGAGTGTTGGGATGAGAATGGGGGTTGCTCTGATGATGTTAATGATTGTGGCGATGGGGACGATGGTGAGCAGTTGCAGCAGTGGTGATGGGGAAGAGGATGAGGTGTATGTACCAGTGGAGTCGGAGTTTGCTACGATTGTGAAGAATAGGCCAGTGTATCAACTCTCTTATTCGTATGGGCTTAACATCAGTTCGTTTTATCTGTTGAGCAATCCGATTGAGGGCAAATCGAAGATTGATTATTATGGTGTGTCCATACATGTGAAGACTCCTGCCAATGAGAAATGGAATGGTCGTTATGAGGTAGAGCAAGTGGATGGTAGTGTTTGGGGATGGGAGAAGCCATGGATGAAGGAAAAAATGACACATGAACTGAGCACATGGACGAATAATCAGCCTGTGAAGGGTGCATGGATTGAGGTGCGGACTCTTGACAAAGGAGATGAATATGGCAGGAAAAAATTTAGTGTGAAACTGCATGTGGATGAAATGACTGAAAAGAATGGTGACTATGCAAGAGATGTCAATATTTCGTTCACAGGAAGGGATGTGGGCAGCATGCTGGTGAACTGAATGGAAAAAAATAGAAAACAAGGAGAGATTGTTGTGAGATACGACATCTTTTTGTATCTTTGCAATGGTTAAAAATAAAATTCTTATAATCAAGGATGAAATGCCTGTTGCTCGTGAGAGTGGCAGGTTTTTTTGTCTTTGAGGAAGAATCTGGATTGACAGGAGGGAATGGCAAGGACAGATGGTGAATTGAATGAAAAATAGAGAAATAAGTGGTGATTGTTGCAAGAGACTATATTTTTTTGTATCTTTGCAAGTAATAGGTTATCGGTCGTACCTTGTCGTAAGGTACAAAGACCATGATATGATAAGATGCGTCCTGCTGCTCGTGAGAGTGGCAGGCGTTTTCATGTTAAAGAAATCAGAATTTCTTAACACGTCACTTGGGTCATGTTAAGGAATTGGCGTTTTTTTGAATGGGCATTTAGGAGGATTTGGAGTGAATGAAAAAATAAAGGTGGAGATTGTTGGAAATGATGGGATTTTGCCGTACCTTTGCAAAAAATATGGACTTTTCATATTTTATAAAGTATTAAAATGCACAGCCTGTTGCTCGTGAGAGTGGCAGGCTTTTTTGTTTTGAGGAAAGAATTTGGATTGACAGGAGGGAATGGCAGAGGGCGAACATAAGGTAAAGATGGGGTATAGGAAAATAATTCAAAGATAAAAAGATAGAATGATAAAAGTTCTATCAAAGTTTTATCATCATTTTATCAGATGATATTCAAGCATTTAAAAGGGGTTGATAGAAATCGTTACATCAATGCTGTCAATTTCCTTGTCGGTTTGCAGATGTTTCTGTCAGTTTTTGTCAGTTGCAATCGTTGTGTCTGCCAGCTTTTTTTATAATGATTATCCGCAATCATACCACCAAATAATCGAGTGAGTTTGATAAGGCTTCTCTGAATTTTGTCTGTTAAGTAAAAGCCCCCTCTGCATATTGGCGAAAACTGAAGCAACGACTGAAAGAAGAGGGAAATGAAACCGTGACAAATTGTCACGGTTTGAAACTTCGAGCAGAGGACGGGAAAATGCGACTTACAGATGTAGCCGATACAGAACAGCTGTTTCGCCTATACCTAAAGAAAGATTTGGAATCATAGGGTTTAGTTTGGGCAAACGTAGGGGTATAAAAAATCCTCATGTCATTTGGCGATGACATGAGGATGGTGATAAGATGGGGAATAAAGAAGGGGAAGGACAGAGGTCATTTAGTGATAGTCCATCCCTTAGCCAGGGCCTCTTCGATTTGCGTCTGCGTGATGTGCGCAAAAGTGTTGGCAGAGAAATACAAGGTGCGAGAGAGGTTGAGCGAGGTGAGGTCAGGAAGACATGAGAGCACATCGGCAATCTCATCATCGTTGACCCATGAGTCGAGGTCTTTGAACACGGTGGTGGAAGCTTCAACCCTCTTGTAGAAATTGAAGAAAGGAGCACCGAGCTTTAGGGACTCAATCTTTCGGCATTCCTTGAAGATGCGATCCAGTGCATACGTAGGTCCACAGTTAGATGTGTCCAAATCGCCCAAGTCAACATATTTAAGGCCGACACACCATGTGAATGTATCGCATAAGTTATCAATGGTGGTGGCCTCCATTCCTCGGAAATTAACTCTCTCCAATGCGTAGCAATCATAAAACATGCAGTACATGGAGTTAATGCCAGGTTTAGATATTTTCGCCTTTGAGAAATCCACACTCTTCAACGCCTTGCATTGACGGAACGCTTCGTTCATCTCATCGACAATAGTCATGCCATCAAAACACACGGTTTCGAGTGCAGAGCAACCCCTGAACGCTTCTCTTATTTTCACAGACTTGATGTTGCAAAGCTCGTTGAACGAGGTGATGGCCGTGTTTCCCTTGAACCAATACGAGATGTCCGTCAGTTCGCTAAAATCATCCTCGCCAATCACATTGCCCTTGTTGCCCGCCTTCTTGCTGAGAATAACACGCTCCACCTCCGCATCGGCAAAACGCTGTCGCTGCACCGCATCGGCCGAGACAGCCACCTCGATGCTGCTGGCCGTAGACGGAGTAGTCTTGCTTCTCACCGTCACAGAGCCAGACGCAGCTTCGCCATGCGCATTGGCATAGACCCATCCGTTATCAGACACGCCAATGCCGCCAGCGGCCGAATATTCCAATTGCGTGTATCTCGCATTGTCGGTGTTGGACTCAAGCGCAGCGGAGACGAACTGATTGCCGAACGACAGGTTGACAGCAGAGATGAGCGGATAAGCGCATTTGAACGTTCTCACCGCCTTCACGCCCTCGACCTGTGACGACACAGCTGTGAACGTGACATCGTGCAAAGAGCCAGCGTTGGCCGCATCCACCGTGAGCATCTTGATGAATCGAGCTTCAGTGTCGGCCACAGAGACACTATCCGAGCCTGACTTTGACAGCGTGAAGTATTCCTTGCGAGTAGGCTCAGGGTCATAGCCGATGGCAAGCGGAGCGGTGTCGAACACGAACGTCTCGCCATCCCTGCCAAGATATTCATCGGGGATGGATAGAGTCAAGGCATTCAGCTCGTCCGTTGCATAGTTGACACCATAAATGTCGTAGTCGATGTAGCGTAGAGAATAATCGTCAAACGCCTTGCCTTCCTCTTCTGCAAGCTGCTGCATGTATGATTGCCAATGCGAGCCACCAATGGCATAGATGCGCCCAGCATTCACAGACCAATTCTCAGCCTTTTTATAGTCGTCAATAAAGCCTGAAGGCACATAAATGACAGCACCTTGATTTATATTTTCAGAATTTAGATTCTCCGCTTCAGGAACGACAAAAGACCGCATGATCAAATTAGAGTGACAGCACAAGGCTCTTGAGTCGGTCAATTCATGCACACCGATGTCAAGAATCCTTAATTCCTTATTGCCGTAAACCAGATGTCGGCCATAAGCACCAATATTACTCAAACCGATTTTTCTCACATTCGGAAAAAACACCGCCCTGCATAAGGCATTCTGCGACACGCATGCCTCACCAGCTTCTTCAACGAGAGGTGCGAATATGACCTTTCCCAATGTGCCAAGAGACGTGCCAAACGGACCGCCCGCATCAATGGTTTTCACCGCACCTGTGTTAATCATACCCTCCACGGATGAATTAAGCCGCGTTATTTTTGTAGAGCTATACTGATTGCCGATGAAACCCATTGGAAAACGAGTCAGACATTCAGGCGTGCTCAGATGCAAAAGGGTGCAATCCTTGAAAGTATTATCAGAGACCTTTGACACAGACGTCAGGGCAAACTCGTCAAAATATTTCACAGACTTATTATTCCTAAACCATTCCTTCACATCCTTCACCGCAGCCAGTTCCTCCGCTGTGAGATTAGCGTTCTCGTCCCCCTTCACGTTCTTGCCGAGCACCTTGCGCACCTCATCATCGGCAAAGCGCACCCACAGCGTGTCGATCTGCAAAGCGAGATGAGGGAAGCGAGCCATGAGCTTGGCCTTCGTGTCGTGGAATCCGAACTCAGAGATGAGCGAACCCACGAGGTCGGACGTCTCATCGAGCGACATGCCGCACAGCAAAGCAAGAGTGTCGAGCATCTCTGAAGTAACTTGCTCCGTTTGCGAAGCATTTATATTTATATGTTTCATAAAAAATCAAATGTTAATTAGTTCAGCTTTAGAAGTAGTGAGCAACGACTTGATGAACTGACCCGACACAAAATCGTACATGCCAATCTCGTTAGCGGCAGTCTTAACAGGACACATATACTGCAAGACATTCCCCTCGGCATCAAAAACCTTGAAGATTCCAAGTGGTCCTGTGAAACCAGCCTTTTTCAGAGCAGGGTCGCAGCCAATGTAGACATTGTGCGTAGTGTTGCTTGACACCGTGCCGTTAGCCTTCACCACACCGTCGATAAGGAACTGGCTCTTTTCGAGACGATACACATGCAGCCCGGCAGAGACGGTAAAATCCTGCGAGCGCACGGCACGCCCACGCAAACGCATAGTCGTGGCATTAACAATCCACAGCGTGAACTCATTCGGATGATCCCACCTCGTTCCGCTTTGCAGCAAACCAGTGTCAGCCTTGGCAATCTGGCATGAAATCTCATAGACATAATCGTTGCTGAACTTCAGCGCAGAGTCAACTTGAAAATCCGTCACGCTGTAAAGAGCTTTGCCGCTCATGATGTCGGCCACAGCAGCATCCAAAGCAACAGCATTGTTGATGTTGGCCACGCTAATGCCCATCTCGGCCAGTGGGTCGCCCCACACAGGGACGGCGACACGTTTGCCCTCGACAACACACGCCACCACCGCCATGGACTCAGCAAGATTCTCCGAACACATGATGCCCACAAAGCAGCGAGACCTCTCAGACACATCATATCCAGCAACGCCAGACAGCGCATCCACCTCCACGCCATCGGTCACAGGCAAAGCGTCAGCAAACAGCGCATTAAGAGCAGCAGCCTTGTCGGCAGGAATGACCTTGTAGACAGGCATGCCGAAACTTGCCGAAGACTGCACACAAGACAGACGCACATCATCGGACGAATACAAAGCCGACACCCTAATGCCATCGACCTTCACCCCATTGGCATCAACAGCAGAAAGCACGCTCTCGTGCGAGCCACCCCCGGCATCAGTCTTCCCCGACACCACAGGCACAGCGAGCTTAGCCCCCTGCTTGCGGTCTTGCCGCTGTATGCTGATGATGTCGGCAAGCATGCGGTAGATGCCAGTGGAATGGTCGTCGGAAATGTCAATGCTCCCAATGCCGAAAGCATCGTCAATATGGAGAGACGAGGCATTGACCTCCCCATCCCAATCGGTCGACACCGAGACACAAGGCACGCCAAGCACCGCCTCAGAGCCATCGGCATCGTAAACTTTTCTTTCAATTGTTGTCATTTATGTTAATGTTCATTTTAGGACAGTTGATAATCTTTATTTCAGAAGGCGAGCCAAGATGCAGAGACGCAAGCGAAGGCTTGTCGGTTGTGCCGCCGACATTGAGCGAAGTGGCCGACACGTCCACGCTCTGGATGGTCGCGTTGTTAGCCACACTAACCGAAGGAAGCCGAACGCATCCCGAAAGGTTGAGATGGTAAAGCATAGGCATCTTGCCCACCTCAATCTCCTGCAACGTGGCGCACCCAGCAGCCGAAAGCGAAGTGACGTTCTTCATGTGGTCGAGAATGTTGTAGGAGGTAGAGCGGAAGTTGACAAGGCCGCTGTCAGCAGGAACGACGAACGACCCCATGATGCTCTTAAGCTCGAGCGAGTTGACACGGTTAGGCGTAACAGGCGAAGGCACATACTTAGGCACGATAACCGCATAAAGAGCCTCGTTGCCCCCGACAAAGTTGTTGTTGACAAGAATGTCGCCAATGGTGAACATAGCAATCTTCACAGGAGCAGACGTGACACCAATGCCCGAAGGATCCTGCGCAGCATTGTTGAAATTGGCATGAAACACAAGCGTCTCATTCACCTCACGCTCCACCGACTTGACCTGCAAGGCAAACCAACCGTTGCCGCTCCCATTCTCAACCGACTGCGAAGAGTCCTTGCCCGAATACGTCCAAGTGTATGACTTCATAGAGCCAGTAGTGCCGCTCGGAATGAAACGGGTAAAGAAACCGTACACGCCAGTAGCCGTGATGTTGATGTTGCCCAAGTTGTCAGGTTCAATGAGATTCCCATCCACATCGAAGCACTGGAAAATCTCCACCCCTTGCGGATAAGTGAGCGGCCTGACTCGCAAAGTGAGATAGCCACGCTTGTTGGTGACATCATTGAAAGCATAGATAGTGAGGTCGTGCTCGGCATAACCCTCTTCCGTAGAAGAAATCTTGCCCGAAGTGGAGCCGATGCTCACACCCTTGGTAGAAGCCTCCTGGAAGCCGAAATGGAGCTGACCCTCCACATCATTCCCTCGAATAGGGAAACCCGTAGTGACGACCTGCGCAGAGCCAGTCTCCGACATGATGATAGCACCATCTGGCGCAGCCGAAAGCACCGTGCCTTTAAGAGCCTCGATGCCAAGAACGAGATTCTCCGAGTCGCAGTCGAAGATAAGGTCAGAGCCATCCGTGAAAATGTCGTTGCCGAAGACAGCCATCAAGAGCGTCATCTGCGCAGAAGTGTATTCCGTAGCGCACATGATGTAAGAATGACCAGACAAGACACAAGAGCCAAGGTTCATGAGTTGCTCCAGACGATGCCACTCAACGCCCGACCAGTCGATGCCAGTAAGCTTCAGAGTGAAGTCAGTCCATTTAGCATTCATGCCATACTTCGCCTCGAGGCAGTCGAGCCATGAGAACACAAACTGCTTCACAGCAGGAAACTTCTTCTCATCCGTCATGTAGTCGAGATTGACATAGCGCAGAGAGAAAGACGGCACATAGTCGAGCATGGCCCAGTTGACACGAGACAGAGACACAGAGCGCAAACCCGACGGAAGCTGAAGGAAATCGAACGAAGCACCATCGGCACACTCGAACGAAGCCATGCCAGTGCCCTTCAGCAGCAAGGTCTTCAAGGAAGTCATAGTCTTCAAGAAAGGGAACGACGTCACATTAGTCAGACCCTTCATGTCGAGATACTCACAGCGAGACATCACATCAAGACCCGTGATAGTGTCGATGACACCATTGTTGACAATGCCCTTCGCCAAATCCTCATCGCTAATGCCAAGGACGAGCTTCTTCATGTTAGAGCCAAGTTCCTTGTCGTAAATCTTGTCAAACTCGAGATACTTGGAGAAGTAAGGCGCAAACTCATGAAGGTCGAGTTCCGCAATGTTGTTAGCACCGTTGATATAAAGAGGGTCGCCAATAGCCAGCTTAGAGTTGTCGGCATCAATGCTCAGCTTGACGATAAGCGCAACCCGCTCGCCCTTATCGCAATGGATAGTAAACTCCCCATTCTCCTGCTCCACAGCCACCTTGTTGCGCACAAGTCCGAAATTGGTAGACTTAGAAGCCGTGACATAAATCTTGTTCTTCGTAGGAGCTTCAGGGCAAAGGACGTGAATGTACTTATTAGAGAACTCACCGCTTCCCCATTTAGCATCAATCATGTCGAAACGGTTGCGGAACCACCAATGCTGATGCGCCTTGTCATCGCCATGCAGGAACGCAAGATAATTCGCCTTGTCGGACGTGTCGGCACGCAGCAAAGGAGCGATGTACTTGTAGAACTGGTTCTCGTTGTAAATCGACTCACACCACATGTTGCGAGCCTTGTTGTCGTAATAGTCGATAACCGTATCATACGTAAGGCCAGACGCATAAAACGCCATGTCAACCTGAACGACAATCTGCATGAACCTCTCGCTCTGCTCAAGAGCATTCCACAGAAGCGAATCGTGGCCCGAATAGAAATATGCACCCTGCGTAGACGGGTCAAGGTCTTGGCGGAGGAACTTGTAATTGTAGAAGAACAGACCATCATTACGAGTGTCGGCCGTAGAGTCGTTATCGTAACGGATAGGGAACCAGATAAGGTTGTCATAGCCACTCTCACCAGCCGCAATCTTAGAGCGAGAACCGTAGGTAGTCCACATCATGTTCTTCTTAACCTGGTCCACAGCACCCCATCGGATGAGGAACATATAATAGCCAGCGCACTTGTAAAGGTCGAGATGGTCTTCCATCTCCGCCTCAAACTTGTCGAGACTGAACAAAGAAATGCCCTCCGCATCACGCCCAACGAAGCAAGACATAATCCATTCAATAAAAGCCTTCAGAGGCGCACCCTGCTTCACACCCTCCGCAAGACGGTCTTGCTCATTAGTGAAATCGTCATCATCAATTTCAGGATAGCGAGACTCAAAACCAGCCTCCCATCCACAATGCCGAAGGTCGGAATCGTCAACATTTATAGGAGTGTCCCATCCCTCGACCGTGGAAAAGTTGGCAAACTCATTGATATTGTCAAGGATCTCATAGCAATGCGTGTCCTCATTATCGAATATACGCTCAATATGCCCATTAGCCAAAAGCTCCTTCTTCTGCGATTTGCTAATGACCTGGCACATAGGGTCAGCAAGAATCATCGTCCGCTCCGCATCCGTAGCCAGAGCAGTAGGCACATAGATGGAATGGAAACCGTAGACATACTCATTGCCCTTGTCATTCAGCATAGTGTACTGACCAAGGAACGTGTACTGCTTGTCGCCAGGCAACTTATGGAACATCACCATCGCCATTCCATCAGGCGTAGTGCGCAACGCATAAGGAAATTTCGCGCCAGCCTTCGCCTCGTATTTCTGCGCCGCAAGCTGCGGAGGCGTCTTCATAGCATCATTACCCGAAGCATCCTTGATGTTGAGGTTCGGCTCAATGTCGCCAAAGATACGCGCCACCGAAGCATTGCGAGTGCAGGATGAATCCATGAAATCGGCCTTCAGTGTCCACGTAGATACAGGCACACCCCCGTCCTTGAAAGCATAAAGACCCTTGTTGAGCACCTTCCCCTCAAAATCGTACATCACAGCAGCATCCTTCTTAGAGTAGAGCTTGAAGTTCTTGCGAGGATAACCAAGCGAAGACGTACCCTGAAGCTTCATGCGAGCACCCTTGATAGTAAAATTCTTAGTGATGTCGAAAGGATTGTAGAAAGACACATTCACGTTAATCTTCGTAGTCTTGTCCTTCACACCCTCAAGCGTGGCGATATTGTTGTAAGCCGAGTCGAGACCATCCACAAGCATGACAGGAATGACACCCTGCATCTTCTCGACCGACACGATGCCATTCTCATAGATGTCGTTAGAAATAATCTTCTGCGCAATCTGGCCAGAGTCGATCCACGCATTATACAGCTCCTGATTGACATTAAGAGCCTGGTAGTAAGCACGAATATTGAAAATGCGGATGCCAGCCTTCCCCGACGCATCGCCAAGGATGATATGCGCATTGTTGGTGTAAGAGCCACCAGAACCATAGTCGAGCGCACGCTCATACACGCCATCCTTGTAGATCATAGCGAGATGAGGGAACGTAGACGACTCGACACGATTGATAACGAAACAAAGTTTGATGCGCTCGCCCTGCTTGAAGCGAGTAGTCATCTGCTCGCCATTGGCATTCTGGAAGACACAACCCTCCGCTGTGATACGGACACCGCACTCATGGCCATCAGCATTGCGCCCCCACACCGACACAACGACCGCATCCTCATCATCGACATCATAAGTCTCAAACTCAATCTCGAATGAAGCGCCGTAAGTGTGCGGAGCGTTAGCAAAAGGCGCAAACGGCACAGACACCTGTTTGCCGCCACTAATAGCCAGAGCCTCGTAATTGTACCATCCCTGCTGCGCAGACCATGCGAAATCGTCGGGGAACACAGCCTGTATCTTCTCAAACTCCCACTTGCGCCTCTCGTCAACAGGCTCATTGTTGGCACGGCCAACGGCTTGCAGCTTCAGTTTCAGACCCTGCGTAGCCTCAGAAATGCCCGAAGCGTTGACATCGACAATAAGCGAATATGAAGTGACACTCTCCCCCACCTCCGCCTTCAGCTCGAGCGTACCCACATTAGTAGGCACGAACGTAAGCAGATACGCCTCGGCATTCGCCTCCGCATCCGTCACGTTAGCCTCCGTGAAGCGAAGGTTCTCCCCACCAAGCGACCACTTGACCGTAGCCGACTTGCCATTGGAATTGTAGAAACCCCACTTAATGTTGGACTGCACATACTGCTCCGCCTTCAGCACAAGATTCTTCTTGTCGGCCGAGATAAGCGTGCCAGAAGCAAGGTCGAGCGCGAGGGAAATGACGATGCCCTTCTCGCCCGTCACCACAAACTCACGATACAAAGTCTGCGAATAGAAATTGCCATCGCCAGCTTCCACGAACGCCCTGATCTGCAAATGGTGCTTGCCCGACACAGGCATGGCAAGGGAAGCAGACGAGTCAATCTTAGTGTCGGTCGTGACGATCTGGTCGGCAAGAGAACCGTCTATATAAAACTCCACCGTCTTAGCACCAGCCGAAGAGCACTCGAGCGAGAAAGGCACAAGCAGACCCTCATCAGGATTACGAGGCACAGCCACATTGAAAGAAGACGAGAGGTTCATAGCCACCACATGATAATGGAGGATAGCGATACGAGTAGCACCCGTAGAACGGCCTGTGACCGTCATCGTCACCGTGTTAGTGCCGACGGAAAGGAACTGGTCGATATTCATCTTCACATTCTCGCCGCTGTTGTAAATCTTCACAGTAGACTGCGTAGAGCCAGCATTGTTGAAAGAATACACCACCTGCACCGACTCGTTAAGCTTGTTGCCCGAAGAGTCGGCTGTAATGAAAGAATATTCAATAAAGTTGTTCTTGTCGCCATCACGCACAAAGACCTGTTCCTTAGAAGTGAAGTTGAGCGTGATGCTGAAAGGCGCAGGAGCTTGGAAGTTGCCAAGCTCATAAGCCGCAATCTCCGAAGTCATGGCATCGGTGTTGCGCGCCTCGACCCACGCCTTGCGCCTCGCATCGGGGTCTTCCTCTGGCCCAACAGAGAAAATGCGGTACATAGCCTGTGTGCCGCTATCATCATAATAAATCCTTATAGGCGAGTTGTCGCAAGTGTTGAGCAGCGCAAGCAGCTGTTCGTCAGTATAAGGAAGAGTAAGTTCTTTTTTCGCCATAACGCTTTATTGGTTTTTGCATTTGAGGACAGAGCCATCCTTCGACAAGAGCGAAGAGCCGCTGCTTGTAAAGATAAACCCACGTATAAGTTCCCACACGGTGCGCAGCACTCCATCAATCTTAGCCTTGCCGACATAAGCGAAACGCAGCGACTCCTGCACCTTGGCCGAGACAGCATCCACCGTCCGCAGCCCGCCATCAATCTTAACCCTCATCAGATACTGCCCTGCGCTTTAAGATATTTGACAGCCTTGATGACATCGTTCCACGTGATAGGCGCAGAGTCATTTATAATATCCTTCGAGTCGTCGGCCTGTGTAGGGTAGTCAACCTTGCCCGTCTCAGAAGTGACAAGTTCGCCACGAGTGACACCATATATAGGCGCATCGCCCTTGAAACGATACGTCTTCGTGTAGAAAGAAGTCATCTGCGAGTTGACCGTGCCAATCTCCACACCCTTGCCACCCTCGCCGCAGTAATGTTCCGCAGCAGCATCAGCATCGACATCGACAATGCGGTCAGTCTCAATCTTGAACTTGTTCTCGTGAAGGCCAGAATCACGGCCAGCAATCTGCACAGCAATGCCGCCGCCAGTGCCATCGCCCGAAGAATAGGCACGAATGTCGTGAGAAGCCGCCTTCCATCGAGCCTTCACATAAGTGCCGCTGTTCTTCACAGAAATCTCTGTGCCATCCGTAGCGACCTTCGCCCCCGACACACGATCGAGCGACCCCTTAGTGTCAATCTCCAAATCCGTGATGTTGAGCTTCAGCCTTGCAGGAATGTCATCCTTAGACCCAGGCACCGTCTTCGACCCATCGTAGACATGCAGCGTAGCCTGTCCGAGATTGTCGGTGTGGTCCGTCATGAATCGAATATCCCCCTTGCCGCCAGGCTTCAGTTGAATATTCTTCATCGACTCGATATTGATAGTACCCTTAGAAGTGTTGCCCATTTCGGGCGTAGTCTCAATGACGAGATTACCCTTCTCATTGACATAGATATTACGTATGCCCACCTGATGCACCGTGCCATCAATATCCCATTTCTCTATTGCATTCAAATCCATGTTGAAAAAAAATTATGTAGTTTGTGACTTGACAGAGTTGTCGGCATAAACAGCCGCAAAAGAAACCGTATTGTCGGCATAAGCAGCCGAAGCCGTAACGGTGTTGTCGGCAAACACCACAGAAGGCGCAGGAGGCACAGGCGGCACATCAAGCGGTTCCAGGCCGAAATAGATAACCCCCTCTTCAGCTGTTTCAGCTGTAAGCGCATTCATCTCATCCTCTTCGAGAAAGACATGCCTCAAAGACTCAATGCTGACATTGCCCGACCCCAAAAGCGACATGCCGTTGACCGTCTTGATGTTCACGCCACTCACAAGTTTTTCCTGTTTGCCCGACACAGCTGCCTTGAGTGCATTGAGCTGCAAGATAAGCGCATCAATAGACTCAGTGTTAGGTTTGACGCCAGCCGAGAGGTAAGCCCTCACCCATTCAGCCGACACCTTCATAGCTGCACCCAACGCAGTCTCGATAAGAAACTGATCGGAAGAAGAGACAGACGTTCCGCTGTTGAAAGTCTGCAATATATCAGATTGTGTTATAGCCATAATGTTCAAAAAATTGCATATACGTCATTCAAGAAAACATTCAATTCCAGTTGTCAAGGCTGTTGCCGAACTGAGAAAGAGTCTCATCGCGAGAGCAGACCCACGCATAGCCATAGCACGACTTGTTGCCTGAGCCGACAGCTTTGACATCGTAGAAGAAAGCCGCACGGCATTCAAGAGTGACGACCCTGTTGCCATTCAGACCCATGCCCGAAGAGCCATCATAATCCATGCCACCGTGAGGATATTGGTAGACATACGTAGCATTAGCCGTCTGCAAGTCGGGCGACATGTATGAAGAAGCATAAGACAGGAAGAAACATTGCGCAAGCGTGTAAGGCGTAGGCACCGCATCTTTCAGCAGCAGCGTAATCCGCTTGCCCCCCAGCATCCTCATCTCGTCGCCCGTGATTAAACGAGGCACGCTGTCGCTCTTGCCATTAAGTCTTGTCAGAGTGCGGCAGTTGAGTTCCTCATCAATATAGTAAGGGAACTCCAAGAAACGAGTGTCAGAGAGACCCGATCCTATAGCATCGGCAGGAAGAGACAGAATCTTCACCGTATCGCCAAGCCGCAGCACATCAAGATACACCACCGTTTCGGTAATGACCAAATCGTCCCTGTTGACAGATTCACCCGACATCGAGCGGCAGTTGCCATCATTGTCAAGATAGCCGAGGAAAGCACCGTCCGCATCCTTGAAAGCGACAATAATTTTGTCACACCCGACATTATTGTCCCAGTCTATGATGTTGACAGGACTTGTGAACACGCCATTCGCAATGAACACGCCAGTGTCGTCAAGCCAAGCCGTCTTCTCGCCCTCGAGATTCCGGCACAGGAACTTGTCGGCCGTAAGCACAACCTCACCCTTGCTGATGTCGATGCCAGCACGCTTCAAGCTACCCGAAAGATAAGTCATAGGAGTAGGCTTGTCGCCCTTCTCCAGCTTAGCACCCGCATAGCTCACATACATGTTCTTCTTCTTAGCATTCACATAAGGCATCCAATCGAAATACGCCTTGTCGGCATAAGCCGCAGAACCTGACTGCGCAGATGAGCCGAACACCACCTCAAACGTGACATAGTACTGCACCCATCCTTCAATCTCAGAAGCTATGCCGCTCGCAATAGTTCGGACACCGCCATTACTGGCCGACCTCTCAATGCCAAGATAAAGCCACGAGCATTCATCGCCCAAAGCTGACACGAAGACACGAGCCTCCGCAAGGCTGTTGAACAGGAAGTCGGAAGAAGCATTCTTCGCCCAGACACTGAACGTGTAGATGTTGCGCTGCTTCATGTCGGAAGAACCCTCAAGAGGGACAGATGTCAAGATAGCGACACGATTGCTCTTGACATACCCAGTGTACACATACTTGCTCTGCGAAGGCACATAGTCAGCACCAAAATGGAGCGAAACGACCCTGCCGCCATCATCAGCCCAAGGCGAAGTGAAATTGAGGAACGTGGAACTGCTGCCCGTCTGCACAAGAGACGTAGCCCAGAACTTATCGGAAGACGTGGTGCCAATGCCATGGACAGGAATAGATTGCGAGCCCTCATCGAAACCAAAGTGGCGAGGGTTGTTAAGGATAGGGTCGGGAAGCATATTAGCCGAAGGCGGCAGAACCGCATTGGTAGGCTTGCCCGACACACTCAGATGGAGACCGTCAGGATTGTCGAGATAACCGTCGGCAGTAAGGGAAAGGCCAGTCTTGGTGTGAACGATCCTGCCGCTCTGGATAAGCCATCCGTCGGCCGAATCGTCAACCGACACTCCACCCTGAATGTCCACAGCACCAGTAGAAGTTTTGCCGATAAACACCTCACCGATGTTGGCATTGCCCGAATTGATGCTATCAGCAATGATACGGCCAGCCGCCAAGTCGCCCACATTAGACACACGCTTCCAAATGACACGCCCACCATCCATGATGTCGCCCGAAGCAGAAGCAGAAGGGTAAAGAGACGCAGTAGCCAAGCCACTGCCGCCCTTAAAATAATATTTGCCCTCACGTCCATCCCAACGCTCGACTGAATCGCCAAGGAAGAAAATGTAGGACGAGCCGACACGCACATAGTCGCTCCAAAATTCGTTGTTGAAGTAAGTCTGCAAAGAGCTGAACGCACCTCTGTTGCGAGCCATCTTAGAAAGTTGGCCAAGCGATGATGCCCCTTGCTTGTTGGCCACCACAGGCACAGACAGATGCACCGTCCTGTCCTTGCACGAGATGCTGATGTCGATCGAAGCACTCACGATGCTGCTTCCCTTGCTCCAAGCAAGCTTGTTGAGAGAAGCGTTAAGTTGGAAACACGAAGCGATGCTTCCGTAAGCAACGGTGTAAGATTCAGTTTGCAAGTCGCCATCAAAGACGTGGAAAGAGAACGTGCGGCTACCCGCTTCCTTAGAGCGACCTTCGCTGTCGCAGTCGATGACAATAGAAGAAGGAGTGACAGAAGCAGTAAGGGCAGACACACCATCCGTACCAGGCAGACCATCAGCACCAGGCCTTCCAGGCAAGCCATCCTCACCCTTCACCTTTACATAGTTCCATGTAGACCATTTGCCATCGGCATAATGGGATGTGGCCATCCACACCGCATTAGCACCATCGACCGCTTCGACCCATCCAAGCTGCTTCTTGCGAGCAAGAGCCTTCTCAGAGTTGCCATGTACAGGTGTGCCGTCAGCATACAAGAGCGGCTTGTATTCCGCAGCAGCCGAGAACTCAACATCAAGAAACTCTGTGTCGGTCATGCGAGAAAGCAACCACGCATTAGCGTGCTCACCGCCATCGGCTTCGCTTCCATCGGAATAGAAACGTCTTTGAGCCATCCAAACCTCGCCCTCGCCTTCGGGGATGGAATCAGACCAGCCGCCTGTAGATGGCAGAGGCGAAGAGAAACTGCCACCTTCGGGAACGGCGATGCTGTCGGCAGAAGTGCCAATGGCAAAACGCTTGAACACATAGCTTGTGAACACGCTCAAGCCAGGATCACCATTCTCACCCTTCACCTTGACATAATTCCATTCCGACCATTTGCCATCAGAATAATGGGACGTGGCCATCCATATAGCATTAGCACCGTCTACCGCCTCGACCCATCCAAGCTGCTTCTTGCGAGCAAGAGCCTTCTCAGAGTTGCCATGCACAGGCGAGCCGTCAGCATACAGGAGCGGCTTGTATTCCGCAGCAGCCGTAAACTCGACATCAAGAAACTCTGTGTCGGTCATGCGAGCAAGCACCCAAGCATTAG